TCGGCGCCGGGGCGGGAGGAACCGGTTCCACAACATCCCTCGGATCGACCCAAGAAGACGATGCCCCCGTGTTGATTTCAGGAGTGCGCCCCAAATCGAGCGTCAGAAACTTCTGGGCCGTGATTGCAGGGTATCTGGGATCGTTGGGGTCCATCCTGGGGACCTTCTCGAAGAAACGTTCGTGCCATGTGGCCACACGCTGGTCGAACTTCAACTTGCCGGTGAGGCTCCGCGTGCACTCCGGGTTGAAACAATTGGCACAGCACTCGCGCGTAAACACGTCGAGAGGCGCAGCCGTCCCGTTGCATTCCGGGAGCAAGTCCAGCCTGTGCCGTTCCATCCTAAACCCTACCTCCGTCCAGGCCTATCCGCTAGGTTTCCTCGACAAAACGGCCATCGCTGAGGTTGAGCATGTCGAGCGCCTTTGCCAGTGCAGTGGGATCGACTCGGATACCCATTTCAGGATCGACCAGCACAACACCCACCTCGTCGGTGAGCTTGAGGATCTTGCCGTTCTCCTTGTCGAGCGCATCCACGCATGCCTGGCGCACTTGCCGCACAGTCTGATCGGTCAATCGATTGATCTTCATGACCACGACCCTGCCAGCCGGTTTGGCGAGCTTGACCGTGACGGGGGGAGGCGGTGTGGGTGTTTTGGGCGGACTTGGGGGTGCCGCTTTGGCTTCAGCCGGGGCCGTCGATGTGGATACAGCCGTGGAGGCTGGTGCTGCGGGCCCCGCAACATCATCCGTTTTCTGGACGCCGGCCAACCAAGGCGCGTTGAGAATGCGGATGTCCACCTTCTTCTTCTCGGCGAAGACCGCGTGCTCGACCTCGCCGTCCCCGGGCTTGTCCTTGCCGAGATCCACGGTCCGAATCGTCCCGTACACGAAGCCGTTGACGATGTACTCGCCTTCCTTCGGCTTGTAGCCGGGCTTCACACGCTCGCACTTGTAGCCCGTTCCCCAGTTGGGGCCCACGAGCGGCTCGGTGATAAGCGGCACCTGCCATTTCGGGTTTGTCATGTGGGCCGGCGACTCCATGATGCTGACGATGATCGGGACGACCTCCGTCACACGATCGTTTCTGACCTCGAACACGATTTCGTCGTGCACGGTCAAGAGCATGCGAACGGAATTGTCACCCTCGTAGCCCGGGCCTTGACGGAGCCAGCCGCGCTTGTGGAATTCCTTGTGCAAGAGCACCATGCTGATCTTCATGATGTCCGCGCCGGAGCCCTGGATCGGATAGTTGACGGCGTACCGCTCGCAGGCAGCTTGAACGGCGCGATCGGGGTTGTTGGCGTCGGGGATGGCCAGCCAACGACGGAACGGCGTCCAGACGCCCTCTTCCTTTTTGACGCGTTGCTGCTGGGCCTTGATCCACTTGGCGAAGGTCGGCACCGCCTTGTCGAATGCCTGCTTGCGGCGCGAGGCTTCGAGCTTGTCGCATCCGGTTGCTCGAATGATCGCCTGCGGTCCGCCGCCGTAGAGGAGCGCGAAGTTGGCAATCTTTGCCATTTTGCGTTCGTCCTTGGAGACGTCCTTCTTGTTGAAGAAGGCTCGCGCGGTGATGGTGTGGAGATCGCCCTCGCCTTCGAGGAACTCCTTGAGCCACACGGGTTCGCCCGAGACGTTGGTTGCGATACGAAGCTCCTGGCCAGCGTAGTCGCACTTGACCATCGTGAAGCCAGGGCGCGCCTCGAACAGCTTTCGCATGTCCGATTCGTTCGGAATGCCGTGAATGGGGACGCCGGAGAATCCCTGATCGGGCTGCCCAGCGGGCGCACTGAAACGGCCTGTGCCCGCGCCGGTTTGTTTGAAGTTGAACCGCAGCTCGTTGTTCTCGTCCGGATTGTTGTGCAGTTGTTCGAGGTAGGTGCCGACGAGCTTTTCGACCTGACGGTACTCGACGATCCATTTGAGAATCGGAGGCGCGTGGGGGTTGTCCTCGACCATCGTTTCGAGGGTCTCGGCGTCCGTCTTGTATTGCCCGCTCGCTTCGTTCTTGATTGGCTTGGGCGAGATGTTGAGGCAACCTTCGCCATTGCCGAACAAGAACTCTGAGAGTTGAGCCGTTGAGGACGGGTCGAGTCCGCGCCAGCCCTTTTCCGCCGCAAAGCTCTGGATCTTCTCCAGGATTGCGGTCAGCTCGGTCTGTTGCATGTCGAGCAGCTCTTTGGCCTTGGCTCGATTGACCATGCAGCGATACCGCTCCATGACGCGAACCACCTGGGAGACCTGCTTTTCCAATCGATACGTGAACTCGTACTTTGTCTTGGCGAGATGGACGTAATCCGGTCGGTCCTTCTCCGTCTCGCGCGGGCGTTCGCAGAGAAGGTACGTGCAGATGGCGTCGGAGCATCCGTACTTCACGACGCCGGGCTCGTCCGGCGCCAGCTTGTTGAATTGGATCTTCTTCGAACCGTGAACGAACAGCTCTTTCAGCTCGATCATCACGTAGGAGTTGCCGTCAGGATCGCGCAGCCATTGAGCCGCCTTCAACTTGAGCGAGAAGGCTTTGTCCGCCGAGTAGTGGCAGAAAGCGGCGAGCATTCCGTCTTCGAAGCTGTCCGGGTGCCACCAATCGAGGCCCGTGATCGGGAAGAGGATCTCCTGGTCAAACTTGGCGTTCCAGAAGTAGATGATGACCTGCGGCGCTTTCGCGAAGTTTTCCTTTCGGAACGAGAGAGGATCTTTCGCGAGCCCTTCCTCGGTCGGGACCGGCTGGGAGGCGCGGCAAAGGCGCCGGATTTCGGCGTCCACCTCGTTGAGCGGCTTGACGTTCAAATCCGGTCCGCCGTCATCCGGGTAGTGACGAACCGGGATGTAGTACCCCGTGTGACCGTCGATCGAAATGCAGTAGCCGACGATCTGATGCACTGTCCTCGGGTTGCCGAGAGCGTCGAAGGTCATGCGGTTGTCGAGGCCCTCAGCCTCGATGTCGAGAGAGCACTTGCCGTGTTCGAGAGCGGCATCGACGATCGCGCGGACCTCTTCGATCGTCTTCACCTGGACGAAGGTGTGGTGCTTCATCCACGGCTTGGTGATGTTCGGAACGGTCCTCTCGACTTGCTTGTCCGCCATGACGGATGCAACATCGTCTCCGTCGTCCTCTTGAGGCGCAGCGGCCGGAGTCGCCGGCGGTGGCACAGCGTCGTTCAGGAACTCGCCAACATCCATCTCGCTGTCTTGAGCAGCGGGCGCGGGCTCTGCGGGTTTCTCTTCGACCGGCGCGGCTTGCGCAACCGGCTCGGGGGCCTTCTCCTGTTCTGGAGCTGTCTCCTGGACAGGAGCTTGCGGCATTGGGGGTTCGACTGCGTTCGAAAGGTCCGCGAGAATGTCATCGAAGTCGTTATCTTCCGGCATCAATCGGCTCCTCGACGACGACCACGTACACCCCTTCGCGCCACATCCGGACGATTTCTGCAACCCGTGGGCGTACAGAAGAGTCGAAGCCATCGGGCTCGAAACACCACGGCATTTTCTTCGCCGTCGAGAGACAGTTGGGCGCTTCATACATCGAGCATGTCTTTGCGTGCGCACATGTCTTCGATGGGAGCTTCATGAGGCAGCCCTTCGGTTGTGTGCCGAGCGCGGTCACGAGCGGCTTCGACCACCCGCGAATGGCGCTTTCCACAACGTCGTGATCGACCATCGTGAAGAGTCGAGTCACATCCAGACCCTGCAAGCCGCGCCACTCTTCTTCCCAAGTCCCCCCGTACGAGTAGATCAGGAACAGCTCGACCTGTCCCATCTCTCGCGTCGGGACCTTGATCCTACGGGACATACGCGCGTTCTTTTTCGGTGATCTTGGTCAAGACCTGCTGGAGGATGGTCTTGGTCTTCTCGGTCGAGAACGACGTCTGTTCGAAGTAGTAGCGCGTTCGATCGAGGATCGAACCAATCATCAGATAGCCCTTCATGTCGAAGGCGGGGCGCGAGTTGATGAGGAGCGATTCGCAGGTGGCAAAAAGCCGCTCACATTCGGCGACCTCCGGGTCCTCGTAATCCTCCATCTCTGCGGGTGTCGGCGGGCGCTCCGGAGGCAAGATCCCATACGCCTTTTCCATCTCGGCGAGAGCGCGAGTGAACTTCTCCTCGCCCGTGAATTTCTTCCACAGGCCGATGCAGTCCCAATGTTGCTGGCACACGAAGCACCATACGTGCGACGGGGACCGTGCTGTCTCCGTGTACACGCGAGCGGACGGCTTGCGGTCCACGCCGTGAAAGGGACACGAGATCTGCTCTTCCCGATCGCCGCCGTACCGAAGCTGTATCCCGTTCCTACGCAGCACATCGTGCGCAGTGATTCGATTTCGAATCGCTTCGACACGGGCGCGCACCCATCGCCGCATCGCCTCTCGGGCATCGGCTTCCCGAACGGCATCGTTGTAGAAGTCGCGCTGCACTCAGACATCCCCCAAGCTGCGCGCCATGATCTGCTGAGCATCATCGTCGTTCGCCATGCCGGGGCGTTCCAACGTCGTGCGGTTCATCGAGTACATGCGGCGGGACGTGAAGTCCACCATCGCATCGAACGGCTGGAAGGGTGGGTTGTCGCGGTTTTTCAGGCAGCCGAATCGGGTTGTCCCATTCCGGCGATGATCCTGGTTGAGGTAGGTCGTCGTGATGTAGTCGGCCGTCTTCTCGACCTCGTTCGCGTAGGTGAGCGCCTTGGCCTTGTAGAGACCATCGTTCTTGTCTGCGTCGTCTTTGCCTTCGCGATTGATCTGCCAGAGGAGGCAAACCGGAATGCCCTCGTTGTGATTGAACTGCATCGCGAAGCGCTTGGCGTCTCGGACGATCGAGTTCAACTCGATGACGTAATCCTTGCTCTTCTTCCCCTTGGCCGCCTCGACCCACTGGCCGTGGTCGATGACGACGAATCCAAGCTCCATCTGCTTGTGGAGGAGTTCGGCCTCCATGCGGATGTCCGCCATCGTCATCTCTTTGTCGGGGTTGATGACTTCGAAATGGCAGTAGCCGGGGTTCGTGTTGAAGTCCGGAATGACGTGGTTGAAGTAGAACGCCTCTTCCTCGGGGGTCAGCTCGCCGTCACGGATCTTCCGGTAGTCGAGCGGCGCGTAACCCATTTGCGCCCACTTCGCGTTCGCCGTGTGCACCGTATAGATGTTGCGGCGGATCTGCTCGTAGGGCATTTCAAGCGAGACGTAGAGCACGTTCGTCTTGAAATGCGTGATGAGGTTGTAGCACCAGTTGACTGCGAAGGTGCTCTTCAACTCTCCAGGATAGGCCGCGTGAACCCAAAGTTCGCCGCGCTTGGCGCCCTTGCAGGTCCTGTCGATCTCGGCGATGCCGCACATGCGGCCCCACACCTTGTCCTTCGAATTCTTGGCGGTGATGTACTCCTTCTTCATCTCTTCGGCGTCCATGCGGACGTCGCCTCGGAACCGAGCGTTGAAGTTGGGTACGATGAGATCGTTTGCCCGCTGCGTGAAGTGCATCAGGCCATCGCGAATGCCGAACTTGCGTTCGCCCTCGATCTCCATGCCACGAGTGATGATCTCGTTGGCCTCCTTGAGGAGCTGGACGGCCTTGAGCTTGCTCTGATCGTCGAGGATCTGCGTCAGGAGGTTGTTGAAGTTCGTGCGGATGTAGGGCTGCGCGACTTCGATGGCCTTGAGGCGTTCGAGGGTCTCGATGTCGTCGAGACGTTCGAAGTAGTCACGAACCGTTTGGAGAGCGGGAACTTCGAGCTGCGTCTGGAAATACTGGTAGACGAACTTGAATAGCTTGTCGTCGTCCTGCCGTCCCCATTCGATGCGGGAGTTCAGGAGCTTCGTGAAGTTGAAGACGAGGTTCTCTTGGGTGATCGCGCCATCGACGTCGATCACGGAGCGAAGGAGGCGCTTCATAGGTTGAGCCCTCCAACAGGGCCCCCACCGCCACGCTTTCTCCAGTCCTTCTTCCAGCCGGGCTTGCCTTTGCCCGTTCGCTTCTGACCCACGGGATCCGCGCTATCGGACGGCACGAGATCCGCCATGGCTTCCTCTTCGGCGGGCGGTTCCGGCTGCGTCGATTCGACGTCCATGGCCGGCTTGGCGACGGGAGCCGGTGCGGGCCCACCGTGGCGCATGAAGTCCAGGATGTCGAAATGCTCGTCCACGTAGAGCGCAACATCCGAATCCCACGAGACCGGCTGGGCACCCCCAGGAGTTGGCACCTGCACGATCCAGGTCGGTTTGAGCGCGACCTCGCGGATCATGAGAGCCTGGCGGAGAACGCCGGGCGCCGCGATGTTCTTGTAGCCGATGTGTCCGAGCCGGATGATAACGAGATCGAAGTTCTCGACCAGATCTCTCAGGCTGTTGTAGCTCTGCGTGTCATCACGGTCTCGTGTCTTCTTCGACTTGGACGTGTACTTCTCGTCCCCCAGCCATACGCTGAGAAGTCGCTCGTCGGTGACCATGCGGTAACGAAACGTCTGGTCTCGCCAGTAGCGGCATCCGAGTGACCAACGTGCGTGCATGCGGAAGTCCAGCCACGTGATCTTTAGGAAGAGATTCTCCGTTGTCCGATCGACGACCGGCGCCTTCGTGATGCTGCCCCCATCGGTCTGATAGAGTGGGCTCTCTGCCTTTCCAACGTGCGGAGCCGTGGCGAAGTCAGGACCAAGAAATACGTCCTGCATCTTGAATCGCAAACATCGGCAAGGCGCCGCCTGCAAATCGTCGATGACAATCCGCCCGGAACCACCGCAAATGGGACAGGGCTTGGTCTCTTCGCCAGACATTCTTGGTGCTCGCGGACTACACCGCAGGTTCTTCAATCACGTTGCTTTGGAGGCTCTGGACCAATTCGCGCGTGAAGCTGTTGTTCGAGAAATCCAGGGCTCCGACCGCCGCTTCACCGAGGACCTTATCGATAAGGTCCTTCTTCTTTTGGAGCAGCTCAAGTGTGTAGTGGTCGATCGTCTTTCGCGACGTTTTCCGTTCGCGCGGGCGTTCCGAGATGATGTGGTACGCGACGACGTGCTGGTGCGGCGATCCGATACGGATGGGTCGCCCGAGGAGCTGGACGTAGTTGCCCCAGGACCACGGGGCGTCGAAGAAGATCATCGCCGCCGCCGCTTGAAGGTTGATCGCTTCGCTGCCGGCATCGGTGATGAAGATCACTTGGACGCCCGATTCCATGTCCTGGAAGGCTTCCTTTGCCTTCTGGCGCGCCGGGTTCTTTGCCGTGTCCACGACGTCCCCGGTGATTGCCACGCTCTTGATGTTGCGATCCTCCAGGATTTTCTGGAGACGCGGAACGAGGCTGGAGAAGCGCGTGTAGACGATCGTCTTTTCGCCTTCGAGGTCGCCTTCGAAGAGATCGACCAGCGCTTGTTCTTTCGCACCGAGGCTCTTGACCTCGACGGTCTCGTCTCGGAAGGCGTCGGTCTCGATTGCGGCGCCGCCTTCGAACTTGAGGAGGGCCAGCGAATTGACGATCTGCTGGCAGTAGATCAGCGCGACGAAGGCCTTGTGCTCTTCGAAGTCTCGGACCTCGCCATCCCCAAGTTGAAGGACGCCCGTGAGCGCTTCGGAATACTTGATGTCCTCTGCCTGGGACAGCTCGCACGTGATCTCCTTCGTGATGAGCTTCGGAAGCTCGTCGGAGACCTGATGCTTCGGACGACCGAGGAAGTACGGATCGATGCGTTCGCGGAACTGTTGCAGGTTCTTGTAGCCCACGACGATCGGAATCTTTCTCGTCCGGCTAACGGCCTGAAGCTTCGTGACGCAGAAGTCGTTGAGGAATCGCGACTTCGTGGTGAAGACGGTCGGGTGCACGACCTTGTAGATGGCGAAGCCCTCGATGAGGTTGTTCTTGAGCAGCGTCGCGGTGAGGCCGTAAACGCGATCGGAACGCACCGACAGAAAGCTGCACACCTGCCAGGTTTTGGTCCCCGTGTTCTTGAACGCGGTCGCCTCGTCGTAGATCGTGATGAGGTCCTTCTCCTTGTTCGTCAAACGGTCGAGCAGACCCGGCGTCACCGGCTTCTTCGGGTCGGGTTGGCCGTTGGGAAGAAGCGGCTGCACTGAGCCCGCGCTCCAATCCTTCACGAGGGAGTGGTAGTTGAGGATGAGGACGGCCTTGTCCGGTCCTTTATGATTCGACCAGGCGTCGTAGACCTCGGCCCGCTCTTTCGGGTTTCCGGATACGACGTACGTCTTCACGCCGGTCGTGAACTTGTCGAACTCCGATGCCCATTGGCGGATGGCGCTTTTTGGCGAGACGACGATGACCTTGCGATCCGGGTACTTCTCCCAGAAGTAGCAGAGGGCGCCGATCATCTCGACGGTCTTTCCAAGGCCGGTCCCGTCTCCGAGGACCATGCGCTTCACCATGAGGAGGTGAAGGATCCCCTGAACCTGGTAGTACCGAAGACGGAACGGCTCAGCCTTGCCGGAGATCCCCACGATCTCGTTCTTGAGCATCGGGGTCGGGCGCAGCGAACACGTCTTCGACTTCCGGATCTCCAGAAGCTTCCCGTAGATGTTGTCCTGCGGCTTGGTTTCCTGCGGGTCCGGCATTTCGGCGCCCGCTTACACCGGCCCGGTCAGACCTCGTAGAGCTTGACGTTCCGATCCTGCGAGGCTTCGTGCGGCTTGCGGCGCTTGATGACGACCGTGTTCTCCGACACGACGCCCAGCATCTTGCGCACGATGGATAGCGCCTTCTCGGCGTCGTATTCCTTGCAGGAGAAAGCGTCGAGCGCGAAGTACCGTTGAAGCGGCCACGCGTGCAAGGAGAGGTGGCTCGTCGAGATCACTTGGATCGTCGAGATGCCGCCCTCGTCTTCGAATTGTCCGGTGAGCTTCACGCGCTCCAAGACGTCCGGATCGACCGGCACTTCGTAGACCTGCACGTCGTCGAGGGGTTTCATGTCGAGCGCCTTCACGACGTTCTCGAACATCTGAGTCAGCTTCTCACGCGTGAAAACGGATGGATCGGATACACGGGCGTCCATCACAATGTGCAAACCGGCCGAACTGGACATCTCTCGCTAGTTCCTGTCGTGGAAAGAAGACACCTTCACGTGCCGTTCAACCGCTTCGGCCACGCGTACTCGATACACCGTCGAGTATGATCACCAGAACGAAAAGTAAAGCGCCGCTTCCGGATTCGAACGCCACGTACCCCATGCGAGAGCGTACCCAGCGTAGAGACCGAAGTTCTTGGTCACGTCGAAACCAAGACCGCCTCCGAATGATCGGACGCCAACGTAAGCGTTGAGGTTGAAATATCGAAAGAAGTAAAACGGCTCGAACATCAATCCAGCATCGAGGCCGCGTCCAGCGTCTTTTTCTTCGAGGGCTTCGACCGGAAGATATCCGACCGCCGCCTTGAGTCGAAAGCGGAAACCCCACGTCGGCGGAACTTCCCGCGCGACTTGCAGCTTCACGTTCGCATTCGCGTCGATGTGGTAGTTGCACCAATCGACGTGCATCTTGTACGGCTTCGGATCGTTGCCCGATCCGTAGACCCGCCCGTCCTTGTCCACGACGATGACCACGGGGTCGAGCGCGAACGTCGGCGGATTCTCCGACCGGCACTTCTGATCTTTCAGAAGCTGGACGAAGACTTTCACGTCTTCTGCCGGCACGCAGGTCGCGCCCGCCTCGCAGGTGCCCTGAGCGAGTGCTGGCCGGGCCAGGAACATGCTGAGAAGAGCGAGGAAGGCGAGAACGCGCTTCACCGGAAGTTCCTCACCATGTGATCCATGTCCTTGAGGAGATGGTCGATCTGGTCGTCGATGTCGTCGAGTTGGTCGGCGAAGTGCTGAATCATCTGCGCATTCTTTTTCGCATCGTGATCGGACATGTGCTTCGTCATCATGTCCATCTCTTTGGAGAGACCGTGAAGGACGGCTTTCGCCTGCTCGATCTGGCGGTCGCCGCCCTTGATGTACTGCTCCGCGTCCTTCAAACGGCTCGCGGGGCCCATGGCGACAACGGTGCGGCGGTCGTAGGAGTAGCTCATTTCATCGACGCCTTTCCAACAGCTTCGAGCAGCTTGTAGAACTCGGACGACATGCCCATCGCCTTCTCGATGTGCTTGAGCGCTTCCTCGTAAGCCTTCTTGGTCGCACCATCGACCAGACCCGCGTGAATGGCATCGTGGAGATCGGTACGCACGTCCCAGTGCAGCGTGTACGCGGCGTCGAGATGGTTGCGAAGATCGGCAAGCCCTTTCTTCGCGTCCCCCACCGTGTCGGCGACGCGGCGATCGTACGAGTAGCGATCACTTGAAGACATGGCTGCCTCCCGGCTTGTGGCCCCACGTGCCGGTCTTCGGGTCGAAGCCGATGTTGAACGGACGAAGGCCCTCTTCGATGTGCTTCGCAAGATGGAGCTGGCTCGTCTCGGTCGGCATCGCCCAGCCGCTGCTCTTGCCGTACATCACGACCTGGTTTGCGATGTAGCCCGCGTCGAGGACGTCATCCTCGTACCGGTTCGGGGCAGCCCCGATCTTGCTACGATCGTACGAGTACATCTCAACCCCCGTATTTCTTCAAAAGATCATCCACGGTCTGCGCCGGGATCTTCGAATCGTCCTTCACGGTCACGGCGATGACGCTCGGCTTGACGATGACCACGGTATCCACGTCCTTCGCCTTCACTCCGTCCGGGAGTTGCACTTCGACCGGTTTGTCTGCGCCGGGCGGCGTGAAGGTCACGGTGTCCGGGTTCGAGAAGAGCCCGGGCTCGTCGATGGGAACGACTTGGGCTTGGACGTCGCCCTTCGAGTCGGGTTGTCCGATCGGAATGATCTTGCCATCCTTGTCCACCCGCCCCTCGGGCACCGTGTTGGCGATGTCGATCGCCTTGTGCTCTGGATCCTTCTTGCCGAAGAGCTTGCCGAGCAGACCCCCAATCTGGAGTTCCTTCCAGCCAATCGCCACGAGCAGCACTGCCACGATGACGATGACCAAGGCCACCCCCGGTGCGACCAGCTTGGTGCCGATCCAACGGAGGATGGTCTTGATGTGCTCCCAAACCGTCGCCCAGAAGCCCGGGCCTTGCGGTTGCGGAGCCGGTTCGGGAGTCTGATCGGGCATCACTTCCCCTGAGCTTCGTCGGGCGGAAGTTCCTCGGCCTTGCCTGCGGCTGCCGGAGGCGGGGGATCCGAAGTCTTGCCGCCGAGGCGCTGAGCGATCTTCGACGCCATCGCCGATTGGCTGTCGGCCGCGATGTTCAACCAGGCGCGGAAGCGACCGTAAACCCAACCGCTCGCGCCGCCACAAATGAGGCCGTAGAACATGCGCGCCGCACCCGACTCGCCGAGCGGCTCGGGCCACGGGAATTTCTTGGCCACGAGAGCAATGATGAGGCCGGTTCCGATCGGTCCGAGATGCAGACCCAGCTCGTTCCAGAGAACGTTCTGCTTGGCACCCTTCCAGAAGGCCTCCACGATCGTCCGAACGACATACGTCAGCATGTAGACCCCGAGGCAGAACAGAGCTGTCTGCCACGTGGCGAAAATCTCGAAAGCCTTGTCGAACGACGGCATTTCACTCACCTCTGTGGGTGTCCGCCGATAAGAAGAAGCGCGGCTGTTACCTACGGCGCTTCTTCTTGGGGGCCTCAACGGGAGGCTCTTCCTGAGACTCTTCCGGAGCTGGCTCGTCCTTGGGGGCTTCGAGCATGGGCAAGTCGATCGACGGACCCGGAAGCGCCTTGAGGTCGGCGAGGAGCGGAGAGGGCTGACGAGGGGTCTCGACCGGAAGGAGGCCCGCTTCCCAACGGTCGATCTTCTCGGCCTGCTCTTGGAGGAGCTTGGCCTGGTCTGCCGTCATGAAGGGGTTGGCCAAGTGGCTGCGGAGACGCTCACGTGCCCGTCCCGCAGCCTGTTGGCGCTGTTCCGGAGAGAGATCGAGGTAGGTCAGATGTCCGACGCCCATGTCAGGTCACCCGGTTGGAAAGGGGAATCGAGTTCGGGTCGATGATCATCCGGATGTTGTCGTTGACGAGCGGGTGACCTTCGATGCGGTAGAGATCCGCCGCCGCATAGCCCTCGTTGGAACCGTTCGTTCCGATGAAGACGCTGCCGCTGTGCGCCGACGTGTCCTTGAGCATTTGGACAGTCGTGATGATGAGCATCATCAACTCGCCACCGGCCGAAACCTCCGTCGAGCCGACGTTCGTCACCGCGTTGCGAACGAGGTACGCGCGACCTTCGACGACGTTTGTGTGACCCGCCGCCGCTTGCACGCTCGGCTGCACGCACCCGACCTCACCGCCCGGGTGGGCGCCGTTGGCCGTGAACGCGGAGCCGCCGCGATTCGTGCGGAAGTTGACGAGTAGGGCGTAGTTCCCTTGCTCGCCATCGACGTGCACGATTGCATCGCCGGGGGCGCCGCTGGCGGTCGTCGAGGTGTCGAGGAGAAGCTCGTTCTGCTCGATCGACTTCGTGACCGCGAGGTTGCCCGCGATGCCGATCCCGTTTCCGTTGAGGAAGATGAGCGGGGCTCGCGAGCCTTCGCCCGATCCGAGGAGGTTGCCTCGGAAGTCCTTGTCACGGAAGAGCGCACCCATGGGCAGCCGCTCCGTGCACCCGAGGTACTCCGTGCCGATCTCGTTGGCGTCGGCCGTTGCGAAGTTGCCCGGGAGGGTCTTCGGACGGGGAGCGACACCCGAAACGGGCGGGTACGCTGTCGGATCCTCGTAGCCAACATCTCGGAGGTCGAGTTGCTGCGTCGGATCCACATCGCCCGCGTAGCGGCCGGTGCCGAGCGTCGTCGCGAACCCAACCGAAGCGAGAACCTCCAGCACCTTCTGGTTCGGGCGCGTGAGGGCCGATTGGTTGAGGCTCGTCGAGGTGATCTGGAACGCCGTTCCGGAGAGCAGCGGACCAGGCTCGTACGGGATGTCGATGTAGTTCGTCTGGCTGCCCCACGCATCGCCCTGGTACGGCGTGCGCGAGTAGTTCACGACGATCTGATCGGAGTTCGTAGCCGGGCCCGGAACGACTCCGGTCGGGCCTGTGATGACCACTCCGAGGTTGTTCGCACGAACGATGGTGTCTGCGGCCTGGTTGCGCATGAGCGTCGGCGACGTCGGGCGCGTGAGGACGAGACGGAACTCCTTCGTGATGTCGAAGCTTCCACGGTCGAAGCCGAAGATCGAAGCCTCGATGACGTAGTTGCCCGATGCGAAGGAAGCGATCGGGTTGACCGTCGAGCGCGTGAGGTCGATGGCTTTCGAGTTCAGGATGAACGTCGAGTCGCCGTCGTCATCGATCTCCACCCACATGACCGGACCATCGGCCGGATCCATGTTCTGCCGGAGGAGATTCTTCGCGCCGCCGCCCGTGGGGTTGCGGGTCGTGGCGTCGTAGGCCGAACCGTTCACCTTGTAGTCGTTGGCCTCGTACACTGCGAAGAGGCGAGCGACACCGTAGAACGGCGGAAGCTCCAGACCCGTTCGACCAAGGCCGCGCGAGTCCGTGAAGAACCGCATGCCGCCGTAGTTCTTGCCACCGAAGGTGATCTCGGTGTTGTACGTGGCGGGGTTCGTGCCCGGGGGGTTGAAGTCGAGGGTCGTGAATGCGGCGTACGTGAGCGAACCGTTCGCGTACGGCACGTAGTTCTTGTCCCCATCGGCGAACGGCGGAGCGCCCTTCTTCGAGAGAGACATGTAGTTGACGCCCTCGGAGAAGACCGTGCTGTCGGCCGGCAGGATCGGAACGTTGAGTTCGCCCCATCCCGGAGAGAGATGGCGCGGCAACGTCACGTAGATGTTCTTCGTCGCGGCTTGCGCTTCCGTCGTGCCCGAGAAGAGTTGGAGCGGGTCGGTCGTCGTCCACTTGACCGTGGTGCCGTCCGGCTTGTTGAGCGGCATCAGGCCTTGTGCGTGCGCGATGCTGTAGGTGAGGTTCGTCGCCGGCGGAGCTGCGCCGCCGAAGATCGAGCGTTCGACGGTGAGCGTCGTCACGCCCACGGTGAGCACCGTGTATCGACCCGGAGCGAATCCGTTCGTGATGGTGAGAGCGTCACCCGGGGTCACGCCGGCCGCGCCGAAGTTGACCGTGGTGTCCGTGAACGTGGTCGAGCCGTTTGCTTGACCTTGGGTACCCGTCATCACGTTTGCGGTGCGCGGGTTCGCAGCGGTGCCGTCGATCGTACGGATCTCGGTCGGCCACGTCACGCGGCGGAACGGGGTGACGACGAGGGTCTTGCTGCCGAGGTCGGCAAACATCTCGGAGGTGGAGGGCACGAGACGCTTGTACGTCGTGCTTCGGAAGCGGCTCCAAAGGAGCGCCCAGTTAACGCGGGTCCCTTGGTTGTTCGAAGGAATGCCCGACGACTGGACGAGAAGCTCCGTCGAGGGGTTGATGAACGCGACCGAGTGGATCGAGTCCGGACGACGCGAGAGACCTCGGCCGGGCCCGTACATCACGTTGAGGCTGATGAAGAGCTGCTTCGACGTGACCGGGAAGTTCGCACCGAGGGTGATCGTGAGATCGTCGGTCGAAGCGGGGTTGGCCGGGGTGACCGTGTACATCGTGGACGGGAGCGGCTGGCTCTCGCCATCGAGACGGATCGTCACCGCGCCCGACACGCCATCGTTCAACCAGCGAACCTGATCGGCGTCGCCGCCCGGGAGACCCGACTTGAGCTGGGCCACCGGAACGACGATGACATCGGTCGGGCTGAATTGGTTGTTGCTCGAACGAACCGTGTGGTTCGCCGTGAGCTGTAGCGACCACGGGACGTTGATCGGCGCCGGAAGGGCGACTGAGTTCGCTTTCACGATGACATCGACGCTTTGGACGGTCGCTGCATCCGAGAAGGCGAGGCGAATGTTGTCCGGAGCATCGAGCTTCGTGACGCCGAGCGCGACGGAGCCTGCCGCGATCTTGTCCTGGTACGGAACGAACGGACCCTGGGGTCCCGCGCCCGTGCGCTTCCAGTTGGCGCGAAGCTGACCGCGAAGGACGCGATCGAGGTTCTCGCGGAGAAGCGCCGTGTAGTCGAACCCGTTGGGGTTGACGAGGTGACGAAGATCGAGGACGTCCGTCTTGGCGATCTGGTCGGAATACAGACCATCGGGGCGACCCGAGATGACCTTCACCGTTGCGCCCGCCTTGTGGAACTCGGCGCGGGTGCCGTTGGTTCCGCGAACGAGGCCCGTGATCATCGGAGGAACGCCGGTCGTGACGGCCGTGTACGTCATCAACTCGTCGCCGATCTGAATGAGGACCGGGCTTGCGGGGCTGATGGGGAGCGGGATGTTCAACGCCGAGACGAGCTGTGCCGAAACCGCCACCGACGAAAGGTCGGCTGCGAGCGTCGCCGTCGTGGAGAACGTCTTGATGCCCGTGCGATCGACTGCCGTGGGGTTGCGGTTGAAGCCGCCGTTGAGGTTCTGGCTGGGATCGCCGTTCCAGGAGATGCTGTTTCGGCGGAAGACTGCCGCGATCGGGATCGCGTACGAGAACCCATCGACGGTGCCGAGCGCCGCTTGGGCGGTGTTCGAGCCGTCACCCGCGCGCCAAAGCCCGGCGTCGCCGAGAGCCTGTCGCATGTTGGTGAACGTGTAGCTCGTGGGGGCTCCCGCTGCGCCTTGCGCCTTGACGACGACCGGATCGAAGCCGTCCGGGGCGCTCGTGAGGCCGACGAGACCCTTCACGACGCGAATGCGGTACTGGAGTTGGACACGCTCACTCGTCTCGAAGCCGAGAGCCGGATCGATCAAGTCATCCGGAATGAACGTGTAGCCGCCTTCGACGTTGCCGTAGCGCCACACGGCGCTGGCTGCCGGCTTGTTGAGCGCGGACGGGTTCGGCGGGATGCGGGCAAGCCACGCCTCCAAGAACACGTAGTCGATGCGGAAGTCGCCCGAGTTCGCCGGAGGCGGGTCGAGCGCGATGACGTTGTATGTGTCCGCGTCGTCGGGGCTGCCGGGCGGGGTGCCCGTGCGCGTGCCAGTGACCGGAATCAGCCACCCGTTGACCACGGCCCACATGACAGCTTTTTGCTCACCCGTGCGCTGCGGGCCGAACTTCATCCAGTTCGACCAGATCGGGCTCGTGATGAAGTCCGCGCTCGGATTTGTCTCGTTGCCGAGAAAACCCGAGGGGCTTCCACGAAGCACGATGCGACGGGAGAAATCCGTCGCCAGCTCTTGCAGGAGGTTGAACTCCGCATCCAACGGGGGCTTTCCCTGCTGGAGGATTGTGAGCGTGTATGCTGTCCCGTTGGGGTCGAGGACGCGGGAGACGCCACTACCGAGATTCTCACCCATGTGATCTACATCCCTCGTCCTCGCCCGCTTATCAGTGTTTTAGAGAGGGTCGGGGTGTAAGAGCGCCCATGGCGACGAGTAGCTGGTCCGAGGCAGGTCACCGGGTTTGCGCGGTTTTTTGTGGAACCGTGATCACCTTCACGTGCGAGGCGCGGCTTCTCATCATTGAAAATGGCAGCACGCACTGGCAAACATGGCCGCTCTCGCAGTTGACGATCGGCGGCCCTTTCACGAATTCAGAGCGTCTGATTCGTACCTGGCTGGGTTTTTACCAGGACCCGCAGCTTCAGGATGCCGGCGCCGGCCTTCTCCAATTGATCCTGGGCAGCATCCCGGAAGCGCGCCCGCCGCAGCCTCCCCCGCCACCATCGAGCAAAAACCCGAACTAGGGGCCCCACTTCGACGGAAACGTCTTCGAAGCGATGATCGTGACCACGGTGAGGAGGCCCACCAATAGGATCGTGGGTAGCGTGCTCAACATGGCCCAGACCCTTTCGCTTGCCGGTGACAGTCCCTAGTACACCCGGCAAACTGTAAGAAAACCAAGCATGTAGGACATGTAGGTACAACTCATCTGTAGAAAAACGATTTGATCCGTGTCACCCTCGCCTGTATGGGGGACATGAAGACGCAAGTTTTTGCAATTTTCGCGTTCGTTTCGGTCGCCCTGACTGGCCTCACCGGCTGCGTGACCGACGTTCTTCCCTACCAGACGGCGCCGGATAGCGGCGACCCGACCAAGGATTCGGGCAATGCCCCGGATGTTGGGGAGGGTGGTATGGGAGCCGATTCCGCTGACGGTGGAATGGGGTCCGACACCGGCATGGGTCAGGACGGCTCGATGGGCCAGGACGGGTCATCGACCGATGGCTCGATGGGCCAAGACAGTGGGACGGACTCCGGCATGGGTTGCGACGGTGGCAACCTGATGTGCGGTAACGTCTGCGTCGATTCGCTGACCGACAACAACAACTGCGGCGGTTGCGGGATCGCGTGCGGCGGTGGAGACACGTGCAACGCTGGCTACTGCACGCAAACGCTGGTCTTCGAGGCAACGAATCAGCTCGCGCTCTCGCTCAGCGGCAACAACGTCTACTTCTCGAACTCGGCGAACAAAGTCGAGAAGTGCGGAAAGAATGGATGCGGCAATCAGCCGACCGTCCTCTCCACGAACCAGAACAACCCGACAAGCCTCGCGACGGATTCGACCGACGCCTACTGGACGAACTACCAAGGCGGATCGCTTTCGACTGTTCCTCTTGGGGGTGGCTCGACGACGAACCTGGCTACGAACCAGATGCAGCCGTACAGCGTCGCGGTCGATGCGAACGGCGTCTACCTGTACTGGGCAGAATCGATCTTCAACGGCACCGTCAAGAGGTGCTTGGCGGCCAACTGCGCGAACACGACGACGGCTCTGGCGACGGGCACTCAGGCGAGCGCCATCTCCGTCGATTCGACCAATGTTTACTGGTATGACTTCGCGGCGAAGCGGATTCTGAAATGCGCCGTTGGGGGTTGCAGCGGCAATCCAACCATCCTCGTCAACAATCAGAGTTCGACGAACTACACGTTCACGGACGGCTCGAATCTCTACTGGGCTTCGCTCACGTCGGTCTACAAGTGCGCGACTAACGGATGCGGCGGAAATCCGACCGTCTTGGCTTCGAATCAGAACGCCAACGCGATTGCTGTCGTCTCGGACGGCACGAACGCCTACTGGACCGACAAGGGTGGCACGGTGCAAAAGTGCGCCCTCAACAACTGCGCGAACACGATCACTCTGCTCGCGGTGAATCAGAACCAGCCGTACGCCATCGCGGTCGATTCGCAGCACGTCTTCTGGACGAACTACGCGGGCGGCCAGATCATGCGGGCCCCCAAATGAACCCGGCCCTCAAACGTGGACGCGTTGTCTACGATTCCTGGTGGCCCTGGCGAGTTGGCAGCATTACCAAGCGAAACAAGTCGTCTGTGTACGTGCAGTGGTCGGACGGCAAGACGTGGCGATACGACCGAGCCCACACCCAATTCCTGAGGACCCGATGATCGACAGACCTTACCGACCGACTCTTTTTGAAATCATCCTCGGGCGTCACGCCTACAGCATGGAGCCCGAGGAGGAGACGGCATGGTGTAGAGCGTTTCTCGTTATGGGTTTCGTCGCCGGCATCCTCTTCTGCGGACTCGTCAGCGACTTCATGGGACGGTTGCTCCATGGGTAAGCTAAAATGGCGCACCCGAAGAGGAAACGCGATCTCGGCGCCTCTGTCGTACGCTGGAGACTTCGTGATCTCTCACCGCCACGAATGGCATACGGCTTCATACCGTCCTCCGGGCAAGCACGTCCACCTCGGGGTATTCCTCACGAAGAAAGCCGCACGTGAATTTTGCGAGTCTCTGGATGTCACCACGATAGAGATCGTCGGCGAAGGATTCACCCAGTTCCTTCGTGACCACCAGCGTCTCCACGCGGAGCGGGTCGCGGCCGGAATCTCGCCGCGTTGACCGTTATACGTAGAGACGAACGAACCTACGTATAGTTTGCCGATCTGCGTCGATTTGCTCAGATCGGCAAGGACCGTTCAGTAGATCACAGCCCACGAACCGAGCCAGAGGCGGTTCGCAGAGGCGTTCGTGAGCCGGATGATGAAGTTCGTTCCCTGGCCGAGCCCAGGGATGTTCGTGACACCCCCATCGAGCGCGCTGTTGAACGTCACGCCCCCATCACAAGAGACGGAGCATGTAATGTTCAAGGGAGAGGACGCGACCTCGGCATACGTGCGCTGGTAACGATCCGTTTTGGCATCGGAGGCCGTGTACTGGAAGGTCTCCCACGTCACGATGACGGCTGGCGGGGCGCCCGGGGTCAGACCGATGACGTTCGATTGCAGAACCCCGCCCGGGAAGAGCGAGATCGAGCCGCGTTCACCGAGCGTGATACCCGAGGAGTTCGCCGCGTCGATGCCCGAGGCGTTCACGAGATCGTCGAACGTGATTCGTGTGAAGCCAGCGTAGAAGGCAAGCAGCCCCGTGTATTTCTGCGTGATGAGGTTCGAGAAGCTTGAGGGACGAACGACCTGGACGCCATCCGGCACGCGAACGACGAAGCAACCATTCGTGAGCGACTGGAAGTTCGTCGGGTCGCGAACATCGATGAGGGCGGAGTTCGCCAAGATCGCGTTGTGCAGGTCAACGAGGTAGTGAGCCATTTACATCTCCATCATGTCGCGAAGATCGCCGTGTTGAACAGCATCGTCCCACCGTTCGCGTAGAGACGAGTGTCGGCGCCAGCGCCAACCGTCTGCCAACCACGCAAGTTGTAGGTAAGGTTCGCGTTCGGCGAGACGAACGCGCCGGTTCCCGACACTTGCATTTGACCGAGCGTGCCGAGAAGATCCGTGTTGTTGTTCATGGCCACCGACACGATTCCGCCGACGCGGCTGATCGTGTGGCAGTCGATCTTGATTTGCACGTTGGCGGCTGCACCGTTGTTGCCGGCTGCCGTGTTGTTGAGCAACCAGACACATCCGAGCCAAGACTCGCCACCGGCATTGTCCGTCTCGACAAGGATGCCTTCCTGCGTGCAAGACCGAATGACGTTCTGCTCGATGGTGATGCCGTCCTCATCGATGATGTGCCCGGACACCCAGATGCCGCGCCCCAAGCCTCCGGAACCGAGGGAGTAGAAACGGCAGCGGCGAATGTAGAGGCCGGAGATGTTGAGCGACGTTGATGCGAGGATTCCGCCACGCAAAGACGAACCGGCCAAGTCTTCGATCTCGACACCGATGATGTTGCCCGACACGGCGTTGAGAAACAGGGCGTAATAACCGCCGACTGCGCCACCGCCGTTGAGGAAGCCGTGGACGCGCCCGCCAGAGAAGACGACATGGCGGTTGTCGTTCGACTCCCAGTTGAGCATGCAGATGATGCTGTCCACGGCCCACGCGCCGCCGCCCGCCGTCTGACCATCCATTTGGATGTTGCGGATACGTCCACCGGAGTGAAATCCGTTGCCGTACCCCGAGAAGAGGAGGCGGTGGATCGGTGTGGAGCCCGTTCCGCCGTCCGAAAACGACGAGAGCTGGAGGTCATCGACATCGATGTCTTGCGTGCGAATCGAGATGTCGCCTGCGGTGGAGAGCTGCTTGAAGCCCGTGCCCTTGATCTTCTTTGCGGTCACCTTGTCGGCAAGGATGTTGACCGTTCCGTAGAAGAAGACGGACGGGGGTGCGCCGCCACCCGTGTACCAGAACGCGGTGTCGTCCGGGATCAAACAACCGGGCTGTGCGGCAGTCGGCACCATGGTGAACACGACATCATTCAACTCGAAGTGCTTGGCGCCCTGAGCGACGTTGAACGGCGTGAGCTGGTTCGGCGGAATCGGGTCACCGAGCTGGCAGATGATGCGCGAGTTTCGGATGACGAAGTGTTGGACTTGGAGGTACGGCCCCACGCCCGCCCCGTTCACCCCGTTGCCCGAAGGCGTGAGGTGGAGGATGACGTTGACGAAGCCGGAGGGCACGTTCGGATTCGGCGTCGAGATGATGCAGTTCTCGAAGACGACATCCTGAATCGTTGCGCCGTTGCCCGTTCGAGCGTCCTGGGCGTTCGGGTCGAGATCCACGATGCCCGTGTTCTGCGCGAGCACGCCGTTCGTGAAACCACCGGGGGTTGCCGTGGTGGTCTGGTTGAGAACGAACTTGCTGCGGCTGACGTGGATGCCTTCGATGGTTCCGATTGCGCCAGCCAGAGCGCGGATTCGAATCGCAGGGACCGTGAAGCCCATCGAGAACGAGCACTCGTCCACGAAGACGCGCTTGCAGTCGGTCGTTCCACCGCCCTCGATCGTGATTGCCGCGTCGTTTGCCGTGCCATCGAAGAGGCATCGGGTGAAGACGCTCGGGGCGTCGTCTCCGGAAAGCGACGACAGGATCACGTTGTCGAACGAGCAGTCTTGGGCGATCACTCGGCCGCTGTCCGATGCGCGAACCGAGTAGACGCCGGCGGCGCCGTTCGAGATGACGTGAATGCCCTTGAGATACAGCGTGTTGCCGCTGTGGACGTACATCGAGTCGATGGCCGCAGCCGGAGCGGAGAGAGTCGAGCCCGAGCCACCCTGCCCGGAGCCGTAGCCCTCGATCGTGAGGAAGCCGGGCCCGAACGCGCCGAGGTTGATCGTCGCGTTCATCGAGTGGAAGCCGCGCTTGAGGAAGATCGTGGCCGAGTTGATGTTCAGGCCTGCCGATTGGATGCAGGCCATCGCTGCGTTGATGGCGTTCGTTCCGTTGAAGTCGCCGAACGAGTTCGTTCCGTCGCCGATCGAGCAGTAGAACCGACCGTTGAGGTTTTTGAGAAGCTGCTCGGCCACCGGGACAACCGATCCGCCCGTGGACATCGTTCCGGTACCGCCCGTGCACCCCGTGAAGGTCGTGCTCGTCGTGCCCGTGTAGGTCACGAACTGCGGGCCCGCCGACGTGTTGACGATGAGCGATCCCGTGGCTGGGAACTTGGCCGTGCTCGCGACGTTGATGGTACCAGTCGGGAGAGAGACGCCGTTCGAGCCGGCTGCGATCGTTGTCGTGAACTGACCCCAGCCCTTGTCGAAGATGCGAACGATCTTCGCGCCATCCGCTGTCGTCGTGGACGAGAAGCGCATGAACTTGCCGCCGTTGTTGCCGGCGTTCGCAACCGTCTGCGCGTCGTAGAAGGCGAGGATGTCATCGGAGCCGATCGACGAGCCGTTCTGCGTCGTCGGGCTGAAGGTACCCGTGCTCCATCCGATGCCATCGAAGTAGAGCTTCGAGCCTGCGGATGCCACGATGTCCGTGCCGCGCGTCGCGTAGAGCAAACGTGCGGAGCCCTTGGTCAGGGTCGAATCGACGGCCCAGAAAACCGCGTAGAGATTGAGACGGCCCGTGACGCCGTTGACGCCACCGACAACCTTGATGTTGCCGCCGATCTTCGGGGCACACGAGAAGCGAATGACGCCGGCCTTGTAGTCGATCGTCAGGCGTTGATCGCCGGGGGCGATGGCCGGATCGATGACCGGGTTGAGCGACGTGATCGGCTGCGTGAGATCCGGTCCGGTTCCGAGACCGTTGTCCGGATAGAGGACGACGCGGTACCCGAGCTTGTCGAGCGAGGTCCGGGGCGCCGGGGCATCGAATACCGAGTCGGCACGATCCACGGTCGAATCGAGGCCGTAGGCGGACGGAACGAGGCTCTTGACGCGATCGGCGTTGATCTGATCGACGGTCGGGGCGACGTTGCTGTGGAGCGTCGAGCCCGGAATGACCGCGAGGAATGTTTGCTCCTGGCCAGTCGGACCGGAGCCCGGGACCGCGAAGAGCTGCACCGCCAGGGGACGGACGATGACGTACGGGTAGAGATCCGCCGCAACGTTGAATTGGTTTGTCGGTGCGGAGACCCTGTGGATGTTGGTGCACGTGAGGGTCGTCGCGCCAACGACCGAGATCGTGCCGACGAGGTTGGCGTTCGCGCTGCTCGTCGGGCCGTTCCGAACGAGGAGGAGGTCACCTGCTTGGACGCCAGCAACGATGAAGCTTGCCGTCGAGTCGGTGAACTGGTTGACGGCAGTGCCGGCACCCTGAGTTCCGCTCACGATGTGCGTCGGGCCGTACCACTTGGCCGTATCGGCCGTGAGGTCCGAGGTCTGCGTCAACGTGCCGATGTACTTGCCCGGCTGGGTCGGAGGCGTCTGGCTGTAGACGTCATCGAGGAGGACGTTTGGTCCAGTGAGATAGGGCTCGGCATTGATGTCGCCCTTTCCGACGACACCTTCCGGAGGCAAAGCGGAATCGCCAACCGTGAGAGCCTTGCTGCCCGCAAAGAAGTCCGCTTTGCGGAGCTGTTCCAGCTCCAGACGGGTGAGGTTCGAGTACGAACCAGTCGGCGTGAAAGACGCTGCCATGTGATCTTAATCCCTGTCTGACTGCCTCGATAAAAGCCCTACGGTTGCGACCCCATCACGGCGGGAGCCACTCCAGCTCGTCGATGGTGAGCGCCGTGCCCGCGCCATTGATGAGCGACACACGCACGAAGAGGAGGAAGTTGCCCGAACCGTTGTTCGAAGTGAATGCCGTCGTGTTGAACGTGACGAACACGTCCGGACCCACCGTCGTGATGCCCGTGGCGCAACCATAGAAGTCGGTTGTCGCGATGCCGGGGTCACCGTACGCACGGCCGAGGTCGAGCCAACCGGTTCCGCCACCGCCCGGGACCTTGAGCTGGATGATGGCACCCCCAACGAGGTGGCCCGTGGTTTCCGTGCCGTTGTATGCGGCGTTCGTCTGGATCGCCGCGTAGGCGAGACCACGAATGCGAAGCTTGCCGGTGTTGCGCGGAACGCCCGTGTCGAAGGCACGCTGGTAGCGCCGGAGGTGGTTGGCACCGTCGCCGGCCGGGAAGCCCGAGTAGTCCGGCTGGCCCACCGGACGGTATGCCGCCGCGCCGTAGTTCACTTGGGGGTAAGCGAGAACGTTTCCGACCTCTTGGAGGTCCGGTCCCGTCACCAACAAGGCGGCGTTCGAGGCGTAGATGTTGCCGCCACCCGGAACGATCGGAACGGCAGCCGAAGTGGTCGGATCGAAGCTGAGCGCGTAGCGGTACTTCTCGTCCACGAACGGTTCGAGCGTGGTCGTCGAAGCCGTGCCGCCACCCGACTGCGGGTAGGAGTTGAAGAGGTAGCGCGTCGTGTCCAAGAACTGGACGGCCGCGTTGAAGGGATCCTTCAGATCGGCACGGAGAAGACCGTAGCCGTTCGCGGGGCTTGCGGGGCCGGCACCCGGGATCGCCAACGCAGCGTTGATGTACTGCGCGATGTCCGCTGCCTGCGGCGAGTTGATGTTGCTGTAGTTGCCGACGATCGTGGCCTTCCGCAGGTCGGAGTACGGAACCAGCGTGGTCGTGCCGCCGAACGCGTTGAAGTTCAGGACCATCGGATCGTTGGCCGATTGGAACTGGTTCGGAACGAGCGGCGGGTTGGCGACCGATCCCGTATCGAAGCTGTTGCTGAACAGGTCGCTCGCGCGGATGTCCACGTTCCAGTGAAGCGGCGTGCCGCCGTTGTCGTAGAACTGGACGCCCGAGAGGAAGACCGTCGTCGGAACTGCAACCTGTGCAGAGGAGAACAACGTCCCCGCCGGCGACGTGCCGGATCCAGCATCGCGGAAGACGTGGTGACGGTTGACGTTGTAGACCGGCGTCGTGTTGTCGTCGAAGTTGCCTCCGGCCGGAACCGCCGAGTAGCACTTGCTGGCCACGAGGTTGCCGATCGTGAGGTTCGCCGGCTGGATCGAGGCGAGCGTCGTCGCGTACGTCTCTTTCCAGTGGACGACGAGGTAGTTCTGCGCGTCGCCGGCCGCGAGGGCCTGCGTGAGGAGCGAGAACACGGCGAGCTGGTAGCGGTAGAAGTTGATCGAGAACGGTCCGTACGGTGTGCCGGGGTACGCCGTGTAGTTCGACAGATACGGAAGACGGAACGTCAGACCGAACTGATCGAGGCCGACGCCGGAGGCGACGTAGTTCGCCTGCTGGACTTTGCGGTTCGCTTCAACGAAGTTGGCACCAGGGATGCCGCCCGGAGGTGGGTTGCTTCCGAGGTAGAGCGCAGCGACGAGGGTCGTGGCACCGGCGTTGAAGAAGTTGCCGTCCGTGTTCTTGTAGAACGCGACCACGCCGCGATCGGCCGGGAAGAGAAGGCCGCTCATCGCGAAGTTCGCGGTGCCGTTCGGAACGAGGAAGTGGCTGAATTCGACGTTCGCGCCGTTGGGGTAGCCACCCGTTCGAGACGTGCCGGACCCGATACCGAAGGCATCGAGCAACCCCCAAGACGGGATGCCCGAGCTGATACCCTCGGGGAGGTTGAAGCCGATCGAATTCGGACGAACGGGGATGAGGTCCTTGAACTCGTCGATGAAGTCGAGGACGCTCTCGCCATCGATCACGCCGCCCACGCTTGTGAGGAGCGCCTCTCCGGTCGGTGGGTAGAACGGGTTGATGCCGATGGCGCTCGCCATGTGTGCGTCGATCGGATCGGTGATGTGCGCTTGCAAGGCGGCGTTCGAGCCCCCGCCAGGCGGGAAGAGAAGAGCGCCGGCCGGAACGACACCGGCAGAGAGCCGGCCCGGTCCCGGGTTGACAACGACGGTGGGGTCTTTGGTGGACGGCATCAGACAGCCCTCTTGTCGAGCAGGTTGCCCTTGATGCGGAACACGGCAGCGGTCGTGGTGTTCTGCGTCAAGTTCGCATTGAAGAACACGCCATCGGTTTCATCGAAGAGCGCGTATCGGATGAGAAGAACGAGCACGAGCTGACCGCGATGCCCGAGCGTCGAGTCCGCTGCAAGCTCGCAAATCATCGGGAGCACGTCTTTGTGGCGTTTCGGATCCGAGAGGTCTTGGGCGTAGGCGTTGGGAACGTATCCGCCCGGCACGGTCTTGAAGTAGCTTCGACCTTCGACGTCGATGTCACCGAGGCCGCGTTGGAAGGTCAGACCCTCCGGGGCTGCGACCATCGGAATGAACGTCGGGAGACGGAGGAAACCGGTTGTCGCGTTGAACTCTGCGACGGAAACATCTCCGCGCGCCGAGAGTTCGGCTTCGCCCGTATACGTGCCCGCCGAGGTCGGATAAATTCCGCCCGTCTGCACGTAGGCCATGGGGAACGGATAGCCCTCGTCTTGCGAGCCGCTGCCCGTCGTGATCACGAACATGGCCGGGCCCACGTACTTCGGGATGACCTGGAGGCTCGTGCCGAGCATCGATCCACGTGCAGCCTGCGGGGCGCGGGCCGCGTAGTAGATCGTCATCTGCTCGCCGTTTTGCGGCATGGGACGAATGCCCGTGTACGTGATCGTCAGCGTGTCACCGGGGTTCGTGAAGTCCGCCGCGTTGGTGAACGTGACGATGCGTCCGGTTGCGTCGATGACTGTGCCGCCGACGATGGGCACCGCGTTCTTGAGAACCGACACGATCGTTTGGGCGCGCTCCGGCAAACGGAACGTCGAATCGTTGTTGACGACCGTATCGGCCGCCTGGATGATCGTGATGTTCGCCGTCTGGTATTCGAGCTGCACTTCACGGTGCGTCGAGTCGATCGCCTGGTTCTGGAAGGAACCGAACGAGACAGGGGCGCCGACCGGCATCTGACCGGGGTTGTTGATGAAGAAGCTGTTCGAGCCGAAGGTGTTGGTTGCCGTCTTCGACATGCCCACGCCGGTCGGGTACTCGATGAGAAGATCGACGTAGAGGGTCTCGTTCGTCAAAGCGAGCGGCGCCACCGTTCCGACTTTCAGCGTCAGAGAGACCGTGGGTACGGCACCGAGATTCGTCACGCTGGCGATGTAAGGCATCGCGTTGGTTGTCTTCTTGCCGGCCGCACCCAACCACCAAGCATCCACGATGTCGTGGAGAACGACGGTCGCGGGGGCAAAGCTTGCCCAGTTGAATGCGAGGTACGGGTAGATGGGAAGCGCGGTCGGATCGATGGTTCGGGTTGACCCGTTCGCCCATCCGCCGCCCGGCGCCGGAACAGCGACGGTGACGACTTCCATGATGGCGCGACCCGAGAAGCGTCGCCGCACGGCATCGAACTCGCCGAGGAACTGGCCCACGCCCGTGGTTCCGGTCGTGATGCCATCACCGCCGTGCGCGTTCGACAAGCCGATCTCGTCTGCGCAGAAGACCGTCGCACCACGGTAACCGCCACCGAACGGAGAGGTGTCGGTCCAGTCCGTGTAGAGCTGGTTGTCGAAGAGGTACTGGACGCTCTTGTCGAGAATCTCGGTGTACGACCAGCCTGTTGTCGAGACACCCAGACGAAGATCGATGATGTCTCGTGCAACGAAGACGTCCGCGAAGAGGCCATCCGGACGATCCGAAGGTCCCGGGGTCGCAACGCCACCGTTCTGATTGAGGCGGCGATCGAAGGCCGTCGTGTTGCGGCGGAAGACCGCAAGGAGCGGGATGGCGTACATGAAGCCGTCCACCGTCCCGAGAGCGTTCGCCGGGTTTCCGTCGCCGGCTACCCAGAGACCAGGATCGCCGTTCGACGACTGGTTGGTGTACGTGAAGATCGTCGCGTTGCCATCGGGGGTCGCGGCGTTCGGCGGAACCGATCGCGCAACGACCGTGGGATCTTCCAACCCGTAGGGATAGGCGAAAACGTCCACGTTCTGAATGACGCGAAGGCGGTACTGGATCTGGACGCGTTTCGTTGTCTCGGCGCCGACGTTCACATCCTTGAGGTCGTCGGCAAAGTTGAGGACGAGATCGTTGGCCGGATCCGTCTTGACGTTGCCTTGCTGCCAGATGCGGCCACCGGCGCTCTTGCCGTCCGTGCTCGGCGCAGCGGAGATGAGCTTTCGCCAGACTTCGAGGACGACGAGATCATTGCGTCGCGCGCCTTGTCCGACCGGACCGGCGCCGAGATCGAGAATGTTCGAACCGGTGTTGTTCGTCTGCTGAATCTTGAGGAGCCAGCCGTTGACGTGGGCAACCAGTCCGTTCGGGACGATGAGCTGGTTCGAGATTGCGCTTGCAGTGAAGATCGCCGCAGCCGGGTCCGAGGAGGTGAGGAAGTCGTCCGAGAGCCACCCGCTCGGGATCTGTCGCTTGAGGCCGGTCTCTGCCTGACCCCCATCGATGTCCTGTCCAAGGTTCAGCTCCTTGTCGAGGACGGGCTTTCCCGCTTGGAAGACTGCTGTCTCCCAATTACGCCCCGTGGGGTCGAGGTACCCAGAGACGGCCGGTCCGAAATTCTTCCCACTCATCTCGCGGTCCTCAGAAGGTCAGACGCCACACGATGGTGAGCGTCGAGGTCGGGGGCTTGTTGATCACCGGGAAGGTCAGGTAGTTGACCAGAGTGTCGAACTGCGTGAGATCCACGGTCGGGTTGTACGACCCGTTGGGAGGCATCACGGGGTTGCGGATGCTCATGTTCGAGTTGATGTTGCCGCCAAGGAGGCCCATCTCGTCGAGCGGGCCGACCGCTTCGGCTTCGGCGAAGGTCGTCGTGAAGTCCACGACGTGGGTCGGAATCGCCGTGGGAACACCGCCCGCATCGACGAAGGCCGTGCTGGCGAACGTCTTTCGAGCGAGTTCGCTCCACAACGACCGCTGAGTGTTCGTGGCTGCCGGAGGGGACATCGGGTTCCAGCCGACGTCGCCGGTTCCAACCGCCAAGGCGAAGATGCCGTGCGGCGGCTCCTGGTTGTTCTTCATCAAGCGGGCGATGAGGATGGACGCGTCGAGCACGACCAGGTTGCGAAGTTCGCGATGTTCTTGGAGTTCTCCGGACTTCCCGTCGTGGAGATCGAGGAAGACATCGCCACGGATCTTGTATCCGCCGCTCTTGAAGTCCTCTTGGCAAAAGGGGCGCACCGCGAAGGCGGGCGGCGTCACCTCTTGAACTCGGCGAAAGGCCTCGCCGTTCTTCATCTTCATCTCCTCCGTTCAAACGGAGGCTTTCATAAGAAGAAACAGGCGACCTAGGTGGGTGTGGCCTTCACTGTGGAATTGCCCGGCAAAGTAGCCGCGATGGCCTGTCGAGTCGTCGGCTTGGCGACCGCCATGCCGGAGTCAGCAACCAGGTGCTCGTGCAACACGATGATGGTGTTCGGGCCGGCAGGGATCGGACCAGCCGCGTTGTTGGCGGTGATGAACACCGGAGGCGTGACCAAACCCGTGTTATTGAAGAGGTACCAAGCCGTGTCGTTGAGGAGTGCGACTTGGGAGGGGTCAAACGGCTGCCGGAGGACGACCGAACATGATGTGTCATCGGCAGGCGGAACCACATCCACGGTGAGCTGCGGCGAGAACCCAAGGTCGAACTTGGCCTCGAAGTTTCGGGGGAAGGGCGCCCAAAGGACCGAGGTCGCTCCGATTGTCGTGTGAACTGCCCCGCCGAACGTATACAGGGTCGGCGGGTCGATGGGCTGCGGGGGCGTGTAGGTGTCGTACGCCCGTGTGCAAACATCCACCTCATCGACCTGGATGATCGAGTTGCCGATGGGGGTGATGAGGGCCGGCGAGAAGAACACGAGCCCAGCGTGGAGCCCGTAAAGCCCGCCCTGAACCTCTCCCGAGAAAGCGTCGATCGGTATGGCTACGGTCCCAACGCCCGAAACCCACTGGAATGCCGACGACGCCGGGCTGACCGATTCGTTCGTTTCGGTTTTGACCGAAGCCGAAACGGTCAACTGGTAGAAGGCCTCGTCGTGTAGAGCAGACCCCAAGATGAGGATGACCGATAGCGGATGGGTCGCTTGCTCCGGCGTGGCGGATAGTACGGTGACGGAGGTCCCCGCCAGGTCCGTGAGCGTGTAGTTCGCTGGATTCGAGAGGTTCGAATCATTCAACATGGGCACGTCGAAGACGGCCCTCACGCGCGTAGGCGAGGTCGCGACGGCGAAGAAGGACGGCGTAGTCGAGATGCCGTTGAACGTCGCCTCGTTGTTGTTGATGTCGAGGAGCTGACCGTTGAGGGACTTGCCCTGCTGGACTGAGACTGTATATACACCCGCTGCTTGGGGAGCGGTCCCCAAGACGACCGTCTGCGCGCTTTCCTGGGCGACGGAGTTGACGACCAGGCCGGGCGAGATTGTGTAGTTGGCCGCATTGAGGATGGGGCCGAACGTGAAATCGATGAGGTCTGTGAAGCGGACACGGACAGACGTGTGCGAGAGAGCAATCGCGCTCTCGACCGCAAAGGGCGGATTGCCTCCTCCGAGGGAACTACCGCCTAGACCGCCGCCACCAAGACCCATACTTCCTCTCAGCTATCGATGAAAACCTGGACCGTGGCCGTTGCCGGGTCGCGGACCAAGCGATAAACGTGGTAGTTGCCGTCGTTGAAGTCGAAGGGCAACCCGCCCACGACCAAGAGGCTGTTGAGATCGTAGACGAGGACATAACGCTGTCCAAGTGGGCTGGTCACGAAGGCGAGTGCCATCGTGAGGCCCGGCGATGAGAAGCCAAAGCGGATGTGCGAATCGCCCAAGCCCCCGCTCGCGTCGTTCAAGACCTTGAGGCGGAACTTCACCTCTGTCTGAAGAGAGATCTGGTCGGTCAGTGGCGTCGCGTTCCGGTAGATCGTTCGCGTTCCCGTGGGATCGGTTCCGTACGTCAGGATGCCAGCAAACGCCGTGGCGAACGCATGCGAATCGTCGTCGCTTTGGCGCGACCACGGGGTTGGGGCACTCGTGTCGTTTTCCGGAAGAACATCGCCCGTGTAGGTCAAACACGTCGTGTGCTGGAAGGATAGCGTGCCGAGATCGATCGGGTTCGTTTCGTCATCGAACGGGGCGATGTGGTTCGGCTCGCCAGTGTCTCGCTCGATGACCTGGAGGGAGTTGTAGAGGACGTCGTTTGGAACCAGTAGTTCCACGCGCTGCTCGGACTCGTTCATGACGAACGATTGCGAATTGAGCAGATCCTCCGGACGGTTGAAGCCGACCACCGAGACGAGCTGGGGCGTCGGGCGACGAACTTCGTACGTCTGCGTGCTCGGCACGAGAGGGGTGCCCTCGTTGAGCAGCGTGTAGGCCTGGAGGTTCGTGTTCTTCAGGAAGTCCGGATCCGTTTGCGGCGGGATACCTTCCGACTCACTCCAGAAATCGGTGTGCGAGTGCGGGATGTTCGTCAGGTGGTGCTCGAACGACGCCATCACGTTGCGCTGGTTCATCACCTGGTGATGGGGGACGATCTGCAATTCCGACTGCGGCCGAGTGATGCCGTAGCGAACGTAGTCCCAGGCGGTCTGAGACAAGTTCATCGGATCGAATGCGCCCCAGACCATCGAGGGCAAGCCTCCCGCCAGCCCGGACGGAAGACCAGCGGAGCTGGGGGGAAGGAGAGAATTGTTGTAGTCGAGCGCGATGAGCGGAAGCGGTTGCGTATCGAGGAAGAGGGCGACTCCGCCCGAGGGGTCTCGGAGGAGACGATACCGGTGCGGCGTCGTCCAATCGACATCCTTTGGGATTCGATAATCGACGGCAGACGGCTGGAACGGGAAGGGCGCGGTGATCGTCAAGTTGTTGGCATCGACAACTGTCGCGACCCTGTACACGCCCTCGTTGGGTCCGACATCGACCACGATGTCATCGCCGATCGCGACGCCCGCAGTGAGGAAGTTCACGTTGGTGTCGGTGAGCGTGTTTCCAACGATCGTCGCACCCCGACCTCCCGCCTTGAGGGGAAGGTGGTAGCCGATGAGCGAGTTTGGGTTGGTTCCCTTCCAAATGCCCACGTAATGGTGAGCAACCGTGTTCACGCGCCACACGTTGCAGTAGGCCCAATCGGCCACCGACGTGGACTGGACGCTGATCGGAGTGGTAGAGCCGAAAGAGATGACACCGACTGCGGACGGCGCCGGCACGCTGAAGCTGCTGTAGGCGGCCGTTCCGATCAACACCGTGTCGATGAAGAGCGTGACGAGGTTTCCGCCCGTGCTCTTGACCATGCGGTACGTGTGGAATTGACCGTCGTCCCAATTGAACGCGAAGTTGGCGACGACCGTTCCTTCCGAGTGAAGCGCGACCGATTTGACGCCGGCCACGTCTCGAAGGATCACGCCAAGATCGCGAAGGCTGTCGTAGACCTCGCCGTTGACGCCAGCAAAACCTCCGACGTCCGCCGCGTGCGAATTCACCCGCACGCGGAACTCCAGGACGTAATCGTTCAGGGACGAAACGACGCGGGTTGTGGCGCTCGGGGTCGAGGTGTCGTCGATGAAGTAGAGAAGGCCGTCCGTCGTGCTGCCATCGGTGATCCGCAGGATCTGGCCGACCATGCTCGGGGTCTCTCCGCCGAGCTTGCTCCACGTGTACGGTTGGAACGCATCCGGGAAAGACCGCCCGCCGTAGGAAAAGAGGGGCGAAGACGTGTCCGGGAAGAAGCACGTCTGGATGAGAAGGTTCCCGTCATCGACGGCGAACATCGCAGCATTCGGGGCGATACCGTGCGTGAACGTGCGGAGCTGGACGTTCACATCCAGAGCGACGCTGGAAGCTGCTTGGAGTAGCGGTTCGAGACGAACGAACCCTCGGAAGTCCCCATCGACGAGGCCGGCCAGCGTTTCGGTCGGTTGATCGGTCGCGCTCGTCGAATCGAGAATGAGGAGATCGTCGTTGAGGATGGTTTCCGTACCGTGCGAACCAACCGGAGTCCACGGCATCGTGGCCTGCTCGGGCAGGATGTCCGCTTCGTACGTGACGAAAACAGACGGTGCGCTTTGAGCCGGGTTCGTCGGGAGGATTTCGTAACGGAGAAAGTCCCAGGCCGTCGTGTTTGCCACGAGCCGCGACATCGATCCGAAGAAGACGCCTTGCAATTCGTTGAAGGGTTCGTTCAGCTCAGAGAGGAACGGAAGCTCGTCTTCGAGGACACGAAGCGTGTTGACGACGCTGCCGTCCACGAACACGTGGATGATGCCGGACGTGTCCTGGAAGAGGCGGTAGCTGTGGATGATGGACCAATCGAAGGGGACAGGGGCGTTCGTGGGGTTGCCGCTGCCATCGACACCACCGGTCCAAGCGGAGATGTTTGACGGATCGTTTCCGGCGCCGGCCTTGAGGATGCCGATCTTCTTCGTGCCGGCATCGTCGAGGAAGCCGACGACCACACACTTCTCACCGTCCGAGAATCCGGCTGCAACGCCCGTGAAAACGCCATCCGTCGTCGGCGTGGCCGTGAGGGTCATGCGCCAAGAGGACGCAAAGACGTGCGGGAACGTGAGATCGATCGGCCGCGTCCAGAAGATGGGCTCGCCCGTGGGGAACGGACCCGGGGAATTCGCCGAGACGATCAGTTCGTTGTTGACGATGTTCGCCGAGCCAGACCCGTGAAGCGTCCAAGGGTTCGTCGGCTCGTTTTGGGGAAGAACCGTCGCCTGGTAGTTGATGAAGACGGGTTCGAGCGGGCGGGAGAGGGGCGGGAACGCAATCCGCTGCGTGGGCGAGTTGAACAGCAGGAGGTGTGGGTCGTTCATGACCGCCGTGTACGCACGCTCGTAAGCGCGGTACTTCAAGTCGCGCTGGAGGGGCTGCGCGAGAACAGCCCGCATGTCGAGCGGAACGAACGACGACGGCTGCACCATCGTGTTGTTGAAGCGGTACTTGTGACGGCTGGGATCGTTCGGCCGACCGACGTCCCGATTCCAGTTGTTGAATCGGAATTCCCGCGAGTTCATGCGCCGGAAATCCACGGTGGGGTTGGCCATCCAGTGGTAGTCCACGGCAACGGTCGAACCGTGCGCCGGCGGGGAGGCCATCACGATCTGACCGAGAAGGCCGATGACCGATTGAGCCGGAGTGGGCACGCCGTTGATGCGCACCGTGACGTCCAGGGGATCGTCCGCGATTTCCCCATCCCGAGGATCGAAGACTTCCCATGTGATGGAGCCGTTCGAAGGATCGGGCAGATGGAAGCTCGCGGTCACTTTCGCTCTCGTGGCGCTGACAATCGACTTGATGAGGTAGGTGCCGCCGTTGGTTGCGGTGCCCGTGAGCTTCAGACTGAGCCCCACCATCGACGGAACGAGTGAAGCCGTGGGCATGCTCACGGTCGTCGCATCGAGGATGGTGGCCGTTGCGCCCGTTTGGAGGCTGAGCGGCGGCTTCGTGATCGGTCCCTTGTTCACGAAGATGCTGCGTGCCGTCAGAGGCAAGGAGCCCGTGAAGACCGCCTGGTTGAAGGTCGGGTCCATCGGGTTGCCGGAGCTGTCGTGCGGCGTTCCGTTTGCGTTGACCGTAACCGTGTAAGAGCCCGCACCCATGCCGATCGTGGTGAGCAGCACCTGGTTCGGCGACAGCGTGTTCACCGAGACGACCTTGACCGACGTGGGTCCCGTCACCGTGTATTCGGTGGGGTTCGTCAGCGTCGGGTTGTCGAGCATCGGATCCGTAAACGTGACGACGATCTGACCGTCAGCGAACGGCGTTGCCGAAACGACTTGGGGTTTCGGGGCAACGCCGATGAAGAGAGAATCGAAGCTGACGAGGTTGCCCGACTGCGCCTCGTGCAGGTCTTCCGCGTGGAGCGTGTAGAAGCCCGCGTTCGTGAGCTTGGTCGTCTCCATCGTCACGCCGGTGACTGCCGTCGTGATGTGCCACGGGATCGTCCCGTTCATCGGATCCGAAACGATGAGCGGCTTGTCCACTGTCACCACGCCCGGAGACGGGACCCCCGTGATTCGCAAGAAGTCGGTGGGGTTCAGAGGGCTGCCGAGGAAGACATAGTTGCCGACTTGGAGCGCGACGTTGTTCCCGGTCGGTAGAGACACCGTGTGCGGATCCACAACCGTGGCGTCGGCGCCGCTCTGAAGGAGCGCGATCTCTGCATCGATTCGAATGATCGAGACCGGGAAGGCTCCGTTGCCCGAAGCGAGGATGGCGTAGTTCCCGAGGTCGGCGATCCCATCAACTCGAAGTTGCGTGTCGAAGACGACCGTGACGGTCGTTCCGTTCGACGTGATTGCGTGGAATGGAGGCGAGCCGCCGTAATGGCTGTCGCCATAGCGGTCCCCACCGAATGCTCCGAGCAGTGCGTCAGAAGTCACCGGAGTGGTCCTCCCCTTGCACGGCTTGGTTCACCTTCTTGCCAAGACGATCCCGATTCTTGATGCCGCCCCAGTACGATCGGAAGTCTTCGTAGTAGTACGCGCCGAGCGTCCACTTCATCGCATCGAGGATGATGTGAAAGACGTCATTCGGGATGTACGTGTCCGTGAAGATGTAGCGGATGCGGAAGATCGTGTGCGCCGGTCGAACGAGATCGAGAACGATGCGTGTCGCCGTGTCGTTGGCAAAGACATCGGGCGGGAAGCCGCCGCCCGGAGGCGCGGTCACGTCCACCTGAAACGTGAACTCGTCGGAGATGTCGTAGCCGGATGCCCCTTGTCGAACGAGGAGGAAATCTTCCGTCACCTTCACGTTGCCCGTAAAGAATTGACCGACAGCATCGGCCATCGACTTGGGGACCGATCCCTGAAAGTAGATCCGAATGAGGTTGAGGAGGAAGTTGCGGAAGGTCTCGTCGTCCCAATCGAGCGGCGGGATCTTGCTGTTGACGAGAACCAGGTACCCGATGATCGAGTAGAGGAAGTCGGAGCGGGTCGTCGCGAACTGGCGGTCGCGATCGACGTCTTCGAGGGCAAGCTCGATACGAGCAAGCTCGACGGCCATCGCCTTGAGAGCGTTCGTGTAGTTCGGGCCCTGCACGGCCGAGATGTAGTTCGACGGAAGCAGGTTGAGCAGCGTCGTGAAGATGGTCTGCGCCCTTTGGAGCAGGCGAAGGTTGTATTCCTTCCCTTTCTGCTCTGTCGTGTAGTTGAGTCGGCTCGGGTCGAACTGGAAGCGGGCCATCAGGTCCCCTTGCTCAGCTTCTCCACAAGTGACCTATACTCGTCTTCGGTCAGGGCCTTCCCATTCACCACGAATCGACCCCCTTCATTCTTGGGGGAGCCCATCCGTTTGATGATCTCAGCCTTGTCGCCTTCCGGCAGCTTCGCGAGGAAATTGGGGTCCATTTATGATCCTGATGCGTTTCGATACGTGATCACGAAGTCGCCCAGATCGATGAACTCGACCTCGGCGGCCAGAATGTCGTGCGAGCCCGAGTCTCCACGGATGATGTAGCTCACCGCAAAGGCGTGCTTGCTCGGGTCGTCTTGGGGGATGCCGGCGCCGGTCAAAGAGACAAGGACGTGGTTGGCCGTCAATTTGAGACGGGTCGCCGCGAGCTGGTCGGCCGGGACGCCCTGCGCGAGCAAGGTCGCGTCATCCGAGTATCCGGAGATGGTCGCGCCGCCCGATCCGATGATCCATCCTTGGTTCGCCGCCGAGCCCACCGTGGACATGCTCGTTGCCATCGTGAGTCCAACGTCGTCCATGAAGACGCCCTTGTGCTCGGTGCTGACGCCGCCGCCGTCCGTGGTGGGGAACTCCAGGCCGGAGGTCAGAATGAAGACGCGATTGCCGCCGATGTCGAGGGAGCCGACGTGCGCGAACGACGAGCTGACCGTCTCGCGCAACTTCTGGCTTCCGTCAGCGTAGGCCATGAGCGCCATGGGTAGAACGTTGAACGATACGCCGGCAGTGTCGGTGATCGCCGCATCGACGTTCGATTGAGCGACACTCTCGCCGATGATCTTCCGGTTGAGTTCGAGTGACACAGCCGATCGCATGTTCGGATCGACGACATCTTTCGCAGCTCCGGCAGAGAGCTGCACCGTCGTCGAGATGTTCACGAAGTTTTGGATCGCCTGCTTGACGAGGACGTCCGCCGTCACGTGCCGTTTGCTGTTCACGACTTGTTGAAGCTGTTGGAGCAAGTCGTTGATGACGTACGTCACCGTGAAGTTCTCGTCCTTCACATAGTCCACCGAAACGGTGGCGCCGCTCGGGATCGTCGAGCTGGCCGTGCGAACGATCGATGCCGGGGTCGTCGGGGTACCCGCGATGATGTTGTAGTCCGGTGCCGGCGAGCCCGGACCGTCGTATTCGATCGTGCGAGCGGCGTTGAACACGCGGATGGTCAGCGTGTTGATGCCGATCGAATTGAGCGGGTCGGCCTGGAAGCCGATCATCACGTGGGTCTCGTTGTTGACCGGGATGGTGTTGCCGCTCGGTTTGCCGGCGAACTGGGTGAGCGTGAGATAGTCGTTCGCGATCGTAGACTCGCCCGTGAGGAGCGGGTCATCGGTCTTGAAGAGCTTGTAGTTGTTGTTTGGATCGAGCGGACCGGCGACTTCGCCAACAACCGAAACGACGCGGCGAACGGGTTGCAGCGTGAAGTGAAACTGGTTGACGACTCGGAAGCGGTAGTCCGCCGTGATGATGTCGTCGATGTGCGTGAGGGGCTGAGCGATGCCCGTGTTGATCTGGAACGTCTGGTAGTCGAGGATCGCGACGCCCGTAAGGTCGTAGTCGAGACCCGTCGTGACGTTGTGGACGCCCAGGTTTTGCGGGATGTTGTTGAGGATCTCGATGATCGGCGTGTTCGGGGTGACGCGCGAGTCGAGCACTCGGAAGATGAGATTGGTGAGGTCGATGATCTGGCACTGGATGCCAAGGGCGATCTCGAACGTGAAGGCGAACGTATCGGTGACTTGGCGCTCCTGAATGCCCTGCACCCAGATGTCCACCTTGCCGCCGATGTGCTTGTGCCGGAGGTCGTCGTAGTCCCTCATCATGAGGGCGTCGCCGCTCTTGACGATCTTCGCCTTGATGACGCCGATCTGCGATGCAGCGGTGCTTGCGTATCCGCCTTCGGTGCCCGTATCCACGGACGAGAAGGCAAGAATCGAACGCTCCGCGAGATCGTGGTTCGTTTCCTGGTCGTCGCCGAAGACCGTTGCGCTCGTGTTCGTGACCGACACGCCCGAAACGCCAAGGATGTTCTTGATGCTTCCTGCGGGCAGATTTCCGGCGACGCCGACCTGCTGAGCAGTGATGTCCGCCACGATCTCGTAGCGCTTCGTGTTGAAGTTGAAGAACGCTTGTGCGTTCGCGGCCGAAAGGACGAACGAACCGCCGATGACGAATCGAATGGCCGGCGTGCCCGTCACCGGATCCGCGTCGGACGTGACGATGGTCCCGGCCGGGATGATGATGTCCTGCGTCGGTGCGGTCTCCGTGTAGATGACGACCTGGCCCACGGCGGGCCTGCCCGGCAAACGCGTCTTTTGGACGTTCGCGGAGAGCTTGTCGAATTGCTGGTCGATGAGCGATTGAACGGCGTCATCGCTCGTCAAACCGAGAGCTGCTTTGAGCGCCTGCTTGTACGCGCTGCCCGCAACGGAGTCGGACACACCGTTGCCACTCACGTTGTCGATCGGCAGGAGCGTCAAGAAGCTCTGGCTTCGGTGAACGAAGTCGAGCAAGAACCAGATGCGCTCCGCCTCGCTGGAGAACGGGTCGATGTCCACGTCGCGCGAGATGGAGCCGGGAATGAGCGAGATCTGGTTGTTGACTCGCTGCACGGCCTGCACGTAATCCGTGACGACCTGCGTCTGGTTGCGACCGGGGAGGTCCCGAATCGACGTGTCGATCGTGAGAGGCGTCCCGAGGATCTCCTGCGAGTAGGGCGTTTCGATCTCCGTATTCGTGAGGGGGTCGAAGTAGATGCCCGTCACCACGAAGTACAGGGGATCGTTCGCCTGGACGTTTGCGAAGAGATCCGTGTTGATGATGTTCGTCCCGCCCGCGCGGCTGAAATTGAACAGGACGAAGTTGTTGAGCTGGAAGTTCTCGACGGTGCTCGTGAACCGGAAGCGGCCGGTGAGCGGCGAGATGTTGTGGATGGAGTCCAGTTTGACCGCAAGCTCGTTGCCGAACTCGTCGAGGTCCGTCACGCGGATACGAACATTCTTGTGGAACTGCTCGTCCCAAGTTACGGTGTCCGTGATCGTTCCGAGAACGTCTTCTTGAAATTGCGTCGCCGCCGAGACCGGGCTCTGGTTCACCTTGTGATAGCCGGTGACCGCTCCGCCAGGGTTCGCCGACGCGTAGTAATTGAATCCGATGAAGGTCGGCTGCGGGATCGGAATGCCCGAGGAGTTCGTGAGGGGGACGGGCTTGGCCGCGAGGATGTCGATCGAGTCGATGTGACGGACGACGCGGATACCAGTCGGAATCTGCGCGGTCGTCTCGCTGATTGCGGCAACGCGCGTGACAGAAACCGTGGAGATGGGGCTCACGCCGCCAACGATGTCGATCGTTCGAATCTGGATCGTGTTGAGGCCCAGATTGAGCGGAAGTCCGCTCGGATAGTTCACCGGATTCGGAATGGTGAACGTCTGGAGGACGAAGCTGATGAGGGTCGGGTCCGTGACGAACGGGCTGCCGTTGATCGACACCTGGATGACCGAGGTGTTCACATCGACGGTGCCGGTGATGGTGATCGCATCCTCGTTCGTCGTGAAGACGAGGTTGGTCGTGAATCCACTACCGTCGCGAAGCGCGATTTGCGGTGCCGTTGCCATCAATCACCCTGCAAGTACGAAGTTGGTGAGGGACTGCCGAATCAGACCCTGCTGTTGCGTGGAGCCGAGGAGGTCGAGCGGAAGCGGGATGCGCAGACCCCGCTCGATTTGGATCGGCTCGGTCGAACGGTTTTGAATCGCGACTTGCACGAAGATGACCGTGGGGTCTTGCGTGCTCTGTTGGAGGTTGACGGACAAGAGACGGAACGGGTACTCCTTGTCAGAGACGACCTGTCCGACCTTTTGCTCTTGCTGCTGTTTGATTTGCTGCCAGCGTGTGAACGCCTGGTAGATGTCCGACACGATCAGGTTCTGAATGAAGCCACCCGCCGTGAGCTTCTTTCCGATGGTGTCGAGGAGCTGCGTCCCGTACCACGTGTGGAAAGGATTCGACCCCAACGTGGTGAAGAAGTCCTTCTGGACCTCCTGAATGAGCAGGGCTTCGTCCGAGACCGTGATCATCTGGCCGTTGCCTGCGTAGCGCCAATCGTGTTCGACGCCGACGCCACCGCATCGCCGGCACTCTTGGGCGACGGTCGCGTAGTCGATCTCCACGAAGTCAGTCGCGCTCTTGAGCGGCTCGTCGAAAATGATGTTGCGGCTCTGTCGTCCCGGCGTGATCGTCGTCGGGTCCACGACAATCGTCCAGCCAGGAACGAGTTGCTGTCCTCGGAACTCACGTGTCGTGAGAAAGCCGAGAGACGATGCCAACGTGCTCGCCGAGGTGAACTGCACCGTGGCGCCGCGACCGCTGCCGGTCGTTTGAAACATGACGCGACGCCCTGCGGCCGAGAAGTAGATGCCTTGGAGCTGCTCGTTCAGGAGGAACGCGAGCTTGTCGGCCGGCATTTGCTTCGAGGCAGGAAGCGTGGCCGTTTGCGTCACCATCCCATTCAGCGTGACGACGAGCGTGTCATTGACGGCCGCCGTGATGTTGAACGGGCCATCCTTGCTGCCCACGGCTTGCGCGGGAATGGTGACGCCCACCGAGGGGACTTCGATCTCTCGATTGAGGCGCATCTTCACCGAGGCGATCGATGCAATTGGGCGAAGCGGACGAACCGTCTGCCGGTCGGTTGCGAGGAAGAGAGCTTCCTCCACAACCTCGTGCGGACAGATCTGATCGATCTGGCGGTCGTAGCTCATTGACCGTCTCCCGTGGGCACGACCGGACCATCGTAGGTGCGCTCGAAGTCGGTGACGTTGGCGCGCTTCGGTCCCGGCATGTAAGAGGCGAACGGCGCGTACGCCATCTTGCCGTGCGGATCCGGTTTGCCGGAATCGTTCTGCGCGGCGAGGTACGTGCGATCCGAGATGAGCTGCTGGACGCCGTTGAGGATGAAACCGAGCGCACCCTGCACGGAGGCTTGCGCCTTGATTTGGTTGAGCGTGTCGATCTCTGCCTGCAATTGATCGGCGTAGTCGATCATGCGACGGATTTTCCGTTCGAGGTACTCTCGGCGGTAGAAGAGCGCGTCGTAGGTCCAGTCGCGTGCCGATCGAACAAGCTCCGCCGACTCCTGGTCCGAGAGACCCGGGGTCCCCAATATTTCCCCGTTCGACATTTGCTGCGGCATTCCGTTCTCGGAACCTTCAAGCCGGAAGACCGCTTGGTTCATCGAACGGATCTGGAGGTCGTAGAAGGCGTCACCCCCAAGAGCCTCGTAGGCCAGGAAGAGCTTGCCGGCGTAGGTCTCGCTGTCCCCAGAGGACAGGTTGGTCGGGACACCCCCAGAATCGAAGGCGAAGGCAATCGCCCCGATGCGGTCCAGCTCGGCCTGGAGGTGGAGAACCCGGTCGTCAATTTGGGCAGTCTGCGCCCGCACCCAATCGGAAAACCGAGTGAATTGCGACGCTGTGAAGGTGCCCAGGAAGTCGAACGACAAACTTCTGCCTCTACCCCTGCGGGCCTTACAAGAAGCAAAACGCAGCCTTTCTCAGAAGATGAGCTGTAGGGCGCTGGCGAACGAAGAAACGTCGGGCGCGATGTAGGCGAAGGCCACCCCGGCCGTGTACCCGCCCGGGCCGCTCGGCGGCTTGGTCCCCCCGGCGCTGTCCACTGCCTGCATCCACTCGCCCACATCCCCCGTGCTCGACGGGACGAAAAGGACGAAGAACCCGACCTGGAGACCGATGATGAAATCCAGTAGTTCGATGAGGTACTTGAGGAACTTTTCGAGGGTGTTGATCTTGCGCTCGATGAGGTCGATGTAGGCCTTGATCTCGTCGAAGACCCCCTGGAAGCCGTTGAGGAGGGCCTGAATCTTGGCGAGAAGCTCGTAGAGGAGCTGGCCCGCCCACGGCACGATGTCGCGAAGAACGCTGACCTGAATCCAGTCCGGGGGCGCTCCGCCCAACGTGAACGACTTGCAGAAGTTGACCGCGTTGAGGACGTTCAGGCGAAGGTTCGCATCGTTGGCGAACGCGTCCCCGTAAACCGTCATGACATCGCGCATCACGTTGGGATCCGTGCTGTCGGTCGTCAGATGGAAGCACACCGCCGAGAGACTCGTGTCTCCCGCCAAACCGCTCGTCGTCGGATTGCCCTTGACGAAGGGGCCGATCATGAGCTGCCGGAAGGCATCCGCGTTGTTTGCGCTCAAGATGGCGCCGGCCACAATCGTCGCAAGACGGGTAGCACTCCGTTTTACGCGAGAGGTCTGCCACGGCGCTTGCGGGAACTTCCCGGTCGCCGGATCCGCAACGAAGCCGCTCACGTTTCCGAGGCCAGCGGCAGCGCCAAGGATCGGGACCGACGTGAACGCCACTAGCGCGCCCGCCTGTTGCGTGAGCGAACCCTCGCCGATGTTCGAGATATGCGTGTCCGCGTTGCCGGGCAACCCTTGCGCATTGAACTGGGCGCCGGCCGGAAGCGGGAGATGGAAGTTCAACGAGAACGCAAGCTCGAAGAGCCGCTTGAGGTTTTCCACGACGTCGAAGAACGGGCCTGTCGGATAGACCGGGATGCGCTGCGAAGCGATTGGGCTCGCCCGACCCATGACGGGGTTGTCGCCGGGCCACTTCACGAGCCATTGCTGCGTAACCGGATCTTGTTCCGGCTGATCGAAGCTAATCGTCCCATCCGAGTTGACCGTGAGATCGCCGCTGTACGCTCGAACGCGGTAGAAGTAGACCTTGCCCTGTTCGACGTCACTATCGATGTAGCGGAACTTCCCGAGTTGCCCGAGGAAGAACGTCCCAGAGTTGTGTGACGGATCGACGACGATGTACTTCTGGAATTTGATGAACGGGTCGTTGTAGATGTCCTTGATCGCGAGTTTGCGGGAGATGGTCTTCCCGGGCTCGCCACGGACCTCGAAGTTCGTGGGCACGGTTGCCGTGACCTGACCCACTGCGCTTGCGTCGCCGATCTTCGTCGCGTCGAGTTCGACGTTCGGATTGGCGGCGCTCTTTTCGATGAGGAAGCGCGGCGGCACGAACTCGGTCGCAAACGAGGAGAACACGTCCGAGAAACCCGGGTCGCCAACATTCTGCGTCGTGGGCAGGGCCCATTCGACGACGAGCGACTTCGGTTGCGACTGGAAGATCTTGACGACCGAAAGAACCGGGTCGCCTTGATCGCCGACCGGCAGAACCTTCACGTTTGCTGGCGCAGCATAGTGCGGAGCGAGGAAGTCCTTGCCGAAGAAGCGGAGCAAAAGGGTAAGGCGCCGGAGCAGAACTTGAACGTTCTCTGCATCGACGACAAGGAGGATGAATCCGCTCTGCGTTGCTCCGGCGATCGGCTGCGGTCTGTTCGGGTCTCTCGAATCGACGAGGGACCCTTTGAATCTTGTGACGAATCCTTGGTAGCCGCCCGCCACTCGGTTGAAGTTCGGATCACCGAGCGTGTCCGGGACGTCGTAAAGGGCGTAGAGACCCGTCTTCTTGAGGGTCTCGAACAACGTGTTGATGAGACTGATCAACGCTTGGACGAGCGCGATGATCGGGTTCGGGAACGAGATGAGAAGCGCCTTGACGATATCGAGGAGCGTCTTGAGGATTTCCAGAAACGTGACGAGCGTTTCGAGGATGTTCCTCGCCCCTTCGAGCAGATCCTTCCCCGGGAGCTGGAGAGAGAACGAGTTCCAGGTGGGGGTCGGCGTCGCCATTCAGTTCAGGCTCCGTATTGGAGCTTCTCCAGCTTCTTCCGGAGGTGCGAGAGTTCGGCTTCGGTCGCTTCCACCGTCTTCTCGATGACCTCTTTCATCTTGTTGTTGATCCCGAAATTCTGTCGGTACTCCCACTTCGGGGGCTCCGGCTTCTTCTCTTCAGACTGGGCTTCGGGAGCCTTGTTCTCTTCGGTTTCCATCACGAGCCTTCCACTGTGAGAAGTTTGATGAGTTGATTGAACACGTCCTGCTGTTGCTTGACGCGATTTGCGGCTGCCGTCTGTTGCAAGACGAGGTACCCCGACTGCAAGTTAATGCGCGCATCGATCCACGTGAATCGCTTGTCGTACAGACGTTCGGATGAGGCGAGAGCGCTCTGGAGGATGGCCCTCGGACCAACGCCCGGATCGGCGAGGTAGGTCAGCCGTGCCTGCACTTGCGCACTTCGCGTATCCAAATCGGCCGTCTGCAACCCGATGGCGAATTCGGCCGGATCCGGCACGCCGCTGAGGAGCACCGGCACTTGGGTGTTGAGCACCGGTTGGAATGCTTGCGTTTGGGTGAGGAAGGTCGCGTTCTGTCCGAGGATTCCGAAGATCGCTTGCAGCGTGGCGAGCGACACTCCGAACGCCTTGACGATCTGGTACGTCACTGCGCCCGCCAACGGGAAAGTCGTCGCGATGGTGATTTGGTGCGCGGTGACGTTGCCGATTCCGTAGATGCCCGCGTTCGTACCCGTTGGGATGTAGACGAAGTGTGACGTGGTGACGCCCGACGTGAGGAAATTCACCGTACCATCGTTGAGGAGAGAAGAGCCGGGGCTGGGAACAGAGCCCGCTGCACTCGAAAGCACCGTCGTGAAGACCGTCGTGAAGAAGTTGAAGATCGACGTTTGTTCCGACTTGGGGTTGGTCGAGATGGTCGCGATCTCGGTCGCCACTGCCGTTTGCACGCCCGTGTAGATCGGGCCCGAGTACGTATCGAGCGGGTTGTCGATGCGGTACGTTCCGCCAGCGGGGTTCGGGAAGGCGCTGTCCAGAGTCAGAGTCGTCGCCGACGTGATGGCCACGATCTGCCGTCGCAATCCAATGTTCGGACCGCCCGTCATCACCACCGTGTAGCCAACCTCCGTGCCGTTCCCGAGGAAGTTGGCGAGGAGATCCGTCAGCGTGGTGCCGGCTAGAGTGGCTGTTCCCGTGATGGCCGTCCCACTGACTGCCACCGTGAATTGGAAATTGGTGTCCACCGAGGCGAAGGCGTCGGCGAGACCCACGGTGACGGAGTTCGGGGTGACAGCCGTGATGCGTCGCCAGCTCGTTGCGCCGTTCGTTCCAGAAAGGATGCGAACGAGATCGTGGACTTTCGGGACGGGCGAAGGAAAGTTGCCGGCCGTGAGCGTGATGATCGTCTTGGTTACATCGAGGTTGCCCGTTCCCAAGAATGGGGCTGTCGTGTTCGTGCGCAGCGTGCCCGTGATGGGGGTCTCCGCCTGGGCCTCGACGTTGAGCGGGCCGCCGCCAGAGGGGGTCAGCTCTCCGTCGAAGGTCGGGCCCACGATCGGAACCGACTGGTCGCCATCGTCGTTCAACGTGCCACCAAAGAGGGCCGAGAACTTGAACGGAGCCGTGTAGTTGACGTTCACCCCGGCGCCGTTGGCTTGGAGAACGTCCCCGTTCTGGATGGGATAGATGTCTGCCGACTTCGGGATGATGTTCGCGGGCGGGGGCAGAGAGCTAATGATGCCGTCGAAGGGAAACTTTCTTGTGATGTAGAGAAGCTCGCCCGTGCTCAGGTTCGCATCCACGTCTTTCCCGATGGGGTAGATCATCATGTACGCGCCGTTCGAGCTTGGAGTGGGCGGCGGGGCGTTACCGTCCTTGAGCATCGAGTTCGCGTCGCTTGGCGAGACGTAGATGGTCGAACCGGCCGGAACGAAACCCGGATCGGGACCCGGCGTGGGCGAATGTGCCCCAAGGCTGATCGTGATCGTCGTAGGAGTGACGCCGAGCACCGTCGCGGTGTCGGCATCGGTGATGTAGAAGCGGCCTTGTGGATCCTCGATGACCACGCGCATCTGCGTGATGAAGGCTGGCCGCTGAAGGGCGTCGCTCGTGCCGTTCGCATTGTCCACGGTAAAGACCGTGGTTCCGTACGGGTAGTCGAATTGAATTTGTGCGCGCGGCCACCGCTTGAAGATCGAGGGAGGCAGAGAGAAAAGGCTCGTGTAGTTGAACTTCGCGATGATGTCGCCGTCGTGAGGGCTTCCTCCGACTTGGGCCGGCGACGGCGTGAAAATGTTCCGCCTGTTCTTGAAGAAGCGGCTGTGGGGCCCGGGGAGATAAATCTGTTGGACGAATCCGCCCGGAATAGGGAACGGAGAAGCGACGAGGAGATCGTCGATTTGGTTCGTCACCTGAGAGACGCTCGTACGGACCGGGTTGTTGATGTTTCCGTCGAAGAGGAATCGGCCGTCCGAGTCGCCAACAACGCGGCCATCGATCGCGTGAAGGACGTCTTCCAAATCGTTGACCGCATCGTTGAAGAACTTGAGGCAAGTCCTGGCGATGATGTCCACGTTCGCCAGGTGCCCTTCCTGGAAGTAGACGGAATCACGGCCCTGGTTGAAGAGTTGGGGCGACGACGAGTTCGAGGTCATCGGCCCGCTTGAGGGTGACCCGGCTTGGGCAGCGGCCTGAATCGTTTGCTGCACCTCGCCCTTGAAATTCGTCATCGTCTCGACGCGGTAGTAGAAGTTGTCCGGCGAGAAGACTGTGTAGTCCGCGTTGAGGACCTGGCCGAGAAGGCCATTCAATTGGTTCGGCGCGATCGTGCACGTGTAGGACGCTTTCAGATTCAGGCCAGCCGAGACCGTTCGGTGCTCGGTATCGAAGATCGAAAACTCCTCGTTCGGCAAGAGGGGCGACGCGTACACGATGGTTCCAGAGTCGTCGATTGTGTAATCCGTGGGGGACGTGAGCAGCTTCCCGACCTGGCCGGCGATGCGCCGGAAGACCGTGATCGGTTGAGTGGTCACCGGAACCCCACGTGTGTGGACAACCGTGGGCGCCTTTTCGAAGATCGGTCGGATCGAATACGAAAGGAACTGCTGGCCAAAGACGTACTGCCGGATGGCGTTCGACGCCAAGGTGAGCGTCGTCTGGTTGACCGTCTCGTCGAACGTCGCTGCCGTGACGATGTAAAAGTCACGGAAGGACACGAGGCCATCGGTAAATTCGACGATCGTGTTCGTCGAATACGCGGACGTGCGGTCCCCTTGAAGGACGATCGCGTTCATGCCCCGCGCGACCGAACCGAACGCTTGAAGCTCTTGCACGAAGTAGGCAGGAGCGCTCGTGGGGGTCGGGCCAGAGACGATGTAGAGATTCGGGTTGATGTAGTCGTTTTGGAATGTCTGCGTACCGGACAGCGTGACCGTCGTCTGGTTCGCACCGGAGTCGTAGCTCGACGAGCCGATCTGGTAGACCTCAACCTGCTCGATACGGAGCAAGAAGTTCGGTTGGAAGATCGAAGTCTGGTCCCCGGAGATGATGACCGAATTCTGTCCTTGGGTGATGGCGACCTGAGCCGTCAGCATCGGCGGGTTGAGGACCGTGATCGACTTCTCGCCGCCATTCGCCTCGTAGACGAAGTAGTCGATGAGGACGCGTTCGGTCGGAGCGACAACTGCTCCGTGCGGAAGGGCATCCGTGAGCTGATTGTCCGGAAGGAACGTGATCGTCGATGCAGCCGTGTTGACAACGACTTGCGAGCTATCTTGCGGACGGCCGCCTCGGTAAACCTTCGGCGCCGGGTTGCTTGCCACCGTCTTCCCAGTGGGGTTGAAGGTGAGAACGCTCGTCGGCGACGGGTGGGGCTGCGTCAGTTCCTTGCGAACGAGGAAGGTTCCGGGCTCTCCGACGATCGGCGGCGCCGGGGGTGTCGGTGGCGACGTGATGGGCGGTGCCTCGACATACGTGAGAAGGATCTCCTCGTTGGCCAACATGCGCTGCGCGAACGTGATGAACCCCAGCGCCGGCTGGACCTGGTAATCCGTCCCCAGCGTCAGCTTTCGCACCCAGTAGAAGATGCGCGGCGGAGCAAGGTCGCCCGAGTTGAAGTTGAGGTTGCCCGTTGCCTGGCTGACTTCGACGTGGCCCGCAGGGAGGATCGACGGATTGGTGAATCCCGTGTCCGTCGAAACGGTCGTGACGACAGAAGAAAACGTCGCCCCGCTACCATTTCCGAATCGGATTCGCGACACGCCAATGGCGCTCTTCGGAATGTGCAAGCGCCGGTACACACGGTACGTGCTGGACGACAGAGTGACGAAGGGTTGACCGGAGTCCACCGTCAGAGCGTGCTGGGCCACGCTGGTCACCGAGCGACTGCTACCGGAGTCCGGTCCGGATGTGATCCGAATGGTGTCCCCGATCTGCACGCCCGATACAATGAAGTCCGTTGCCCCATCGCTGAGGGTGACGAAATCCGGGTAGGTTGCGGTGCCAGAGGAGACGATAGAAGTCTCGTTCTGCCCGGTGCCGAGAGCGACGATTCGTTCGACCGACGTGTTCGGATCGATGAGCTGGACCTTTTGGAAGAACCGGTCGGCGAGGATCTCTTTCCCGCTCAAGATCTCGTACGAGAGAGGCCCGGAGCCAGCGGGGGGCGGAACGTCAGTGTCAACGCTGGTCGCGGCGACCGACGTAATCGTGTAGACGCCCTTTGCATATCCGGCGAGCCCGACCAAGTAGTCCCCAGCGACAACGCCGTCAGAGATGAAGTTCGCGCCCGTGTCCGTGAAAGTCGTTCCGCTGAATGCGCCGGTCGATCCGACAGCACGGTTGACGCCCGATGTCGTCGTGAAAAGGACGATGCCGGCAGTGGGATCGAAGAGGCAATCGGTGCCGATCGTGAGGGGCGAGTAGATCCCAGTGCCCGGCGACGTTTCGAGCGAGAGCTGTACGTTACCCGCGAGTACGAGTGGATCCGAGAGCTGCGCGGCGCCGGCCGGCTTCTGGAGCGGGATGAGGATGTTGTTCTTGCGCTGCGCGAACTGGAACGTCCCCGAATCGAAGTCGATCGTGTAGCCGAGACCGGCCGGTGGGCTCGTGAGGTCCAAACGCGGAAGCGTGCCAGTGAAGGTTCCCTGCCCTTGGTTGACCGTAACGATGAGGGTGTTGTCGTCCACTGGAACGGACGGCAAGAAGACTTGAGGCGAGCCAATGATCGGGTTGGCCCAAACGGCATCCGTCACCGTGTAGAGCGCCGTGACGTCTTTCACACCCGCCGTCTGCGCATCGAGGTTCACCGGGGATCGGAAGAAGCGCATTGAGATGCCGTTCTCGATGGCGAGATCGCCGAAGATGACTTGAACTTGCGCGGCGCCGAAACGCGCCTTGTCCGCAAGCGAGAACTGCACTCCTCCCGTTCCAGGATTCACCTGCACGGTGCCCGCTTGCCCGATAGGATCGAAGCTCGACGTGTAGACGAACTGGGGGAACTGGTAGTACGGGTTGGCATTCGGCAAAGCGAAAATGAGGTCTCCGCCAGCAGGAGGAACGCTGCCGATCACACCCGGTGCCGTGATGGTGTTGAGCGCCTGCCTTGGAAGGAGGAGATCACGAGCAAGGAGCGTCCCGTCGAAGTAGACACCAAGTCCAGGGTTGGCGATGATATCGGCGTTGCTGAAATTCAGCTTGCCAGTCGTGCGCGCCCACTGGACGGTGCCGGCCGGAGGGCTGCCAAAGCTACCCTCGTTCGGAACCTCGACGGTGAGAAGCCACCTGTGAGATCCGATCCGGATGAGCGGGTACTGGGTTGTCGCCGGGAGCGGGTTGAGCAGGATCGTCTGGTCGCCGATCGTTCCGATGCGGCCCGTCGATTTGCTGAACGGGAAATATTGCTGCTGTTGCCAGCGAACCGTTTGACCGTTGTAGGTCGTGAGGTCGGCCGGGTTCCAATTGAGGTGGCCGGTCGAGAGCGAAAGCTCCGTCGTGCCGGCCGGAGGACTGCCGAAGTCTCCGTCCGTGAGGACAAGAGCAACCGTCTGCGTCGTGCCGCTGCCCACGCTTCCGATCGACAGACGGTAGGGTGCGGTTGCGAGAAGCTGGAGGGGCGGTGTGACGGTGAGGCGCTGTGAGTTCGAGTTCGGGCCTAGGGTGCCCGCGACCGTGATCTGCCCACCGGGCAACGTGCGGAAGCGGCCATTCTTCGACTCGTAGTCGAAACGTTGAACGATTTCGTTCTTGGTCCATCCGAACTTGGCGTGGGCGATCAGGCCGTCCACGTTCGGAAGATCGCCCTCCGAGGTGACGATGACGAGATAGTCGTCCCGGGGGTTGGCTTCACTCGATGGATAGGCAGCGTTGAACGCGCCCGAGTTCGAGATGAAGTTGTTGGGCGTGCTTGTGAACGGCGAGTTGGACTGCCCTACGCGGGGCGGTTCAAGCACATACCCTGTGATCGAGAAGCCCATTCGATTCCTTCTTCATACGATCTTGCCAACGCCCACCCCGGTTCCCCCGACCGGCGTCGGCGCCCCCATAATGGCGACCGGAATAGCAAAATCCTTGAACACATGATCCAAAGCCATGCCGATTGCTGTCGCCTTCTTGACCGTTCCCTGACCTTTCAAATCCACGCTCTCGAAGCCCTGAATCATCAAAGGTACCGCAGAGCCTGCCCCGACGATTCGCGCTACACCGGCTCCCGCCCCGACTCCGGCGTGTGTCGTCACAAGGATGGCCTGGGCAAAGCCGGCCGAAAGGCCCGCAGCGATGCCTGCGGCCAACAGAGGAGCCATGGGCCCCAAAATCTGCTGGGACTGCATGCCGAGCAGAAGGCTGGCCAGGAGGAGGGGCGGCGGGACAATCAGCGGAGTGACACCGGCCCCAACGCCGAGTGTGCCGGTGTCGATCGTAACGACCGTGGCGGACCCGGCGAACAAGACCGTACCAGTCGCGATTCCGAGCGCGAGCTTCGGCATACCGGCGCCGATTTGGCCCGTGCCCGCCATCGCAGGAACGAGAGTCCCAGTGAGACCCACCGGAGTGAGCGGCATCAGAACGACCTCGAAACCGCACACCCTTGAAGTGGGAGACCCGTGATCCAATCGAGGGATGGCGTGCCGGGAGGCATCATGGGCAGACCACGAGCGATACCGAAGACCGCTGCGGGACCCCCAAGAAGGACTTGAGGAGCAATCAAGGACACGGCAACACCCGCGACCATGGTTGCAGCCAAGCCCGCTGTCAGCGTGATGGCCCCGCCGGCGATCGTGGAGTACGCGCCACCGGCGAGCTGGGAGAGCGCTCCGCCTACGGTGAATGAAGCGGAAGCGCCAGCGACGAGGGAGTACGCCGCACCAACGTTGTCACTCATGGCACCCGCGCCGGCTGTCGTGACGATTGCGCCCGCCGCCACCGTTTGGATCAAACCGCCTGCCAGGATGGTCGAGACCTTGCCGCCAGCGCTGATATTCTCCAGCACCTGGAGAGCGTATTGGTACTGGCTCTTTCCTGCGATCGTGCTGCTCAAATCGGACGCGTTCACGGAGTAGCCGTTGTTCGCGTTGATGTTCATGCGGTCCGTGTGGATGTTGTAGCCACCGTTGACCGTCGTCACTTTGGCGCCGCCGACGTTCTGGATGTTGTCTCCAGAGCAGAAGGTTTGCCTCACGCCCTGAATGTCTTCGGACAGGGCTACGTCGTTCGTGTCGGGCACGCCCTGGTAGCTCGCTTGAACCGACGAGTGATACCGAACGTCGATGGCCTTGCCTTCCGAGCTAGACCCGATGTCGAGCACGACGCCACCAACGCAGGTGAGATTGATCGAGACGTTGCTGGGGCTTGCCGCACCGATGTACGCCTTGAGCGCGCCGGACAACATGGCCTCGACCGAGACGTTCTTCGTTCCGGACGGGTACCTTTCGAAGGACGAGCCCGGGATGTTCAGAAAGAGCTTCCCCTGCTTCGACACGGCTGCGGCGAAATAGTTGTCGGTCGTGCTGCGCGGGGGATGGATTGCGAGGAGCGCGGCGCCAGCGGTCGTGAACACTTCCAGGTCATCGAGCGGAGAGCGCGGAACCTCGTCCATCGAAAAGGTGCCGGCTGCTTGGCTGGTGAAATCGTCGAAGAGCTTGGGCTTCGTGACACGGGAATAGGTGCGCTGCCCGAGCGAGGTAGAGAGGTCGTTGCCGACCGTCGTTCCAAGGACGTGCTCGATGTATGGACGCTTGCGGTCGATTTGGAAACCATCGATCTCGTCGAGCACCTGTTGTGTGAGGTCCGACGTATGATTGATCTGCATGCGGTATTCGACGAAAGGCTCCGCGCCGGCTCCGTTGTTCGGATCCTCGAAGTTCACCGCAGGGAATGTTGAGGGATAGAAGACGCGGCGACCGTTCGAGTAGGTCGTAGGCGGGAATTCGTTCGTGTCGTTGAATGCATCCAGCAACTTGCCGGTTGCGTCAGCGAGCTTGTTCGAGCTTCCAGCAAATCCAGGTCCGGCGCTCTGATAGACCGAACGACCAAAGTACCGCTCACTGCCAGCGTCCTTGAGCGTCTTGCCATCTGCGTGAAGGATGTCCGGATACGTGAAGTAACCGCCTCGACGAATCGGGCCGGAGATGCGGGTGACGCCGCTCTCGTTCTCCACACGATGGATCGACTGAGCAACAAGGGTCCGATCCGTGTCCCTCAACTCGATGAGGTCTCCGGCACGGTTGGCCATTCGCACGTCTTTGGTCAGCGCGAACTCGGCACCAGCGGCAGACATGCCTCCGACGTCGCCGGGGCGGAGCTTCAGGCGTTTGACGCGGTAGCTCGGGCCAAGAATCTGGCGGACGTTGGTTGCGTCCGTGGGATCGATTCCACCGGGATCGGTCGGGGCAAACGGATCGAACCGATTGCCAAGACGCTGCCCTGTCGGGATGTACCCGAGAATCATCGCCTCGAAGAGCTGTTTGTGCCGGCGTCGGTACCCCAGGATGACGATCGAGTTGACCTCGGGGATGCCTCCGAAGAAGCTTCGCGGGCCGCACATGGCTTGTGTGAGATCGATCTCGAAACGATCTCCGCCGCCCGTGAGGACCCTCACGTCGGCTTTCATCGTCACCTCATCCACGCGCGTGATGAGGCCGAGCTTCAGGCCAAACGGATCGCCCGTGCTAACGAATTCCTTCCCGGGCGTGTGCCCGAGAGGGTGCTTCGGAATGTGTTCATTGGGCATGGGTCACTTTGGCAGCGTGGCGAGTTTGGCTTGGTTGTTCGCGACGTTTTGTTTGAGCTGGCCGATCTGTTGCTGCAAAGAAGAAATCTGACCGGCCGGGTCCCCGCTCGTCGAGGTGCCCGAGGAAAGTTGCTTCTGCAACGTTTGAACTTGCCCTTCCAGGCGGGTGATTTGCGTGATGTCCGCGCTGATTTGGTTCGAAAGTGTGGCCTTGTCCGATGCGGCCTTCAATTGGTCGCCGAACTTCGTCCACTGACGTTGCAGGTCGTTTTCGGCGCTGTTCACGGCACCGGCGATGGCGTTGGGATCCCCAAGCGCCGCGCGGTTGTTCGGCGCGAACGGCGGAGCGAATGCGGGCGGATTGTTGGGGGTGAACGAATCTGGGCTGTTCGAGAGCTTTCCTCCTGGCAGATAGTCGCCACGGATCGCTCCTTCGAACTGCTGGTGCGGACCGTCAAGTGCCTTGTAGAGACGTGCCAAGAATTGTTCGACGCGGGAGATGACCTCTTCACGCGACGGCGCGAGAGTGTGATGCTGGGTCTGCACCTGTTGGAGCTGCCCTTGAAGGTCCGCGAGCTGGCGCTGGTCTTCTTCGAGGTGGACTTGAAGATCGTTCACGTACTGAATCGCGCGTCGCACGTTCACGTCGTCCGGCCCCTGCGGTTTCAGCGCTTGTAGATCCGCTTGCGCTTGGGTGATGAATCCTTGCGTGTTGGCGATATCCGTTTGGAGCTGGGCGATCTGGTTCTCCAAGTCCGCCGTCTGGAAGCTTCCCCCGACCGGCTGACCAAGAAGGACCGCCGCTGCCGTCGTCCTGTCTCCCCCGATCGCAGCGGTTTGCTGTGCTGACGCAAACGCGGGCGACTGATTGAACAGGCTGGTGCTGTCTTGGGTAGCCTGATTGAGCGTGCGCACCTGGTAGCCAACGTTGATGAAGGCGAGGTCCGAACGGCCGAGGAGGCAGGGGCACTTGTCGTCGGGATCTTGCTCTTGCTGACGAATCGACATCTCGGCCAACGTCAAGGCACTCGACAATTGCGACGCTTCGACGCTCGCAATTGCCCCCTCTTGTTCGGGGGAACCGAGAGGTGCGGCATCCACGAAGTTGTCACCGACGTCGGTGAACTGACCGGGCGTCCCATCCGGATTGATGACGGCCGACGTCTGGAGATCCTCCGGAGCGAGGCGCGCCACGGCATCGGCCGGATTCGAGTAGGCGCTTGCGATAGCCGTGAGGCCTTGCGATTGGGCGTTGAGGGTTTCGAACAGACCGCCGCCCAAGGCAAGCTGCATGTCGATGTTGGCGGGAGAGTTGACGTTGCCCGTGAGCACGAGACGCCCATCCCTGAGTGACACGCGCCGGCCATAGCGGAAGTGCCCCACGACTTCGAAGCCTCGCTCGTCCGAGACAGGGCGGATCATGCTCGTCTTGCCGCGAAGAAGCTTGTCGTCCGAGGACGACGGCGTGACGTTCACGTTGCTCGATGGGAGGAGGACAATCTCGCCAATGACGCCCTTGCCCTCGTCGGACGAGTCATGCGCGTAGACGTAAACGCCGGCAGAGTTGAGACCATACTGGTAACGGTTCGTCGTGTACTTCTCTTTGATGCGATCGAAGTCCAGGTCTCGCGTCGCCTTGTCGAGGGTCGCAAGCTCTTGCTGCGCGACGTTTTGGAGTTTTTGCTCGTTTTGCTGCGAGACGTTCGAGTTGGTCCCAGGTGCCTTTTGGCCCTTCAACGTGTCGAGGTCGGTGTTCGCGGGCGCAAACGGGCGCGTGTACACCATGACAACGTTTGGGTATCCAACGATGCGGCCAGTCTTCGGGTGGCGAAGAATGACCGGCTCGTAGGGGTTGTCGGTGCCAGCGGCGACAGCAGTGGAGGCGGCCGGCAACGTCGCAGCGTTGTTCAACTTGAGATCGAACACTCCACGTGCAGACAGCTCACGCGACGTGTACTTGAACGACAGGTTCGCTTTGGCCCGGACGGACTGAGCGGAAGGCTGCGGTCCGGTAACTGTTTTGAGATTGATCGACGCGATGCCGCGAGGAGCCTTGAACTTCTCCCTGAGCGCCGTGAGCGTCAAGCTCGTTGTCGCACGACCGCCAAACGCGATGTTGTGCGAGATTCCTTGGACGTACCAGATCTGATCCTTAGGAGCGAGGTAGATCGGGAACCCGAGACGCATTTCCGAGCGCATCGGGATGGTCACCGTGGCCCTGTGCCGACGCGAATTGATGCGGTCGAGCAGGTCGAGCCCATGGTAGAACATGAGCTGCTCGTTTCCGAGGAACTCGCTGTTGTAGCTTTGCGGGCGCCAGCCGTACTTGCGAAGGAGGTGGTAATCCGTGACGGACGTGAAGGGCGTTAGTTCTTCGGAGAAACCGTAGTCCACGTTGCCGTAGAGCGCGCCCTGCATCGTGAGCTGCGTCACAACTTCGGCTTCCGACTCCGATAGACCCCAGTCGATGATGTCGATGTCTTGAATCCACGACACCGGCTTGTTCGCGAGGATGTCGAGGTTGTAAAAGGGCGGTTTGAAAACGATGTCGCCCGAGGGATCCATGAAGAACTCGAACCCGGCCGCTTCTTTGGCCGCGTGCGCGAGTTCGAGCTTCGTCTGGTATTCGCTCTGCCAGAAGTTGATTTGCCCGGCCTGAGTGAACTGAGTGCGGAAGGCCGTGACGCTCGGATCGGTCGGATCGAACACCATCTGGCCGGCGTCGGGACCGCCGTTTGCGTTTCGGACCGCCGAGGATGCGTAAGGTCTTCCGGGTGTCCCCTTCGATTTGCGCGAGTAGAACTGGTAGAGCGAGTCGCCACGAACCGCGACGCCGTTGATGCCGTAGAGCATCAAATTCGAGCGGATCTTCTGGAACCTCTGCTCCCAGTAGAGCATGAGATCCGAGAGCGCCGCATCGAAGGTGGGCCTTTGCTGTTGCTCCTTGTAGAGCGACACAAGCGACCCCGTTCCGATCACGACGTCTCCGTACGACTGGAGAGCAAGCGACCAAATGACGTCGTACGGATTCATGCCGTAGAAGACGTTGCCGAAGATGCTCCTGCCTTGCTGACCACTCGGCGCCGTGTACGCCGGGTTGATGTTCATGCGGCAGAGTTCCCACCACTTTAGGATGTCGGCGCAGTTGATGCTGACCGTGTGCTCGCCGCCCGAGTAGTTGTCCGTGACCTCGGTTACGAGTCCCCAAAAGATGGGGTAGTATTGCGGCACGCCCTCGACCAAGTAGTACCCCTTGGCGAAGATCTCGATCTCCATCATCGGCGTGATGACCGGCCGACCGTCGAAGAAGAAATCATCCACCGTATGCCTGGGGATGGAGAGCGAAACCGAGGCGCTTCCGGGCACGCTGTCGATGTTGAGATCGACCTGAATGCTCGTGATGTACTTGTTGAGATCGAACGTGCGGTTGCACGAGGGGCAGCCGGTCACGTCCATCTCGCCGTTGATGTAGACAATCGCATCCGGCGCGGTGACCACCGTGGGGCGAACGTTCGGCTGATAGGTTCCTTGGAACGGACTACGTGCCATCACGTCCCCCTATTCGTCGGAGCGGGCGGCACGGTCGGCGACGGCTGCGCGTTCACGTTGGGGCCGAGCGCGTTCGGGGTCGTGTTCACCTGGTTCGTGGGAGCGTTGCCCTGCATGAAGCCCGGCGCGCCGTATGTGAGGGACTGGGCGTCGAGCTGGTCCAAGAGGAACGACGCGCGAACGGTGAATGTGAAGTTGTATTCGAGGGTGAACGGCGCAGTGTCGGTCTCGGCGATGCTGAAATTGTCGAACGAGCCGAGGTAAAGCGTCCCGTCGTAGTAGATGTAAATCGAACCGACTGCCGAAAGGTTCGTCGTCCTCGAACTCGACGTGTTGATGAAGTCGTTGAGCCAGACCCCTCCGTTGTTCTTGTAGAGGAGCCAGAGCGACAGGAAGTTCTGGTAGCTCTTCGAGAATTGGCGCGCGATACGTGTGAGGCCGGGGCTGTTCCCTGCCGACCCGACACGACTCGGGGAGTTCTGCGGAATGAAAGCGCCCGCCACTGCATCGATGGAGTAGAAGCCAGCGATCTTTCCGCTTGCTTCGATCTTGTCTTGGTTCTCGCCCCAGTGCTCGACGATCGGCCCGTTGCGGCCCCAGCTTCCGTCCGCGATGATCTTTTCGGGCGCGATGCGGAACGATTGCGGATTGACGAGCATCCGCAGCGGCGGCGTGTTCTTCATCCGGTCGATGGCCGCGAGCGTGGATTTGATGATCGCCGCCTGGGCCGCCAAGAAGCGGCTGCCGAGGTTCGTGCGATTCAGGTTCTTGTTCGATGCTTTTGAGGCATCCTTCTGCGCCTGGTTGGCGTTGTCCGATCCGGACGTCTGCCACGAGGTGGAGGAAAGAGAGTCGCCTCCGATTTGCTGCTTGAGGGGTGGCGGCAGGCTGTTCGGGTCGAGGTTCGCGACGTTCCCAACCTGTGCCTGGATGAAGGAGAGGTTGGGGAAGGCCGCTGCGTAGACGTCGGGGCTCGGAGGGCCGTAGTAGTGATGATCGAAGAGCGCCTGGGCGTACGCCTGCACGTCTCCGTTCTGAGCCGCTTCCAACCCACCCGAGGCGATGATTTGGGTGAGGAATCCGGACGCCCCGTCTTGAGCGCTTTGGTACGAGTTGAAGTAACGCGTGAAGCCTTCCGGAGTTCCGCCCGGATGCCACGCGAAGGTCTCGCGATTGTTCGGCGGCGTCGTGTAGTTGCCGATGAAGCCGAAGTTGTAGTTCGGAAGGTTGCCGCCCGTCTCGACCTGCGAATGGGCGACGAGGAGCGCCAAAGTGGCCGATGAGGGATCCGTGTGGAATCGTGCGCGCCACGCATCACGAATGGCCGTCGCTCTCTGCTGGAAGCTGAGTTGGTTCATGATGGGCGGGGCCGCGTTCGTGCCCGGTACACCCGTCCCGAGATTCGGTCCGCCATCTTTCACCTGAAGGGCGTTGATCTCCTGGCCCGGGTCTCCGGTGATTCGGGCGACGCTGGCCGATCGATCGAGCAGACGTCCAGTGACGTTCGACGACGGCGGCAGCACTCCCACCGCGAAGATGAGGGTCTGGTGCGCGCTCTTGTAGGGAACGGACGTGAGCGGAATGAATTGCCCGTCGAGTTCGTCCGGCTCGTTTTGCAGCGACGAGTAGAACGAGAGAAGCTCATAGATCGCCGGCTCGTAGTAGTCCGCCGACTGTTGAATCTGCTGGTAAACCCTCTGGTCTGAGCTGTCCGGCATGGCTCACTGCCCCCTGAGGATGTTGGTGACTTGTTGGTTGGTTCGTTGCAGGGTTTGGAACGCCTGGGTGACGTTGCCCTGATTGAAGTGCGCTTGGGCTTCCTGAATCCCCTGGTTGGCGGCGCTCACGGCGTTTGGATTCACCGGTGCACCCTGGTTCGAGGAGACAGCATTCGTCATGACGGCGTTGACGCGCTGATTGAACGCGTCCTGTTGGACGGAGTTGAGCTGCCCGATCGCCGTTTCGGTGGTCCCCTGAATGCCGTTTGCGCTTTGCAGAGCGTTTTGGGATTGGAATGGCGGCGCCGTCCCGGTCTTGTACATGCCGCGCGCAGCCGGATTCGAAATGAGGTTCGGGAGCTTCATGATCTCCTCCTGAACCTTGAACGACCACGAGATGCGGAAAGCGAAAGGCTGGTCGTCCGTCTCTTCGACCGAGAACGTACGGAAGTAGCCGATGTACGTCCCCCGGTCGTACATCATCATGATGTTCCCCTGGAGAACGATGTTGCCGTAGGGGTCGTGAAGCGATCCGTTGTTTCGGTAGAGGTCCAAAAGATCTCGATAGCGATCCCACGCGATCGTGCGCTGACGTAGTAGCGACGTGAGTCCCGTGTAGATGTTCATGAAGGCGCCGGTCGAGCCTTCCGCCGTGACCTCGGTGAGGTCGTCTCCCCAGTGCTGCTCGACGAAACCCCCTCGGGTCTGGATCCTCTCGATCTTCTTGGCGTGCTGCTCGTTGTAGTTCGAGGGGTTCACGTGCATCACGAGAGCGTGGGGGAGAAGGACTCGCCGCGTGTTGAATGGACTCGTGACCTGGAAGGCCAGAGGGATGAAGCTCTTCCTGCTAGCCAGACCATGTGTGTAAGTCGGCTTTTCCGAGGGGACTTCGACGATCGGGAAGTCCGGGTTGGCGGAGTTGATGCGCGGCATTGGTCACTCAGCGCAACGGCCTCCGTCGATCGTGATCGTTGATGGTGTCCATCGCCTGGGCACGGATGATCTGCTTGAGCATGTCGCCCTTGAGTTCGAGAACGACCTTGACCGGTCCGCCTCCCGCTCCGCCCGCAGGGACGATGTGCTCACCCGGTGCAACGGAAGCGATGACTTCGCCCGGCGCCGGTTGGAGAACCGTGCCACCTTGCGCGTTACCGCGAAGAACCTGGACGGCATCGAGAATGGCTTGGTCACCAGCGGCTCCGCTCTTTTGCATGGCCGCGACGACGTTCTCTCCGAAGTTGCGTCCGGTCATCCCGGCCTGAAGGCTCTTGAGGGCGATCGAGCGATTCGTTTGGCTGTAGAGCCAATACTCGAAGAGGGCGCGAGCCGATCCGTAATAGACCGACTCCTCCATCTGCGTGCCGAACTGGTTCTTGAGGAAGGCCGTGTTGAGGACAACACCGCTGGCGGACGTTTTCAGATCCTTGGCGAGGCTGTCGCTGGCGGCCTGCGTGGACTCGACCTGATTGTCCATGACCTTCTTGTCGTAAGTCGGGTCTCCGCGCTGGAAGGACAGCGCCTTGCGCGGTGCGGCTCCGCCTGTATCGGGGGAGCCGGCCGTTCGCTGTTGCGCTTTTGCTTGCTCGCCCCCGCCGCCTTGTTGCGTGGCCGAAGAAACAAGGCCCTCATTCTTCTTCAAACGGCTGTAGAAGATCGCCTGCTCGGCCGGGTCGAAGCCCTCGACTGCCGACTTCATGGCGAACATCTGCTTGTTGAATTCGGCGCCCGATTCGGAAAGAGCCTTGGAAAAGTCCTTGCCCTGTGCCAGAGCGTCCGTGACTTTCTGTTGCTGCTCGGCGCTCATACCCGCAGCACCCATGGCTTTGCGCGCCTTGTCGATTTGATGTACGTCGAAGCGCATCGACGTGTTGATGCTCTCCACAATGGCGTTCATCGCATCGTGCAGCGGGCCCGCCATCTTCTCGGTAGGATCGGCCTCGACCCACTGCTTCATGATCTTGGGCACGTCCGTGTAGACCGGAGACTTGAGCATTTCCGCTCGGAACTTGGCCGCGTCGCCTCCCGACTTTTCGAGTGCGTCCATCAGATCCTTGTCCTTCGACAGACGAATCTGCTTTCGCTGCGACGTAGACAGCGAGTTCGTGTCCAGCGGATTCTTGATGATGGTTTCGATGCCCTCGACGGCATCGATGAGCACGTTGTAGATCTGGTTCATCACGAAGTCCACGAGGACTCCGATCTTGTCCATGATCGTCTGGGTGAACTCGCCGACGCGCTTGTTGAGTTCCTCGGTCTTGGCCGCCTTGGTCAACTCGTCCTGCTGGGTCTTGCTCATGTTCTCCCAGACTTTGCGGGCGTCGATCTTTTCGAGGGCCTCGGCTTGGTCTTTGCCATTGGCCTTCATGTCGATGCCGAGCTTCTCCAGGAGGCGCGTTTCATCCTCGGTGAGCTGGGTTCCGGCTTCGAGCTTCCCGACGAGCGTCTCCTTTGTGAGATCGAGGGATGCCTTGAACTTCGTGAGCTGATCGAGTTGCTCGTCGTTGACCCCTGTGATTTGCTCGAACGCCACACGCTCGACATCGGAGAGATCTTCGACGGGCTTCTTGAAGAAGTTCTTCGCGATGTCGTCGAGGTGGTCCATGGCCGCCATCGGGCTCGCGTCTTTGAGAGCGCTCGCGACGTCCACGAGGCCACCCTTCGTGAGCTTGCTCGACATGCGCGAAGCATCGAGGAGGGCTTCACGGGTTGCCCCGTCGAGCTTGTCACGGGTTGCCCCGTCGAGCTTGTCCCCTTGCTTCGCCATCCACTTCATGAGGTCCTTCGGCTTCTTGATGACCTTCTTCAACTCCTCGCCCGTTCCCTTGCCGAGCTTGGTGTCAATGTCTTCCGCGAGACCGTCGATCTTCGTATTGAGATCGCGCTGAAGAAGATCGGTCGTCTTGCCTTTGCCGCCGAGGAGCGTGCTCTTCGTCCGATCCATCAACCCCATGCCCTTGAACATGTGGGTGATGGTTTGCATGAACTGCGCAGCGTTGCGCGGGCTCATGACCTTGCCGATCTGGCCAAGGAGTTTGGCCGCGTCGGCCATTCGCAGATTGAAGAGCGACATGTCCGACGAGATGCCACGGATGATGGCGAAGAACTTGTTGCTGGCGATGCCCGACTCACGCGCGCCGTCGAGGAGTCGCTGGAACGACCCTTTCACCATGTCGAAGTTCATGCCCATCTCGGTCATCATTTCGCCTTGGAACTGACCGATTTCGCCTAGGCTCACGCCGAAGGCTCGCGAGAATGCGACGGACATCTGGACCATCGAGCCCCAGTCCTTCACGTATCCGGTTGCCGTTGCGGCGCCGTTCTTCACGTCTTCGAAGTAGGTCGCCATCTTGTCGATCGCGACGCCCTCTGCCGTGAGAGAGGAGATGACCGCCGTGTGGGTCTCTTTGCTGATGCCCCATCGGAGGTTGTCAAGAGAGGTTGCCGCGTCGTACATGTCGCGGAGCGTGGATTCGAGATCCGAAGCGGCACCAACGGCCGAATCGAAATTGCGGGCCATGAAGCCCGCAGAGCCGGCCGTCGCCAAGACTTCCTTGTTGAAGTCCTTCGCCGCTGCATCTGCATCGATGAGGATCTTGACGATGCCAACGAGCACGGAGCTGAGCGTCGTGACAATCGGGCCGAGCTTCGATGCAAAGTTGAGGATGGGTCCGATTTTTCCAAGGATGCCGCCGATCGCACCAAGGGCCTTGCCGCCCGCGCCTCCGGACTCCATGCCCTTGGCCTGCATGCGAAGGCCCGCACCTTCGAGGTATTTGCCTGCGGCGCCCATGCCTTTGACGACGCTGCTCGCGAATCCGAAGACGTCGCGTCCCGAGACGGAACTGAGGGCATCGACGAAGGACTCCGCGAGATCCTCGCCTGCCTGACGACCGCCGTAGCCAACGGTCTCGGCGATCTTGGAGAACTTGCGTTCCTCCTCTTCCTGGCGGAGCTTCATGGCCGCGACCTTGGCCATCTGGAGAGTCTTCACGTAGTCCTTCGCACCACGGATGCCGACCTTGTAGCGCTCTTGGACGACTTCGATTTCCTTCTCGATCTCGCGACGCTCCTTGCCGTACGATCGGACAAGGCGCTCTTCGAGGTCCACGAGTTCCTCGGCGTGGGCCAAGGAGTCTCGCATCATGCGATCTTGGGCGTCGTTCTGGCGGGTCGCGTCACGGCGCCACTTCTTGAGGCCATCCCCAAGTTTCTTGGTGGCGTCGGTCAGCTTCTTCGTCGCCTTCGACATGATGCCGAAGCGCTTCGAGAAGGCCTTCTCGCTGGCAGCAACGTCGCGCTCGAACTTCCGCCGATCGAGTCTCGGCTCGAATTCAAGACCAACGCGCTCCTTCGAATCCGTCGCCATCACTTCCTCCCGAAGGGCGTGCCGCCCTGTTTACGCGGGACGATAGGAACAGCAGTGGAGGGATCCCTGTCCGTCTCCTCGACCTTGAAGTCCACCTCGGAGCCCGTCATCCCCCATTTATCGAGGAATTCACTGGTCTTGGGGTCGGACAGTTCGGGATAGACCATCGCACGGGCGGCCGTCTGGGCCTCGATCTGCTTGCGACGCCGGATCGCCTCCTCAACCTCAGCCGGAGTGAGCCCACGGAAGTCCGTGCCGCCGATGAGCTTCTTGTCGCCGAACTCCTCTTCGTGCGACTTGACGATTTCCTTGATTTGGTTCTGCCGGGCCTGGAAGTTCTCTCGGACCCGTTTCTCGTGCTCCTCGATCACCTGGTCGTGCCAGTCCTTGTCGCCTTTGAGGTCCTTTTCGAGCTGGCTCGCGAGTTCCTCTGCCGTACGCGCGCTGGTGACGACTGCCCCTTGGATCTGGAAGACGTTCTCCTGCGGCTTCTCCCCCATAAGGACCTGCCGGAGCACCTTGTCCTTGCGGGTGAACCGCTCCTCTTTCTCCTTGCGGCGTCGCTCGGTATCTTGGTGGTAGACCTTCTGAAGGCTCTTGCCGGCAAAGCATGAGCCGACGAACTTGGCGTTCTCCCAGTTGCGCTCGATTTCCTCATTCCGATCCTCGAAGTGATTGAGAGCGCGCCACGCGAGCTGCGCCCAGTTCAACCCCAAACGCTCCGAACCCGGAAAGCCCGTGACCGTTGGACTGGAGAGGTCCAGCCCCCGAAGCTGCGCCCACCGATAGCGCGAGTACGTCTCGGTGAAGTAGCACTCGGTGAGGATGACGGCGTTGCTCGCCCGACGATTGATCTCACTCAGATACCGAATGACACGCTGCTTGGGCTTGTTGTCCATCTCGGCGAACATCTTGGTGATCTGAGGAAGCCACCGGTCCCGATCGGGCAGTACGTTTTGCCCGTCGATCATCGCGACGCCGTAAGCGAGAAACGCGTCCCAGAACTTGTATGTGATGTTCTTCTCAAAGGCGCCGCTCAGACGAAGAAGCTCGAACTCGTGCTGGTTCAAGCTCTTGAAGACGAACACCACTTCGTTGATCTCTGCTGGTAGGGTGATGAACCCCCGGAACAGCATCGGTTCAACGTCGCGATAGACCTCGGGCTTGACCTCCGGTTCTTTGGGGGCCTCGATGTGAATATCAGGATCGCCTTCCACCCTGCGGCGAAGTGCTTCCTGTTCCTTCTCGTAGGACACAGCGGGCTCACCCATCGTTCATCACGGCATCTTCTGCGGCGGACGGAACCTGGGGTTGATCCCAGCGCTCGGTGGCTTCTCGACGATCGCCGAGAACTGCTTGACGTCCACTTGTTCTTTGCCCTTGACGCCAATCGTCGCGACCTCCTCCGGTACCGGGGGCGGTTTGACGGCGGGATCTCCGGGGAGCGGAAGCGGGACCTCCATGCCCAACGCGCCTTGCTCCATTTCGGCGATGTCTCGAACGCGCTTGGCTACACGCGGATCCGAGGCGATTTGGTGCGCCGGCGGAATGACGGGCGGGGGCCCAGCAGGCTGGATGTTCGGCGGCACAGTCGGTGTCGGAACCGGAACGCTGACGGCCTGCCGATTGAGCGGGGTCCGGCGCGCCATGGCTTCTTCGGCTGCCGTGGGACGAGCCTGAGCGGACGGCGGCGCTTGGGGAGGTGGAGCTGCCGGCGCCGTTGGCGGTGCCGCAGGAGCAGCGGGCGGCGTTCCCCCACCTTCACCCTGGTAGCGCGGATCCTGCTCGCGTGCGAGTTGGTCGGCCTTCTCCATCGCCCGCTTGAGTTCTTCGGCGGTCGAAAGGCGCATGAGGCCCGCGTCTTCGAGGACGCGTTCGACGATCGGATCCGGAACATCGACGAGTGCTTCACGCAGATCATCAACGACTCGACGAAGACGTTCTTCCGGCGTCTCCTCGGGAAGGATGAATTTCACTCCGTCCTTGGCCTTGTCCTCGGACAGCTTGAGGAGGTCTCCGAATTTTCGCCACGCCGTGTGAAGCGTTTCTTTGCCCCACGAGTCCACGATTTCGCGACGAATGAAAGCGTGGCGTTCGAGTTTGACCGGCTTCGTCCGGGTCTCGCCGGTCTTGGAATCCACGAACTCTTCTTCGACCTCGATGAAGTCGGCGTCACGAAGATCCACACCGTTGATCTCGACGATCGACCGGCTAAGGTGGGCCTTCTGGAAACCGAAGAGGTGCTCGATCTCTTCCAGATCTTTGCACTCTTGGAAGATGTCGTTGTATTCGTCGGGGCGAAGATTGCGCAACACGAGCGCGCAATCCCCCAACGTAAGAGGCTCTTCTACGAGGCCAATGTCCTTGGCCTTCGTGAGAGCCTCTGTGATCTTTTTCGCTGATACGATTCCCATCCTGTCCTCCACATTTCTTGGGGGCCAAGGATGGCGACGAGCTTACGAAACGGAATCGATGTACATCTGGGTTTGGATTTGCACGATGGAAACTACCGCGATCCACATGCTGTCTTGTCTGATTCGATTCACATCTGAGCCGTCGCCACTCATGGCGATGTGGCAGATAACGGTCTGCCAGCCGCCTAACTCGTTCCGGATCAGACCGGGACGATGAGGTTCGAGTTCGCAGCGAAGCGGAGCGAGTAGCCCTTGCCCGGGCCACCGCTCGCCGACGTGGGCGCGAGACCCGTGTCGATGAACTCGCCGTACTGCGAGATGCCGTCGATGATGTCGGTGACGGTGACGGAGGAGTTCTCCGCGACCATCGCCGCATCCGACGTGAACGAGGCGCTGTACGAGTTGAGCCAGCAACCCTCGAAGAACGTGAGCAGAGCGCGCGGCGTCACGATCGGGTTGTCGGCCGACGTCGGACCGTTGGTCACCGTCGCCTGAATCGAGGTGCCGTTCGGATCTTGCAGGACCGCGATCTCCGAGAAGACGAGTTCTTGCTTGATGTCGAATGGCCAGCGGTGGTGACGGAGCGAACGAGCGAGGCCGTCGATGCCGCCCTTGTAGCCGAGGACCTGGAACAGGTTCGCGGTGTAGAGCAGCGTCTTGTTGAGGGTGAGCGTCATCGGCTCGGTGACGGACGGAACGAGTTCCGCGATCTGGTCACCGAAACCCACCCCGCGCACCGGGTCGATCGTACGCGACTCGTCGAAGCCGAACTCCGAGATGACGCCGATCTGCTGGAAGGCTTGCGCGTTGGTCGCGTAGCCGTAGACCTTGTTCTTTTGAGAGACCGCCGCCCTCGTGTTGGGGGCAGTCCCCATACGGTAGATGTAGTTGGCGGTCGAGACGTTGCTCGGCATGGCTTACCCCTTCTCCCCTCAGACCTTTGCGCTCGCGAACATGGCGTGAAGGTGTGACGACTTCTCCCCGAGCTTCGAGAGCGCGGTCTTGGCTTCCGGCTCCTTGAACTTGGGGTGGCTGACGATGAGGTTCACGTTGCTCGCGATCTTGTGCAGATCGCCCTTCGCGCGGGCAACGTCGAATTTCTTGCCGGCGAGAACGAGCTGGTCGATCTTCTCCTCGGTCATGGTGACCTGGGCGAGGATCGCGTTCGCCATCTTGGCGTGCTCGTCCGAAGCCGTCATCGAGCGGGCACTCTGGCCGCTCGGGAGCTTCTCCGGGAGTCCGTAGTAGGACGAATTCTGGCTCTGGTTGCCGTAGACCGAGGGACGACGCAGCCAGGCAACGAGATCGTTGAGGCGATCGATGTCGTCCTTCATCGACTGGGCCGAGATCGAGCCCGCACCAGCCTCTTTTGCGTGCTGCTGGAGGTTGGCGATCTGAGCCTCGATGCGAGCCACCTGGTTCGCAATCGCATCCTTCGTGAACTGTTCCGCGTCAGCCATGGTCCTGCCTTGCCTGTGTGAAGGGGTTCGATTTGACGGGAGAATAAGTGGAATAGAGCGACCAGACGACCACCTGGCTCGGTGGGGCTTGAGAAGCTCCCACATTCGCTCCAGATCGACCGTCAACATCGATTCCCCCTCGGCCAAAAAGGTGTCCAGCGTCTGTTTTGCGGACCTGGACCCCACCGCCAGCTCGGTCACAAACTTGAGGACCGAGACGGACCCGAGCATGTACTTGACCCCATCGGGGGTCCGTACCCAATCGCTAAGCCCATCCGTACCAACGGTGACGAGCGCCTTTTGGGCCATCGCCTACGGAGGCACACGAAAGGATTACACGCGGACGAGCACCTGGATCAGGTGGCTGCTCAAGATGGTCGTGCCGTCCTCCGGATACAGCCAAAGGCCATTCGTTTTCCAGCCGGGAAGCTCCCCCATGGCGGTTTCCATCTCGTTCAGGATCTTTGCCGCCATCTCCAAACGGAACGGCACATGGGGCCCCTTCCGCCCGATCAAGACATTTTGGCGCCCGTCGATGACGGGCCCAAAGAGAGCCCCACGGAGGTAGCCCCTACGGAAGAGGCTCTCCCACCCATCTTCGAACGAGCCCTTCGTCTCGGCAACAACGAAGCCCTGACTCCCTGCATCGATCAACCACGGCTCGGGGGGTTCCTGGCCAAGGTGAGGAAGTTGGCCCGTCTCGATATAGTCCTTGATGAAGTCCACGCAATTTTCCAACCGAGAATCGATCTCGGATTGGACAAGGCCGTTGGGAAATTGGGTCCGCAGGAATTTGAGGAGGCGTGACAGCTCCGGATCAACGTGAGCGTGCCCAATGATCCCTCGTCGGTGCACGAGATCGGTCGCGGCAACGAAAGCTGCCGTTGCCGGCATGTCGATGAAGCGCCTGTTGCTCGCCAACACGATCGCCACGAGAGTGTCCACGTCCCGAATGCCTTTCGTCGCGAACACCGGCGGCATGGGCCGTCCCTGAATCAGATCGTCGAAGAAGCTTGTGAGGGCGCCTGGGTCTGCCCAACCGAACTCCTCACCGTGATGCTCGTAGACGTAGAGCGATGAGTCGCCCGTTTGTGCCCTTGAGGCACCCGTCTCGAAAGAGATCGCGTTCGGAACCACCCCGGATAGAGAATCATCGAGGATGATCTGCATGAGGGTGCTTACACCCGTGCCCTATGGACGTGAGGTCGTGGGAAGCTAGCGAGGTATTCGGGGTGGATGCGAACGAGACGATTTTTGGTGTCCTCCCACGGAAGAACAGCCAAGTCCGATGGGGCTCCTCGGTGGTCTTGAGCCGCAACGTATGCTGCGAAGTTATCCCAGACAATGCGGGGGATTGGGATTGTTCCGTTCTCGTACCCCCGGATTACGGAGAGGGGTGTATCGAACAGGAGCGCCAGATCCTCCGGGTCCAATTGCACAGCTTGCCGTAGGAAGACCCATGTTTCCGGCGTAATCTGGCCCCAAGAGATCACGATGCTGGCAGCACGGAGCCTGGCGAGTTTCTTGTTCGTGTCTGCGAAGTACGTCTGCCCGCGTCGAGTTTTGACTCCGGGGATCAAGGCAACGAAGGTCGTGCCCGTATTCTCCATGGGGATGAAAAAGTCGAAGAAGCCCTTCGTTCCACGCGGCAGATCGTTAACGGTTGCGTAGAGTCGTGGCGCGGGCGTTTCGGCGATGTCGATCGCATCGCTTACGCGTATGTTGTAGGTGAAGCTTCCGCTGATCGCAACGTCGTCTGTGACCGAGACGGCATCCGAGATGAAGTAATTCCCGGAAAAGCTCTCAACACGAACGACGTCGGTGACCCCCAGCGTGTCCGTGTTCCGACGAATGAAGTCCACCTGACGAGAACCGTCGTCGGTGGCGTTCATACTGTCTGTCAGGGCCCGACTATTGTCCGTGGATGTCCGGAGTGCGTCCGTCGCGGAAAGGGCGTCTGTCGATGTGCGGTTGAACGTAGTGCTTCGGCTGACACTATCGAGGATCGTTGCGGTGTTCGCATCGGTCCTGGAGAAATGGGCCGTTCGCTGTGTCGAGTCCGTGACGGTGGCAGTATCTTGCTGCGGTCGGTTGAATTCCCTACCTGCGACGGCGCTGTCGGTGACCGTCGCTGAATCAGTTGCACTTCGAGCGTACACTGCCGAAGTAAGAGTGTTGTCCGAAACGTCGAGATCTTCAGTGACCGAGATCTCGATACGCCCAGCAATTTGAATTGTGAGCGAATCCGTAATCGTGGCGCTGTCCGTTACCTTCTTGGCGTACTGCGCCGATAGGGCGAGGGCATCGGTAACAGACGGGCTGTCCGAAAGCTTCCGGTTGTACCCCAACGATGTCTTTGGGGTGTCGCTGACCGAAAAGCTGTCCGATGTGCTTCGGTTGAATTGCGAAGAGATCTTGGTGGTGTCCGTGAACGACGCGCTGTCCGTCGCCGCCCGGCTGTTTTGTGCGGCGATCTTGGTCGAATCCGTAACGGCTACGCTGTCCGATGCGAGCCGGTTGGCTTGCAATGATCGGGTCGTAGTGTCCGTAACAGAGACCGAATCGCTCAGAGAAACGCTATACGCTATCCCGAGCGCGAGATCTTGATTGAATAGGATCCAGACGCCACCGGGCATGGTCTAGCCTAACCTTCGACCTGTAGGCCGTCGAAGTTTCCCGGATGAGTTGTGGCGATCTTGGGCACGACTTCCTATCCCCTCATTCGAAGTCATCAAACCAAATGAAGAAGCGCGTGGAATTGTGGGTCGTGATCTGAGATACGAAGTCCGAAGGCGTTGAGATGCTTTCGGAAATCGTACGCGACCCAATGTACCGGCGAACAACAGCATCGTTGATGCTGATGGCTTCACTAATCGTGCGGCTGCCAGAGAATGCACGAGTGATCGCATCAGAAATGCTGACCGATTCCGAGATCGTTCGGCTCTGCACGAGAGCCCGAGCGATCGAATCGCTGGGTTGGGTGATGCTCTCACTGACAACCCGTGCTCCTGCGAACGCACGAGCTACGGAGTCTGAAGGCGTCGTGATGCTCTCAGAGATCGAACGCGCCGAGACCACATGCCGCGCAATGGCGTCGGTGGGGGTCGTAACGCTCTCCGAGATGTTTCGGAATCCCGTGAACTGTCTGGAGATCGCGTCGCTGATCGAGATGGATTCGGCGAGCGCACGAGAGCCCGCGAAGGCTCGTGAGATTGCGTCGCTGATAGAGACGCTCTCGGAAATGGTGCGCGCATTGACCGCTCGACGGGTGACCGCATCGCTAACGGAAACGGACTCTGCGATTGTTCGGGCACCAGCAAAGGCTCTCGCGACCGAATCGCTGACGGACACGGATTCGGAGACCGTCCGGGCGCCCGCAAAGGCTCGCGCAATTGCGTCTGAGGGTTGAGTGATGCTGTCGGAGATTGTCCGAAGGAGCTGGGCCGTCCGGGCAATTGCATCGGAGGGCTGGGTAATGGATTCAGAAACGGTCCTCGCTCCAGCGAAGGCACGGGCAACTGCATCCGAGATGCTGACGGTTTCGCTTAGCGCACGTGACCCGGCAAAGGCACGCGTAAGGGCATCGGAGGGTTGCGTGATCGATTCAGCAACCGAACGGAAATCGGCGACCGCACGAGCAACGACATCACTCGGTTGTGTGATGGAGTCGGAGATGCTTCGAGAGCCGGCAAAGGCACGGGTGATGGCGTCCGAGATGCTGATGCTCTCGCTAATTGCTCGTATTGCTGCATACACACGAGCAACGGAATCGGTCGGTTGGGTGATCGAGTCGGAGATCGTTCGGTTCGCGGCAACGACCCGAACGAGCGTATCACTAGGCTGCGTGATGGAGTCGGAGATGGCGCGAGAGGCAGCGATTGTTCGAGCAACGGCGTCCGAGACGCTGACGCTTTCACTGAGTGCACGAGAGCCAGCAAAGGCACGCGTAAGGGCATCGGAGGGTTGCGTGATCGAGTCGGAGATCGTTCGGTTCGCGGCATCGACCCGAGCGATGGCATCACTCGGCTGCGTGATGGAGTCAGAGATCGTTCGACGCCCGACGAATTGCCGGGAGATAGCATCCGAGATCGATATCGATTCGGAAATGGCGCGTGCTCCGACGAAGACACGAGACACGCCTGTGACAGCAGAGGGGACGACAGCGAGGAGGGTCGTCGCCCAGTCGTCGTTGCCCGTGGAGGTCGCTTGGTAATTGCCGGTCGCGCCTTGGGAGGCGTTGGCGATCTTGCCGAGATTCCAGATCGTTCCGAATGACGCGAAGGTATTGTCTTGGCCAGGCCCCATGAAAGTAAACGATGGGAAGTCCGACGAGATCGTGGCGTTGTTGTCTCCCAGCCAGAACAAGAAAAGCCACTCGTTGGCCTTCGTGGTCGTGAGGCCGTTCGCTGTCAATGTGCTGGAGAAGCCGCTGTTTGTCGTTGGTGCTCCGGCGCCTGAGTCGATTGGACTGACCGAATCAGCCCCACGCAAACAAACACACGCGATACCAACTCCAAAAGTGCTCGTCGGAGATGTGCTGAATGTGTAGTTCGCAGCCGGGGAGCCGGAGAGCTGAAGGATGTAGACTGCCGAAGAGATCGCGTCATCGCCCCCGCTCGGGTGATCGATGCGTGTACCGGAAACAAGTGTCGCGCCAGTTGGGGGCGTGACGGTCGCACCAGTTTGGTCATACCAGGCGACGAAGAAGACGAGAAGATCGCCGGACTGAGCGCCCGCAGGAGTGCTTACGACACCTGGGTTTGTCGCCGTCGCAGCCGAAGTCGTCATCGACCCGACTTGCGTGATGGTCGAAGAGCCGCTGCCATCCGTAGGAGTCGTAATCGACTCCGTGATGGTGCGCGCATAGTGAGCGATCCTCGTGATGGCATCGCTGATGGAAATCGATTCGCTGATGGTCCGTGCACCAACGAACCGACGTGCGATGGCATCCGAGATCGAGATCGACTCGGTAATCGTTCGGGCGCCGACAAATACTCGTGAGCTTACCGAATCGGACGGAGTGGTGATGGACTCCGGGATCGATCTTGTGTAAGACTGCGCGCCACCTAGAAGAGCGAGTAGGAGCGACATGCTCCCTCACTCCCTAAATCCAGTAGCCGTCGAACGTGACCAGGAAGGTGATGACGCCAGAGGTAGTCACCGTTCCGACGTTCTTGGCACAGATCGCAATGAATTCACCCGGGTTGACTGGGATCGGCGAGTTGAAAGCCATGTATTGGCCGCTGGCCGAACCAATCGTACCAACGGCGGCGGCAGCGGCGAAAAGCTCCATGCCGATTGGGATGCGGCGTGGTGCCTTTGCTGTGTTGGTAACGAAGCTTCCGGATTCGGCCGTCGCCATCGAGACAGCCGTGTGGCCGTATGCGAGAGAGTAGAAGTATTGAACGGGACCACCAACGAGGACGGTGGTCACCATGCTTTGAATGCGGACGCCCGTGCACATGAATGTGCGAGGTGTCTGCGTAGCGCTGCCTGCCGGGTTCTGGTAGCTGCAAACGATCCCGTCCGTGTTCGCCGCCAACGTCGGCAACGTCGCAAATTGACCCCCAAGACCGGTACCCAGGGCGGCGGTGGTATTGGTCATCGCTGCACCCGCGCCAGGAGCAAGCGAGTTCGTGTAGAGAGCAAGCGAACCCATGGTGCCGCCCGAAAGACCTTGACCAGCTCCTTTCTGGAGGGCCATCTGGTGCGAGTAGGGTGCAGCGAGCTGGAGGGACCGCTGGATTACGCTACAGTCGCTCCATTTGAGCTGCATCTGCGGCGAACCAGAAACCGTGTTGGAGTTGCGGTACTGAACCGCAATGGGCAACGCCGTGGTCGCAAACGGCTCGCTCTGCGCTGCCGGAGTTGCGAGCGTCCCGTACAGCACGGGACCGGTACCCATGTCGATCCAGAACTCCGTGCTTCCTTCACCAACGATGATGATGAAGGCGGATACAGTGTTGGGCGTGATCGTGGCCAGCAGGACGCTAGTAGTGGTTTCCACGCCGTTGTAATTGATGACGCCGATCAAACCGGCCGACGAATAACGGTAGTAGATACCATCCGTGGGTGCTGCAACGGGCGAAGTAGCAGGCAAGAACAGTCCCGCCTCCCAGACCTCGTTTGTCAATGCGGCAGCAGTGATTTGAAGCGACATCGACACACGAAGCGACGCGCCGCCGAGGAGCTGAAAGTAGCGCCAGGAGGAGAGTGCACAGCCCGTTGCCGTCGTGGCCGTCGAGTTCGCGTTGAACAAGACCGAACCGCTCGATTGAGTACACGTCATCGTGGTGAAGACGTGCTTCCAGACACCCGTGTCCTGCGCGGTGGCGTTGAACGTGTAGTCGAAAATCGGCGTGTCGAGGCCGACTGCCAGGCGTCGCTGGGAGGTGATCCAGGGACTACGACGCAGAGAGGAGCCCGTGATGGTCCCAGGATCTTGCTCAATGAGCGCTAGCGCGTAGCCGGCCTGCGCCGCCGTTGTGGGCAGATTCGCCTTGAGGTTGTTGTTTGCATCAACCTCTGCGACGTTCCCGCTAGTATTTCCTTCAATGCGGATGCCCGACATCACTAACCTCTCAGTTCCAAACCCAACGAACTTGGAATGTGCTCGTCAACCGCCACGAACTCTCCGCAAAAATAGTGAAACCCGTACCAGCAACAACGCTTCCGCACGTCAGCTTGATCGGCACGAGCTTGTGCTCTTCTGCATTGTGACCGGTAGCTCCGGACACGGTGGAATCTGCCATCATGAAAGCCTCGGCAAATGAGCCCGATAGAATGCCCGTTTGTCCGGTCACCACCACGCTCGTGACGTTGGTTCCCGGAGCGGCACCGAAATCGATGGTGGCAGTTCCTGTTGCTCCCATGGCTTCAGATGGTGATCGTGACGGTGTTTTGGAGCGTGTCGCCGCTCACGAGAGTGGGCGGGCTGGGCTCGGCAGATTCGAACGGCATTACGCCGCCGCCCGTGGTGTTGCATGCACCGAAGACGGCCTCGTTGTTGATCGTCTGGGTACCCGTGGCGGTCCAGAGGTGAACGAGCGAGTACGTCGAGGCTGCCGCCGTGTGGGAGTACGTACCGACTGCACGTGTGAACCCGTTCGTCGTGAGTTCGCCAGCCAAGGTCGTATCGGACGTTGCGGGCGTGAACACGTTCGACGTGACCGCGAGCCACGATGCCGGGTTTTGCCCCGGAAGGATCACGTACGCGCCGGTCGAGTTTGGGGTGGATCCAGCGGCGCCCGTGGTGGACGTCGGATCGTACCACTGATCGACCGTGAGCACGGTCGCCGTGTTCGACACGATGACGCCGTAAACCGTGGCTCCGGTTCCGGAGGAGTTACGGGACGCGACAACGATCGATCCCGCCAACCCCTGACCCGCCGTGGGGAATGCTGCACCGGAGTTGGTGAGCGAGGTTGCCGAGGTTGCCGTGGCGTTGCCCGTGATGGTCGCGAACGCCATCGAGGGGCCTTGTCCCATCGCCTTTGCGAGCCAGTCGAACGCGTTCGTGTAACCGGTCGCGGTCGTGGTCGTGAGATTGTGGCGCCAGGTCTTGCGACGCTTCTTGCCGTTCTTGGGGAAGAGGGTCGTCAGCCAGCACGAGTACATGTCGGACGGTTTGGCTTTGCGCGATGCCGCTCGGCTCGCCTGAGCCACCGTACGAGTTCGTTTCTGGGCCTCTTGACGAAGATGCGCTTTCATTTCGACTTCCCCTTCACCTTGAAGTGCGTGTGGAGATGATCGATGTGATCCTTGTCCGTGGCGGGCTCCATGTAGGCCTCCACGTGGGCATCGACATCTTCTGCCGCGATGTTTTCGGCGGCAACGTGTGGTGCAAGTGCTGCACGGAAGAGAGCCTCGTCGGGCCCGTCATCGTGAACATCGACCTTGGAGACCCACGAACGATGGGCGTGATGGGGCATCACGTGCTCCGAGAGGTAGAACGCAATTGCCTGTTTCCGGGTCAATTCGCGCCCGCCTTCCGGACGAGTCTTGTCGTGAATGATCTTGGCGATCACCTGCGACTCGGGGATTTGGATCTCGGTGTGCGTGTCCATCTCTTTAGTCACACGCATGAGCCAGCCACCCCCACGACCGGCAGGTTTGACCTTTCCGGAGGCGATGTCGGTCTGAGTCACAACGACATCCTCGGGGACCGGATCCCAATCGTAAAATTTCGAGTGATGTACAACGATCCGCATAACAGCCTCTTTCTAGCGAGTGTGACTAGACCTCTTCATATTCAATCGTGGCATTAACAGTTTCTGAACCGCTCAAGTTCAGGGAGAGCGCCTCGTTGACGGCGCCTTGGATGTATCGCCGGCCTGCACCAATGTTCCGCCCAAAGAGCGACCCCGCGCTGAGGCTCAACTTGAAAATGAGCGCGCCGGATCCGAACTTCAGTGCCGCTGTAACAGCCGCCGAATTCGAGGCGTCGGCGTTGAGGGCGAGATAGTGCAACCGAATGCTTTTGCCCGATGCAGGGGCAACCAATTGGGTATCCCCAGACGTGCTCGCAGTCACGGACAGCACGTTGTAGGTATCGAGCGGCAGAGAATCTCGGCAGACCAACCCAATGCTGACATCCCCAAAAGAGGCGCCCGCACCGGTCACTGTCCAGGACACCAAGAGTGCCGAGCTGGTAACATCGGTTAGTTTCACCGATCCCGAGCCCGCACTGGTGATCAACGACGTGGAGGCTGACCGTCCCGTCGTGGTGGGCAGATCATTGGGATCGAGTTCGGAGATGGTGATTTGGAGCTGCGGCGACGTGCCGGATACGGTCCCATCGACACGCCAGAAGAGGACCGTTTCGCGGCTCAATCCGCCATCGCACACTTGCGAGCCGGAGGCCGTGACAGTTGTCGAACGGAGGACTTGAATTAGGTTGCCCATCTCACAGCTCCTCCTGCCAATTGATGGCCCCAAACATCGTAAGAGCGCCGTTCGCAGGAACGGGTTGGATCGCAAGAACTGCGTATGTCGAGGTCCCGTCGATCAATGATCCGAGGCGAACTGAGCTTGCCAATTCGGCGTTGACGGCTGCCGACTTGTTTGTGGTCGCATACTCGCTGTAGACTTGGGTAGCCCCAGCATTGACAGTCAAGAGATTCGAGGCGGCCGGAAGCGCCACCTCCACGGCTGAATTGGAGACTGGCGAGAATGAGAGGGCAGCCCCTGCGAAGGTGAAATCAGTCGGGCGCCCGATGTAAACCGCCAGGCGGAAGGAGGCGGCCGTCGTCGTGCTGATCACCGATGCACTCTCCAAGGTGATGTCGGCCATCTGCTTCGTCGATTGCAGGCGCAACACCAGGAGCGGATAGATGTTCGTGTCGTTTCCTGTTGTAATGCTGGTGGCTCCTCGGTCGGCCGAGACCGTGATGCCGGTCGCGTTCTGCCCTCCCTCGGTGATGACGGTCGTGCACACGTGGACGATGGAGCCCGCCGCACCGGTCCCGGAGTTCGAGATCTCGTAACGTAGCGGAAGGTTCGGATTCGAGATGTAGACCGAGGTCACCACGTTCGCGTGGTTCGACTGGTGCGCCACAATGATTTTTCCGCCGATGATGAAGCCGAAGCGCACACGACCGGTGCCAAGCCACTGGTAATCGATGAAGAAGATCTGCTGCTTTGTGATGTCGAGCGTGAGTCCGCTTGCACCAGTGCCATCGAGTTTATCGACGTTCCAGTTTGCCTGCGTCGTAACGGTATCGACGCCGCCCTTTCGTTCGACAAACGAAACGGTCGTTCCGGACACCTGCCAGAAGAGTCCGTTGTTCCCATCGAACTGGCCCATCCGGCGAGTGTTTCCCGCCTGACCCCCTTCGGGCGCCAGCGTTCCCGTCATAACGATCAACTGAGATTTGCCGGGTTCGTAATTGAACCTACGAATCGTCTGGCGAACGCGTGTCCCTGCTGTCGTGTTCGAGACCGCGAGCGTCGAAGATGCGTTCGCATTGCTGTACGTCGAGGACGTTCCGGACCCGGACGTTTGAGCATCGTCCCAGTAGAAGGACTGTGCGTCGATGAGCTGTTTGGAATCGAAGAGCGTTTGGGGGTTGGAGACTCGAAGTCGGCCGGACGCGTCCAGATTGGCGGAATCTGAGTAGCTGACGGCACCGGAGATCGTGCCCGAAACTGCGACCGTACCCGAGACAGGAATGGCCGATTGATCGTTGGCAATGACGACGGGTGCGGAACCCGCCATGGCCTTCTGGCCAAGCGTTCCAAGACGAGCAGTAATCGTTGCGTCAGCGGCTCTTGTTGCCAGCGTCGCTTCTGTCGCCGCTCCCGTGGGCAACGCACTTGCTTTGACTGCAACATCCAGTGCCTGGTGATCGGCATCGATCGACGTGCTGGTAACGTCGGCGGCCGTCGTAGCCCCTTTGGCACCACCGCGTGCAATCGATTTCTGAGTCCCATCCGTCTGATGGGTTGCGAGGTTGTCCAGATCCGTCTTCGCTGCGGAGAGGGTTGCGTCTTTCGCGAGCCCCGTCTCGACAGCGGGGATCATATTCGAGACTGCCACCGTCCCGCTCACGGGCTGGATGACACCAGACCCTTCCACCTTGATGGCGTCGTCGTTGCCGAAGGCGACGGGATGGAAACTGCCGTCTGGTTTTTGGGCATGAAGGATCGACTTCACGACCTCAGTCGGTTCGTTGCTGTCGATCGGTTGAGAAAGAAAGCGCGACAGACGCGTAGACGTCTGTCGGTGAAACATCGTCGTGAGACGGAACGCCGTTTGGGCTGTGCCGCCATTCACGTACCGCACACGGAAGTACGGAAGGATGGCGCGAAGAATCGTCGGGACGAGTGTTGGACCCGTAAGCACCAACGGAACCGAAACGTCCCAGTTGGTACCGTCCGGGCTGAACTCGAAGTAGAGCGTTCCAGGGGCGTTGCTAGGAGAGCCTGCAACGTTGATGTCGATCTCTTGGAACGACAACATCGTGTCGGCCGCGCCCGTGAACATCTCATTGGCGCCAAGCGCGTTGGTCGTCGTATTGTTTTTGCTGACGAAGAGCTGCGTCATGTCAACTCCGTCACGCGAAGACTGCCAGTTGCGGTTTCCCAGATCGCGCGCACCTCACCGGAGAAGTGAAAGGGAAGCTGCCATCCCGTGTGCGCTGCAACGATGACGGTGCAGTCTGCCAACGTGACCGCGACGGTTCCCAATCCGATGTGGACTGCGGAATCGGAATCGTTGTAAAAGAAGGCTCCGCGCCTTCCCGCATTCGCAGCCAAAACGAGCGTGTCTGAGATCGCTGCGGCGATGCTGGTCCGTGCTGCCGTAGACGCATAGTCCGTGATCGTCGGGAACGGATTTGTTGCCGTGACCGGACCGCCGTTTGTGCCGTGCGGACCCGTGTAGATCTTGCTGACGGGAAGTTTGACTCCGCCGCCGACATCCTCGGTCGCGATGACATCGCCGCCGGCTACCGTTGTGGCATTGAGTGTTGTGTTATCGGCCACGACTCACCTTAATTCGTGACCGATTGCGGCACTTCCTCGGGCGACTGCACGTTCCGGCACAGAGGCATTGCGCAAATGCGTTGGGGGTCGCCGTTCGCGTCCGGCACGTGCTCCTTCGTCTCGCGTCCGCACTTGACACACGGATGCCTTGCGGCGGTCGGCGTCTGGGAGACGCCCGCCTCGGCTCGATCCGTGGCGGAGACGCGATCGTTGCTCATGTCACCCGTGCCGTGTAGGTGATGCGGAGCTTGTCGGCTGTCGTCTTGTTGACCGCCGTGAAGGTGCTGCGAGACAGGATCGACCCACCAGGGCTCGTGTGCTGGTTGGCGAGAATGACCTCTTTGATGTTCGTCGCCGACTTCGTGCCCGGACCGCTGGGGTAGCTGATGATCCATTGCATCGAACGGGTGCCCGCGAGAAGGGACTTCGAGTCCACCGTCTTGAGGGTCCCGGTGATCGGTGTCGTCAGGTTCGTCTGTCCGGAGTTCGCCGCCTGAGAAGACGTCCCGATGCGCATGAAGTTCCACGACTTGCTGTTCAAGCCGGACGACATGCGCCAGATCTGACGCTTGCCCGTGTTGACGATGAGATTCGGACTCCGGCGATACTCGATGACCTCCGGGCCGTTCTTTCCGTCTCGGATGACTTCGATCTCGAACCATCCGCCCATGTCATCGATGGTCTCTGTAACGGCCTTGGGCGCGCTCATGTCGATATCTCCTGTTTGATCAATGCAATGTTGTTGGTGGCCTCCTCTACAGCTTCTTTGGGAGAACCCTCAGGCAGAAGTTCAAGGACCCTTGTGGCCCAGTGCAGAGCGCGCGGTGCGTCCCCCAAGGCGGAGTAACACATCGCCAACCGTTGAGCTGGGATGTAGCTGTAGAAACTCAGATCGATCCACCAAAGCGTGAATGGGGGGTGCCCGATCATGGTGGACGCATAGGTATAAAACTGGAGAGCTTCCTCGTACTTCTCCGCGTCAAAGGCGAGATCCCCAAGCCACACCCAATGGTCCGTGCGACTCCAATCGTCCCGCACACAGTCGAGTAGAATCTCTCGTGCTTCCGCGTACTCTCCGCGACCCGACAACATCTTCGCCAAGATGAGTCGCGTCTGGTAACGCATCGGGCCATTCTCGCGATGGACCGCCAAGAACTCTTTGAGATACTTAATGGCGCGGTTCTCGTCATACTCGCGCCACTCGCTCCCAAGATACCAAAGGCTCAGGTGGCTGTTGTTCGCCATCCAGTCTTCGAGGAGCGTCTTCCGATTCTGAATTTTTCGCTGACCCTTGCGAGCCAGTTCTCGTTCATGGTCGCGTTCGTGCAATGTCTTCACTTGGGGAAGACGGATGACGTACGCCTTCTCCGGGAAATGGAGATCGTTGTGCGTGGCCCGCTGGAAGTAGATGGTGTCCGGCTGATTGCGGAACAACCACGGATACCCCCACTGCTGGCCTTGTCCCGTGCGCAGCACGAATCCAACAGAGGCTTCCTTGGGTAGAAGCTCTCCAAGGCGCAGAAGCGTGTCTTTCCCCTGCCACAGGCGCTCGTGGCCTTCCGTCATGAACACCCAGTCGCCCGAACAACGTCGGATGCACTGGTTGCGTGCATGCGAGAAGTGAAACCCGCCTTCGGGAACCTCTTCTCCCGGGGGCCCGCGCAGCTCCGTGAGATCGAACACGATGTCCGCGTACTTCTCCGCGATCTCTCTCGTGTTGTCCGTCGTTCGCGGATCAATGCCGATGACGATCTCATCGGCGATACCCGAAAACGAAGCGAGGACGTTCTCGATGTCCTTGCCCTCGTCACGCACCGGCATCGTCATGCTCATCTTGAAGTTGTTCGGTTTTGGCAGGTTGCAGACTGCCAATAGGAAAGCCGGCTGCATCCTCGGGTCGGCTTTCGGTCCGAGCACCTCGACCCTGACGTCCGTGAAAAATCTTTGCAGGTATCGCTTGAACTCGATGGCCGTGAACTTGCGCGTATGCTGCGGTTCTTCGTCGGGCCCGAGGCGATCGTTTGGAACCGAGAAGAACGCACACGTGCACTTCGACGCGACGTTCATGAGCGTGTCTCGGGCGCGATCCGAGAGGTGCTCCAACGTTTCTGTCGAGACCATCACGAGAGGCCCGTCGTCTTCGCTACGGAGGAAGTCGAGCGGCAGAGGATCTTCGAGATTCACCTGGTGGGTTGTGAATCCGTTGCTCCTCGCTTGGGCGAGGGCTTCCGCACTGTGATCGAGGACTTCCGGAAAGCAGCAACCCTCATCACGAAGACGTGCTGCAAGAATTCCGACGCCGCCCCCAACATCGATCACACGAGCGTTCCGAGGAATCAGCTCGATGATGCGATCGTAGACCTCTTCGAGAGCACTCTTGCGCCAGCTCCCTGTGCCCTCGGCCGCCCAAAGACGATCCCACTCTGTTGAGGAGTTCGCGATTCGCGCGGCTTCCTCAACATTCTGCGGGCGAAATGCGTCCGAGTTCATCATATACAGTTACTTCTGTACTTGGCGCTCGGATAAGAGGATCCCCCACGACCGGTGGAACTTGGCAGCGTCTTGACATTTACCGAGCGGAAAATTTCATTGGAATTCCAACTAAATGGACGTTCCAAATTGCCCCGTTGACAAGGACTTGACCGTGCCTGTCGGTTAAACGACAAGAGGCGCAAAAGCAGCGCCTCTTGTCGGGTTCGGGTCAACGAACTCAGATGTTCGCGCGGAGATTGAACGTCAGGACCAGGTACTCCAACGGGAAGATCGGAGCGTAGAAGGCCTGGAAGTTCAGGATGGTCGGGTCGTTCGGGTCGATCTGCGCGCTGAGGCCGGTGAAGGCTGCGACGATCTCGGCCTGAACGAGGCTCTTGAAGAGACCCGTCATCGTCACGACGACCTCGGTCGTACGCGACTGGAGGAACTTGGTTCCGACGAACGAGTCGAGGATCGTACGCGACTGCTGTTGCACGAAGTCGCTGATCTGCGTCACCGTGGGCAGGCGCGTGAGGATCGACGCCATGTTGGTCGTCAAGCCCTGGCGGATACGGAGGAACCCGTTGCCGAGGTCTTCGAGGAGGGTGATGCCAGCGACCGCCGTCTGCGTGGCCTCGACCGGATCGAGGATGCGCGGGATGCTGGTGAAGCCCTGGAGACGGCGCCGCGTGTACGGCGTCGCCACGTCCACCGAGGGAGCGACCACGGCGCCAGCAACTGCCGCACCGAAGAACGAGCCGTCGATGATCGACTGGAACGACTGCCCGGTCTCGTCCGTGAGGGTCACGACCGAGCTGTCCGGGTAGAAGGCCACGATACGCGAGGACACGAGGGACTTCGCGATCGTCTGCGCGCTGGTCGGCGACGTTCCGCTTGCGAACCCGATGAAGCCCATGCGCTCCGCCTGGTTGCGGATGTTCGACTGGACTTCGCAGTGGTTCGTGAGGAACGAGTAGACCGCCGTGCTCGTCGCCAACGGGACCAGGATGTCCGGCTTCACGTTGCCCGGAAGCGGCGTGGCCAGGCCTGCGATGGCGTTGATGAACGACTGGTCGCTCGCCTGGTTCGTGTTCGGAACCTTTAGCACCTGCGTGATGCCGATGAGGACGGCGCCGTTCAGGATGGCGAGGTAGGCCGCGAGGCTGACGCGGTTTTCCGGGCTCGTCGCACCGAAGTTGGCTTCGATGGTCTTGAGGGTCTGGAAGATGCGCGTCGAGAAGTCCTGCTTCTTGTAGCGGTACGAGATGAAGTAGAAGTCACCGACCGCAGGCTCCAAACCGCCCGGGTTGAACGTCTGGATGACGCCCGTGTCGTTGACTGCCACGTTGACCGTGTTCGACACGATCATCTCGATGCCCGGGATGGAGAGGCGGGGCACGCTCGGGTCCACGTGGAACGTGGGGCTGACGAGCAACGTGAAGTTGCCTGCCGGCGTGTAGCCGCCCGTCGAAGCCGGAAGGATGGTGAACCGGAGGCCGGTCACCGCGTCCGTGTACGTCTGGCCCGGGACACCGGTACCAGCCGAACCGTTCGGCGACGACGACGAGACCGTGTACTGGTCGTGTGCGTCTTCACCGACATCCCCATCAACGCCCGGCGTGAGGCCGATGCCCGTCGAGGTGTTGAACGCCGAGTTCGCCGAAGCGGCGAAGCCGATGCTCGACCCCGATGCGCCCGTCGTGAGCGACTCGATGGTGATGTAGTTCTTGCTGTTGAGGGCATCGACGTAGGCCACGGCGCCGGCAGCGAAGCCGCCCGTCGCCATGAGTTCGTCCACGACTTCTTGAGCAGTGACGAGCGCCTGGCTCGCGAACTGGTTCTGGGTGAACCCGAGGACCGCGTTTGCCGATCCGTTCTGGATGAGGATCGACGAGTTCGCGTCGTTGGTCAGGCTGGTGAGGCGCACGTGGTTGGCGTTGCCGAGCGTGCCCGACGACGGAACGCCGCCGAGGCCCGAAACTGCGCCGATGGCCGTCACGACCGATGCCGCCGAAACCGCCGCGCCTGCCGGGAGCGTCACCGAGTAGTCGGTGCCGTTCACGCGAAGGAGCAACTTGTCGTTGAGGCCCGCCGTGATGTTGTACGGACCCGCAAGGCCGCTGAGCAGCGTTGCCGGCTTGTTGATCGCGCCGGGGGTGCCCGCCGCCGCCTGGAAGGTCTTGAAGCCGAGCGTGTGCTCGACCGTGCCCTGGAGGATCTTCACCGTCGAGACTGCATCGAAGCCGCCCGGGAGTGCCGCCGGCGTCGAGTAGCTCTTGATGATGAAGATGATGTCGCCCGTGCCCGGTCCGCCGATTTGGACCGACGAGCAGAGGTTGTTCGGGGCCGTTCCGACGAACGCGGCGTTCGCATCGATCCCGGTGTTGATCTCGCTGACGATCTGAGCCGGCGTGCGGTTACCCGCCGTCAGGTTGATCGTCGCGACGGTCACACCGTCGATCTGGACGTTGAACGCGTTGTTCGGCGAAGCCGGGATCGTGATCTTGCCGGTGTCGGGTCCCGTTTGAATCGGGGTGACGTGACCGCCGACGAGGAAGCCCTTCGCCTGGTTGGACAGCGTGGTCGTTTGCGAGCCGCCGTTGACGACGGTGACCCACGTTGCCGAGTACGGAGCGAAGAAGCTGTAGGGCTCCGCATTGCGGTTCGTGAATGCCGCGTTTTCCGGTGCGCTCTGGCTGAACGTGATCGTGACGATCTCGGCAACCGGCGTTCCGTTGCCCGTGTGGAACGCATCCGGGATGTTCTCCACGCCGCGCGGCCACTGGACCGTCTGGGCGAAGCCGGACTTGGTTCCGAAGCGGACCTCGAAGAGGTTCGCGTTGCGGAGCGACGAGAAGACCGTGTACTGGCCCGAGCCGATCGGTCCAGGGACCGTGCAGGTCAGGATGTACGTGTCATCGACGATGTTGTTGTACCAGAAGGTCGCGAACACCGTGTAGTCCGGGGGAACCGGACGCTGGAGGGTGATGACGCGATTCGGACCATCGACGGCGATCACGGGGATCGCGGCGCGGCCGAGAGCGTCACGGAGGTTGCGGCCCGCGTAAACCGTCACGAGGTCCGGACGGTTCGACACGAGGTCCATGCGACCGTTCGTGACCGAGTTGTAGAGCGGCAAGCCCAGGGGCGTGTCGCGTCCGTTTCCGGTCGTCGGAATCTCGGGCAGGAGGAACTGCGTCGCCGAGACCGTGGCCGGGATCGTCGTGGTGTCCGTCACGGGCGTGCATGCCGCGAGGAACATCTTGTCATCGACGAGCGTCGTGCCGATCTGGCCGCCGAGACCCGAAACGCCATCGAACGGCGCGGCACCGGGGCTGGTCTTCGTCGCTTGCGTGACGACACCGGTACCCCAGTTGACGAGCGAGACATCCGGAGTCGGATTCGCGATCGTGAAGTCCGCACCCTGGATGTAGTCGTTGCGCTGCGGCGAGATGCCGGCGCGAATGACCTGCGTGACGTTCGAGTTCGGGAGGTAGTCGAACGTTTGCTGCCAGGTGTTGGCGAAGTATTGGATGCTGACCGTGCTGCCCGGAGCCGGCGCGAACGGCAGCGTGACGACGCCGTTCTTGCCATCGACCGCCGAAGCAACGACCTGCACGTTGTTGACCTTCACGACGACCTTGGTCGGGTCCGTGGTCGTGATGCCGCCGCCGCTGCCATCCACGATCGGGATGTTGAAGAGACGGAACTGGGCGTTGCGCGACGTCTGCGCACCGGACGAGAAGCCGAGCGGGCCGTTCGCCGTGCCGGAGCCGATCACGATCGATTGCGTGGCGGTGAGCAGGATGTGGTTGAGTCCCGCGTTGTCCACGAAGACGGTCGCGAGGAGGTTCGGGATCGCCGCCGCCATGATGGCGGAAACGACGCCGGCCGCCGTGAGCGAGCCCGGGGGCAGGGTGACCGTCGCCTGGACGCCGTTGACCGTCAGAACGAAGTTGTCGTTCGATCCGGCCGTGATGAGGAAGGGCTCGAAGCCCGGGCTCGTGAGGGTCGCGTTCGTCGAAGTGACCTGGCCCGAAACGTCGTCCGTGAAGCTCGTGTCCCCACGGTGGAAGTGGTAGGTCGCGCGAACCGTGTCGGTCGGCTGCGTCGGGATCTGGAGTCCGACGAGACCCTTGGCGCCTTGCACCGAGGCAACGGCCACCGGGGTCCCGTTGACGGTCACCGTCACCGAGCGGGTGTCGTTCGTCGTGCGGCCGATTCCCTGGCCGTCCACGATCGGGAAGTTCTTGACGCGGAACTGCGTGAGCTGACCGTTCTGCGCACCGAGAACGAGGTTGTTGGGGTTGGTCGCATCGACCACCCAAGAGAGGCTGACGTCCTCGTTGACGATCAACTCGTCCACCGTGGCCGAGCTGCCACGAACGAGTTCGATGTCGTCTTGCTCCAGCTCCTCTTGGCCGACGCCAATGATGACCGGGATGCGAAGACCAGCCACCAAGTTGGAGACGTTGGCCTCCGTCAAGGTGCGGGTGTAAACGCCGGGCGGAACGTACGTGACAAACGGGCCGAGAGCCATCCGAATCTCCTCAGCAGGTGGGCGAAAATCCGATCTGCGTCTGGGTTTGGGCTAGTTGCAGGTTACGGACTGCAAGCCGTGGGTCTGATTCGATTCGGATTTGGATCTGAAGGGAGCGCACGGTGATACCGGCTGGTTCCTTACCTGCGCGCCAAAACAACACTTTATCAACGGACCACCGTGACTATTTCGGGGCCTCCCGGCTCGAACGGATGGCCGTGAGGGCTTCCTTCGCCAGACGGCGCCGGGCGCTCAGGCCAACGTCGCTCATCGGCTCGTAGTCGATGTAGTCCGTTCCCGTATGACGGATGAGAGCGTGGGTGCCTCCCTGTTTTCGCGCCTCATCCTTCACCTTGTCCCTCTCGCGAATGAGGGCCCAGCGCTCGTCGGCGCTCCTCCCAACGGCCCGATCGGCATCCGGGTAGTCGTGCCCGTGTACGCCTGAGTTAGCCGGAGCGGTCCCCCCGGGGGCGAAGTTGAACGCGAACGCCGTTCCATCAAGGAGGCGCGGCGCCAAATCCTTGCACGACGGGCATTCGTGCGTGGGGTGATCCCCCATCTTGAGGGATCGTTCGAAGCGAATGTTGCAGGTCTGGCACTCAAATGCGTATTTCGGCACGATTCATCTCCATTTTCATCCAATGCGTTCGTAGGAATTGTTTCGCCCGGTGATGATGGGCACCGTGGCGAAGAACAGGGGGTCTGCTTCTTGGGTAAGGGGCGGGCTGTCCACACCGCTTGGACCGGTGACCCGGCTGATGGTGAGCAAGAGCGGGAGATGGATCTCCCAATCCGCCTGAATCTCGATCGACATTCCGGCTTGGTAGTAGAAGAGTTCCGCCTGCTCGTCGTAGGCTTCCTCGGTCTCGCCACCCATCGAAATGTTCGTGATCTCAATGCCTTCGAAAGAGAGGAGGGGCCGCTTCTCGCCCCAGAGGTACATGATCACGAGGTCCGCAATCTCCTCCATTTGAATGGGGTCGCGGGCGATCACGTCGAACTCAAACGTCGCATCGAAGCGTCCGCCGTAGGCGTTGGCAGCTTCCACGCGATCCGGGTAGACCACAACCGCCACCTTGTCCCCTACTTTGGCGCGCTTGCCGAAAGCGAGGACAACGCCGGGAAGGGTCTTGAAGTCCGACGTGTTCCAGGTGAAGGGGATGGGGCCGACCGATGGCGCCGCGAAGCGATAGTCCGCACTGACGAGGGTCTCCGGCGCGAAGCGAGTGAGGAATAGAATCGCTCCGTTCGAGTAATCGACTTGGTAGTCACGACCCTCAACGAGCATGTAGTGGTGATTTTGCCAGAGACGTAGCGTCCCTTTGACCGGCACGTTTTCGAGCTGCCCCTCCTGCTCGATTCCCGTGACGAAGTGAAGGACGGGTTCGTCGGTGACCGTGAGTAGAGGATCGATGGCGTACGAGCCCTGCTCGTCAGCCGTTGTCGGAACGGTGAGGATCTCGATGTAGTAGACGCCAGGAGGCGTCGGCATCTTGTCCCCATGGTCGCGGACGCACGTGAGATCTTCGCGCACCCATTCGAGCGGGTACGCGGGCTGACCCACGTAGGCAAGCATCACGTGGCTTTGAACGGTCCCCACGAAGTTGTCGGCGGAGAGCGCCACCTTGTTCGCGGACGAGTTCTTGACGACGATGCCGAACTGCGGGCGTTCGTTGAACGAGAACTTGTTCTCGATGAAGGGGACGATCTTTTCGTAAAGGGGATGCCTCCCGAAGCTGTCTTTCAGCTCCAGGATGAGCCTTCGCTTTAGTGCACCGACGAGGTTGTAATACACGGGTTACCCCGCGTGCTCTTCGATGGCCAAAACGAGAAGGCCCTCGGCAACGGCCGTCATGGGGTCCTTCGCGCTTCGGACCTCGCTGATTTGGATGGGGAAGCCCTTCTTCTTCACCGCCTCGAACTCCTCCTTGAACAGGTCGAGGAATCCGCCCGCCTTGGTGGTTCCGCCCGAGACGACGAACGGGATCGGGTTCGGCAGATCGAGCGACGTTTGGACCTTGCGGAACTGGATCGCGATGTTGTCGAGGCAGTATTTGACGAGCGACCGGATGTAGAGCGCGATGGCTTCTTCGTCGCGGTTCTTGGGGGCCATCAGATCGACGCCCTTTTCCTTGATCGCGCACATGCGGGCCGTCGTCGAGCCCATGGCCTTCGCCGCGTGCGTGTCGATCCAGTCACCCCCACGGGCGACGGAGAATTCGAGGCCGCATACCGTCTGATAAGCGAGCGCGACGTTGCACATGCCGGAGCCGAAGCTCACCGACAGGCCCGAGAAGTTCTCTTCCGCGCACTGGCTGTAGATGATGGCCATCGCCTCGTTCATCGGATGCGGCTCGTACCCGTGCTCCGAGATGATTTTGCGGAAGACCTCGGTGTGGTAGATGACGTCCTGGTCCGGGTCATCGATCGGTGCGGCCGGAACGCTGTAGAAGCAGTGCTCCCCCTCTTTGACGGGCTTGCCGAGCACGTGCTTGACGAGGAGGCTGAGAATCTGCTGGGCCTCGATCTCGCCGGCGGCGATGACACCGCGCGAGAGCGGCCGACGCAGCTCCTTCTTGAAGAGGTTCACCATGTTGAGCGCCGAATCGCCGATGACGATCAAACGGTCGCCCTTCTCGACGTAATCGACCTTCGAGAGGCGAAGCGTCTTCTTCGCCTCCACATCGAGATCGATGAACGCATCGCGGACACGGCTGCTCACAACCTTGTCCTTCTCGTTCATGCGTGCGCTCACGATGTTCATCGTGCCCACGTCGAGTCCAACGGCTGGTTTGAATGTGATTTGATTCGCGCTCATTTGGGTCCTCTATTCATCTTGGGGTCTGAGACCCCTTGTTCATTTGCGACGGTCGTAGCCGACTTTCGTCTGTGCTCTTTGGCGGAGCAGATAGACGAATTCCTCATGCTTGTCGGCGACGTCCTGAAGTAGGTTGTCGGTCCCGTTGCTCAGCATCGCTGTCGCTTCGAGCGACTTGTATGCGAGCCCCAAGATGGACAGCAGGTAAAGCTCCGTGAGGAAGCTGGTGACCGCGTACTGGTCCGGTCCGGGATCGGTCTGGATGTCCCCGCTGAAAAACTTGACGAGGGCTCCGACCTGCGAAGCTTGAACGACCGGGTGCACCAGCAGACGGTGACCGGCGCCCACTGCACGCTCGGCGACGCGATCGATCAGATCCAGCGAATCGTTGTACAGGCGCTCGTAGAGCAGGTGGTCGCCGTAGAACGTATCGCCTCTTGTCTGCCAGTGGTGTGACTGGTGGACCATTGCCGCTGCGCGCATGCTCGCAACAAGGACACCGAGTTCTGCCATCGCGATGTTCTGGTAGTCCCCAAGAAGGGTGAGGAACATCTGTTCGATCGGAGAGGCATTTGCGACCTTTTCGACGAGGGACTTGATTTCGGCTTTCGAAGAGCGGGCGAGTCGAACCTTCGGCTCGGGAAGGTACGGCGGACCCATGCTCATGTGGTCGTACGTCGTCGGATCGTGCCAGAGCGCGTAGATCGACTCGGCATGCAAGCCCGAATAGGGGTCCACGGTGTTGGAGGGGGCCTCTTCTTGGGCCTCTTCGTCCGGATCGGCCTCTTCTTCGGCCCCTTCCAGCTCCAATTCGTCGAGTTCTTCGGGCATGGGTTCCCTACAGGCCCCAGCCGGAAAGAACTTTATTTGTCCCCACCCTTACGAAGCTTCCGAAGGCGCCCAGCCGCGTCGGAAAGGCCTGAATCGTCCGCCTCTTGCGCAACCACGTCGATTCGGGCCGAAGCGTCTTTCGGAGCGATCTCGGACGGGATGAACTGGGGTGCCGCGCCGTCCGCAATCTCGTCGGTAGGCCGCACCACGGCGCCCGGGACCCCGCCCTGTACGATGACGGGCACGCTTTTGACCTTCTCAATCGCGCTCAGAATCGAATCGAGGCGGTCTTGCTGTGAGAGCGCCGTTTGCAGGGCACTTTGCAAACCGTCGCGATCCTTCCGAAGTGCCTCGTTCTCGGCTTCGAGTTGTTTGACCCGCTGGTCGAGAAACTGGACCCGCGCTTGGAGGACATCATCCTGAACGGCCGTGGGTGGGGTCGGGTAGCGCTGCGGAAGGGCCGTTCCGAAATGTCCGGGAACGCGGACGATGAGTTTCTGCCCGATCGCACGCCAGAGATCCTTTGATCGTGCCGCTTGGAGACCGGGGATGGTCACGACCTGGCCGAAAGGAACATCCATCTGAATGTCTTCGAGGAGGTGTGTACCGGCCACGAGTCCGTACACGAAGATGTCGTCACTCATCGAACTCTCCGGGAAGCTGCTTTGACAAAGCGTTCGCGCACGTGGTCCTTCAACTCTTGAACGAGCTGCTTCTTGATGTACTCGCGCGTCTCCTTCTTCGCCTTCGTCAAGAAGTCGGAAGGATCTCGCCCGGGGTGCCACCACCGCCCGTTCATCATCGAGCGCGGCGAGGCTTTGCGGAAAATGAGCTTGCCGCTGTCAAGAACGATCGGGATCGGTCGCTTTGCTTTCGTCAGCCAGGTCATCTGCTGACGACGTTGCCCTTCAACAAGGGGCCGGAAGGCAGGATGGTTTGCCACGATCTGCAAGCTCGACGGCTTGATGCGGACCGTGAGCGATCGTTGAAGCGCGGCCTTGGCCTCGGGCGAAAAGGGCGTTTGAAGGAGCTGCGCTCGGAGGCGCCGGATCAAGTTCCGCTTCGTGCGGTTCAGGATCTGCTCTATCGAAAAGTGGCGAAGAATGCCGCGCGGCAAAAGCGGCCGTGCGTAAATGCGGTTGGAGACGTACCCCTGCGACATCAGTATTCGATGTTCTCCCAGACCTTGGTGCGGCCACGGAGCTGCCGTTCCTCAGGGATGCTGGGGTTGTTGGTGATCTCGGACGAGGCCTCTTGTTCGGGGCCGCTCGGTGCGAATTCCAACGCCACTGCGCGCGTCGGATTGGACATCGGCACGCGGTAACGGATGTCTTTCTCGTCGATGTGACCGATCGTGAAATGCTGCTGGAGGACGGCGCCGCGATTCTGCGGGAATCGCACGGCGCTGACCGAGTAGCGGTCGCCGTTGATCTTCACCAGGAAGTCGCGCATCGACATGATGGGCGCCGGTCCGGTCCACACTTCGTAGTTGTGCGTGGCGGTGCGTCCGATGTTCGATTGTGAGATGCGGCGCTCCGCATCATCCGGTGCGACGATCGCATCGTACGGCCCGTCGTACCCGCCAACGAAGCTCGTTCCGAAGCAAATGTGGCAGTCGCTGATGGGCTGACCGTGGTAGTCGTCCGGAATGCACGGACACGAAATGCCAGCATGCTTCTGGAGGAAGATCTTCACGCGCTCGCCGCCCTGTTCCAGAATCCAGCGGTTGCGGCGAATCGCTTCCTTCCAGATGTAGTCGAGCTTCTCGATCTCCATCGTGCTCGTCGCGGTGGCCTTCTCGATCGGCGTCTCGACGAAATCCTCCGATGAAGCCGTCGCGATGTTGCAGCCGATCGGAATCCCGACCGTCGTCACGCGGTAGAAGATTCGCTGCATCAGGTCGGTTCGAATGAGCTTGCGCGTGAAGCGATAGACGCACGTCACACGGCTTTGAGGCTGCGGAACCAGGGAAGGATCCCACGCTTGCTTCGCAACGTCCACGTACACGAACGGGTCGATCTCGATCTCGCCCGTCGATCCGTAGACGTGAAGGACACGCGCGGGCCTGCCATCGATGAAGACGTGGACGTCATCGGGGCTGTCCGCGTTGACCTTCTGCGAGCCCTCTTTGACGATGGGGAAGTTCTGCGTCTTGAAGACGTATCGAGGCGCGTTCGAGCCAGAGGCCGTGCAGTCGCCGAAGAGCACGAATTGCCCGGTGACGTCCTCCTCGACAAGCTCGTTGTCGGTTCGATCTCTCCAGAACCGGGCTCCGACGAGCGTGTCCGTCACGCGTTCGAAAGGGCCGAACTCGCTGTCGAAGCTCCGGTAGATGTTGACGCCCACCAATCGGAATCGACTGTTGATGGCAAGCTCGGTCGGATCGTCCCACGTGAGGTCGATCACTCCCGGCTCGAAGCCGCTCGTCATGAACAGGTTGAGCGGGGGCGCCGGCCAGGGCGCTTTCGTCAGCTCCAGCTCTGTCGTTTGACGGTCGCGATTAGATGCGTACGGCATGCACCTTTCCCATGGACCGATCCCATAAAGGGAAAGTGCGGCTTACGGCTCAACCCGTTGATCCGCCTTGGGTATCCGCTGGCGGCGTCGCCGGAGCGGTCGGAGGCTTCGCCGGCTGCTCGATGGGGCCGATGAGGGTGATGAGGCCGGTCTGCGCGTTGATGTTGGCCGGAGTGTTGGGAGCAAGACCGCGCTCCATGAGGCATCGCTCGAAGAGGCGGTACCGCTCTTCATCGACCTTGCGGGCTGCCGCAAGAAGTTTGATCTCCTCGTTTTTGATGTCGAGAAGCTGGTTGCCGATTTCCGAGCGGACGCCCTCCAGCTCCCCGAGCTTGTCGAGGGTCTCTTTGCCGACCGGATCGTTCAAGGTCAGCTTCGTCGTTGTCGTGTTCGATTCAGATCCCATTTGCATCTCCCGTGTGTTGGGTCGCAAACGGGCTACACCACAAGAGCTTCACTTCGGCTCGGGTTCGTACTTTCTCGCCAGGCAGCGAAGAAAAACCTCGAACAGCATCGGATCGATGTCGTGCTTCTTCAAGCGCGCCCGCCGCACCGCCTCACCCTGTGAATCCGGGCAGGCCGCGTCGTGGTGATCCAAGCGCTTCCGGCAATACTGGCACCGCTCGACCTTGATGCCTTCGCTGGTGCGTTCGTTCCGCGTCTTCTTGCGACGCGCGATCATCATGCTCAACGGATTCGGGCGATTCTGCCAGTCCGCACACGACTCCCTGTGGTGCTTCATCTGCGAATACTTGTCGCAGGTGAACCCGCAAAGGCAGGGATGAATGCGCGGCTCTGCCGCATCGATCGTCATTGGGAACCGCCGCTCAGATGACTTGCTCGGGTCTCATCACATAGGATTTACACCAACGGATTACCGTTCCAGACACCACGGTACAGCTCACAGGGCGCCCGTTATACCGTAACGATCCCGCTATGTTATGAACGACTATTTTAGAAGCCCACGAACTTCCGAGGGCTCAAAACGCCTCGGCCGACGAAGGGACCGAAGGCTGAGCGAATGCCCGTGCCGAACTTCGGCTGCTGGAGGCCGCGAACGAAGTTGACCGTCGCTTTGGCCTTTTCGAGCTGCTTGTCGAACTGTTCGCTCGACGCAGTGTAGGCCGCTTCGTATTTGGTGGCCTTGTCCAAATTGAGGGACACGCCACCGATCGAGTATTCGAATTCGTCGGCGACCCAGTTGATCCGAAGCGCTTGTAGCGCGTGGAGCATCGCGCCCGTCAGAAGAACCGTCGTCCATTCACGGCGCATCTGGATCATCTGCTCGACGTTCGAAAACGGCGTGCGCGGCGGGTACGCGATGATCATGTCGAGAGCGCGTTGGATGTATTCGTCGAGTTCTCCGTCTTCCCAGATGAAGCCGAAGACGCGATTGAATTGGCCGACCGTTTCTTCGTGCGCCGGCGGACGGAAGTGGTAGTTCCGGTCCGGGTTGTTGTCGCGGAGAAGGATTCGCAAGCGCCGGATCAGGTCCTGCACGATGTCGCTCGTGAAGTGCTGCGCCGTATCCACGGTCATCTTGTCCGAGACCGCGAACTCCTGAACGACTTCTTGCTTGGGACCCCCAACGACTTCCTGGAACGTCCAGCGAATGCGATACGTCCCCATGTTGGCATCGAGGGGGATGATGATGCTTGCGTAGTATTCGCCGATGCTAGGATTTGCCGGGATGCGGAACGGAGAGCCAACGACCGCTTCGACGCCGGTCGTGTAATCGTAGATCGCGTACGTGATCGAGGAGGCGTTCGTTGGCCTGTCCGCCGAGTTCGTCAGCAGAATGAACAGGTCGTTTCGACCGAGCTGTTGTCCGCGAAAGAATTGGACCGCCATGTCACGCCTTGAGGATGTTAGCCATCACGGCCACCGTGTGCATGAGCGCACCGTAGAGTTTGGCCATGTGGGTCGAGATGAAGTGGACGTCGAGATCGGTGATCGTATCGAGGCCTTTGTTCGCGGTGATGGCTTTCAACTCGGTGAGTTCCTTCTCGGCCCGTCCCGCTGACTCACCGGCGAACTGCACCCAATGATGTTCGGCCACTCCAAGCTTCTTCGACTTGGCCGTGCGTTCGAGGAGCTTGACCTCTTCGATGACGGTATCGGCGGCGCCCATCAACTGCGCGCGGGCAAGAATGATGAACTTGTCCTTCACCTCGCGAATCTTGGCCGGGTCTGCGCGGTGATCGGCTCGCAGGCGATCCCATTGCCCGAAGAGGCGCTGCCCCGTCTTGAGCGCCTTTTCGGCTTTCTCGCGAGCTTGATGAACAGCCCGGTAGGCACGCGGATCGGCGAGGAGCTTCTCTTCTTGGGGTTGGGGGTCGAGTCCGAGCTTGTACGACGTTTCGAAGGCGTACCGATCCGCCACCCGCTTCGCGAGTTGTTGCGCGGCGTACTTGGCCGCAACACGGAGGGCGGAAAGGCTTGCCATGGTCACTTGTGCGATTCGTAACCCTGGTTCTTCATCCACCAGGCGAGCGCCCAGGGATTTTCGACTTTGCCCTCGTCCTTCATTTCTTTGACGGTGTTCTCCCAGCCAGGAGGAGCAACCGCGACGGGCTCCTTCTTTTGGTCTTGGGCGTACCGTAGAGCTACTTTCTTTGCGAGCGGGTCCATCGTCTCTCCTCAGGTGTCGTCACCCCATCCGTACTTGCACTTGCGCTGCGTGATGTCGTGCGGATCGTGGGCCAAGACGGTATCAAGGACCCTGAACTGCCCGATCACTTCAATAATCGGCTCACCATAACTTCTTTGGTAGCGCCAGCGAACGGCCCAAAAGCAGCCCGGTTGGCCGCCTTCCCCTGCCGTCCCGGTGACGTAGTAGCGGCCGGTCGAGGCCCTGGCCGGCTTGTGGTCTTCCGGTCCCACGGGGAGGAGCACCCCTGTCGGGGCAGCCATCAACATCGTGTACCCGATGAAGACCGGATCGCGTCGATTGCCGAAACGGTCCTCAAGGAGGATCTCGATGTCTCCCTGTTGGAAGACGTCGCGCCAACGGAAGCTCGGCATCTTGCACGGGCCGTCATGGCCTCGGACATCCCTCTGGGTACGGTTCTCGAAGCGAATCTTGTGGTGATGATGCCTATCTCGCCGATGGTGTTCGTGCCTCCACCGACACTGTTGGCAGACGCGCCAATCGCGTGATGGGTCGCACCCACGGAAGAATCTTCGGTGCACCTCTTCACACTCGTCGCACGGATGTCTTTCGCATGCGCACGCAGGATTGCACGGCGGCGTCGGGACTTTCAGAACCTCGACGAAAGCGGAGATCTCTCCTTGCCCGAAGATCTGTTCCGGGACCGACACCTGGAATCGGCCGCCGCCCGAGGCTTGCCCAAAAAGACCGACTTCCCTGACCGGCGTTCCAGCCAAGATGCCGGCGCCAGTCGCGTGGCCGCTGAGTGTGATGAGGAGTCCGTCCGAGAGCGTACCAGCGCCCTGCGGTTGTGCAGAGAAGATGAGGACGCGATAGGGAGTCGCCGAGGCGGACCCGCCGCCTGCCGCATGACCGCTAAGATCGAAGAGGGTCATGGAACCCTCCCATCATGTCTCGGAGACGAGGAGCTGCCCTGTGGGGAATCGGACTTGATCGTTCGTCAAGACGGTTCGCGACGTGCTGAGGTTCGCGAAGTAGAGCAGGTTGCCGCCGCTCGGTTGATCGTGGAGAGCAAAGGCGACGACCGTTCCGTAATCCGCTGAAGCGACCGCAAAGTTCACATCCACGTTGTTCGAGCAAAGGCCGTTGACGGGGACCGTGAACGTGACTGCCTGCCGAGCGTACCCGCCGCCCGTGACTTCCGTTCCACCACCCCCAACGCCGGGCGACACCGTGTAGAGCGCCACGTAGACGGTGACCGGAGGCGTGAACACCTGCTGGCGCAGAATGATGCCCAAGAAGGTGTTGTCGAGGTACGTGCTCTTCGGCATGGTGGACTCAGCAACGCGGTTTGATAAATGAAGCACTGAGGCTCGAATCGATGAGCGGCGCCTCGCTCTTCACGTCGTACCCAAGAGCCACGGTCTGCTGGCCAGCCGCGTAGTTGAGCACGAGGCGCCAGAAGCCAACCCCGCTGGGTCGCCATCGGACGCTGTAGTAGCCCGGGGCCCCGGCGATCTCGTTGAAGTAAACGCTCCCCGAGACGACTTGTGCGTCCGTGATCCCTTGCCCATTGATGAGCGGCCAGCTTTGAAGCTGGTTGTTGAAGAAGACCTTGAGGGAGAGTTGCGGAACGGTGATGCCGACGATGCGGGTGAACACGTCCCCCGCAAGAAAATCAACCTGGTCGTCGATTTCCTCGTTGTTCTGAACAAGTCGCCAAAGCGACGTGAGCATCAGCGCTCCTGACCCTTGTCAAAGGGCAGTTCCTGTTGAACGGGCTCCGGAGGAGGCGACGGCGGACGGGGACCCGATCCGCCCCGTCCCGTGAGAGTCGCTCGAACTTGCATGCAGACTCCGGCCCTTGCCTCGGCCGACGAGGACCCCTCCAGATGCGCGCTCATCTCGATGATGGCCATGTCACCCTTCGTTGGGAATGCCGCCGCCCTGTGTGTTCGGAGGCTTGCGGCCTGGAACCCCAACTTGGAAGCTGTGGGTCACCGGAGCCGGAATGGTTCGGACCGTGGGAACCGAGGATCCTCGAACCGCCGCAGGAACCTGCGTCGGCTTGAAGAGGGACTTGATCGTCACGAGCGACAGATCGAGGAAGAGGATCGAGCCGCCAACGATCGATGTGGATGCGTGATCCACATCGTTGGCTGTTGCCGTTACGGACGAGTTTCCAGCGAGTGTAGCGCTTGCCGATTGAACGGGCATGGGGACTTACCTCCCCCGCTCACTGCTCGGTGACGCTGAGGGCCGTCGCTGCGAACTGGAGGGTGTCGCCCGTCGAGACCACCTTCGAAACCGCGAGGTTACCGAAGTAGAGGACGTGAGCCGTCCCACCGAGGGTGAGGTCGTCCATGATCGCCACGGCGACGATCGTGTACGGACCCGCAGCCGCACCGGCGCCGAAGAAGGTCAGCGTGCCGGAGTTCGACGTCGCACCTGCAACAGGTGCGCTGAACGTCGCGGCGAGACGCGCGTAGTTGGCGTCCACGACCTCCGTGCCGCCCGTCGTGGCGGTCGGTGCAACCGTGAAGAGCGCCGCGTAAACCGTCGCCGGGGACGAATACGCAACGTTCCGAAGAACGGCGGAGAGAAAGGCGTTTGCGAGGGTCTGAGACTTGGCGGCCATGGACGTAAATCCTCCGAATAGGTCAACCCAAACGAACCATAAGAAGATTCGTTCGGAGCCCTACAGCCCGAAGATCAAGCCATGTGGCAGACGGACTTCAGGCTTTTGATGTTGTGGGCGTAGGGCTGCGCTGGGACCTTCGCCGTGTTGTTGAACCATCCCGTTTTGAGGTCGTCGATGTTGGCGATGGTTGAATCGAAAACGAAGTAGACGCGGCCGTTCTCACGGTCGGTTCGCTTCATCTCGACGCCTGCCGTTTGGAGGTAGGCAGCGAAGTACAAATCGGGTGTTTTGAACTCGCCGTTTTTGGACGAATCCTTCGACGGTCTGGTCATCATCTGTGTCCTCATCTGAGCGCCCGGTGGGCGCTTCTACGTCATCCACATTCCGTATCCGCTTCTACATCTAGGCAGCTCCGAAGAGCTGAAACGACAAGGGCTCCCTTTTGGGGAGCCCTCCGTCATCAGGTGACCGTGAACGCGTTCGACGCGAGGCTCGTGTACTGAACCTGCACCTTCGAACCGGCGACGCCGAGGCCCGCGAGAAGCGAGGCCGGGATCACGATCGAGGTTGCGCTCACGGAGCCGGTCGTGCCGCCCGAGACCGTCGTGCGGATGATCTTCTGCACGAGGTGGACGAACTTCGAGCCGTCCGCGCTGGTCACGTGAACGGACGTGAGATCGTCTTCTGCGTTGGCCAAGCCGGTGCCCGTGATGGTGATGTCACCACCGTTCGGCGAGTTGTGCGCCGCGCCCGAGATGTTCGGAACGGGAGCCGTGAAGAGCGTGTTGCCGTCGTCCTGCACGACCGTGATTGCCGCGCCCGTGGGGAGTGCCGGCTTGCGCGACGGATCGGGCGTGTAGCTCGCGGAGAGGTAGCCCTTCATCATGCCGACCTCGAACGACTTGATCGCCACGTCCGTCTCCACGAACTGCGGGGCGATGGCGTTCGCGATGATCTTGCCCATCGCGGCAGTGACCATCGGGCCGATGTTCGTTTCGAGGGTCGCAAGACGAACGTCGAGCGGGCCGCCGACCGGCAGGAACGCCGTGATGAGGGTCGTCGCGGACGGGACCGTGAAGTTCGAGCCGCCTGCGGCAAAGACCGCCGGCGTGTTGAACGTCGAGCCGTTGCCGGTCGTGTCGATCTCGATGTAGCTGCCCGGCCCGTAGGTCAGGCTGAAGAGATCGATGCGAAGCGGGAACGACGGGCTCACCTGAGCGCCCATGCCCACCGGTGCGAGCACCGTGTTCATGGCAGCGACGAGCGAAGCAGCGTTCGTGTACACACCGGTCGGAATCAGGATGACCGTGAAGGCTCCCGAGTTCTTGAGACGTGCACGGAGCGTCTGATTGCCGCCGTTGATCGTCAGGTTGAAGGTGATGTTGCCCGTGGACTCGATGCTCGCACCCACCTTCGCCGCGATGATGGCGTTGGTGACGAGCGTCGGATCCGGACGCGAGACGTAACGCGTCTGTCCGGGCGGATCGACCGGATCATCCATCTGTGAAGTGGGCTCCAGGTCCGCCATGAAGAGGGGTCCCGGAAGGTCCCCACGAATTACACCGACGCGCATGGTATCAGACTCCCTTCGTCATCTCGTTGCTACGGTTCTCGTCGAACGTCCCACGTTGCTGCTCGAATCGAAGGAACCGCAAAATGGTCCCCAAGTCCGTGTAGAAACGCGAGGCTGCCCGCAAGAACCTGAGTTGGTCAGCCTTCCACTGAAAGTTCGCCTCGCGGAGAGCGAGGCGCATGTCGTTGAGGAGCTTGATGTAGCGGTCCGCTCGGACAAGCGATTGAAGCTCCTCGTGCGCCGCTGCAACTCGATCGTACCGGCCTTGCATGTCGCGCAGTAGCCGGCGTACCTGTTGGAGCAGGAGCAGTTCGGTCGGCCGCCAGAAGTTCTGAACTTGCTGGAAGTGCGTCCCTTCCTGCCGAAGAAGTTGGGGGAGGAGCTGGTACTGCACATCAAGTGATGGTGAACTGGTTCGAGTTCTGCTCGTTGGCCTGGACCGTCACCTTGTTGAGCGCCACCGGCACCTGGCCGGTGAACATGGCGGCCGGGATGACGATCGACGTTGCCGTGAAGGTTCCGCCGCCCGCCAGGATCTGCGCCGCCGTGAAGCTTGCCGGGTTCGCTGCCGTGCCGGCGCTGCCCTGAGCGAAGGTCACCGTGCTGACGTCCGGGGCAACCGACAAGAATGTCGTTCCCGTGATCGTGATGTCACCGGCGCCCGGCGTGTTGTGAACGGCGGCCGTGATGACCGGCGCCACGATCTGAGCGGCCGTGAGCGAGACCACGGTGATGTAGCCCGCCTGAGCGAGCTTCGCGATCTTGCCCGTGCCAGCCGAGAAGTTGATCCTCTTCGTCTGGTTCAGGTTCACGTAACCAGCGACTGCCGGAAAGCCGTTCAGCGTGCGGGAGTACGGAACGTAGCAAGCCTGCTTCGGCTTGTTTGCGTACCCGTCTCGCTCGTACGCTTTGGGGTCCGCCGTCGATCCGAGACGGTAGACTGCCTTGTTGGGCAGACCGTCGTCGATGTCATCGACGAGGATTCCTGCGACAGTGGTCTGGTTGTGGATGAGCCTCAGCATGGTGCTCCTCGTCCCGAATTGGGCGTAAAGGTCCTCGTCGGAGATGGAGCATAAAAGGGCTATCGGGCCCGAGGGGTTATCACCTCGGGAATGCGACGGTCATGACGGCCGAAAAGGCCACCACGGCACCCCCACCACGGACCCAAATCGACGATTGGGTACCTTGTAGGTGTTGCCACTGGGGGAACGTGTCAGCCTTGAGCTGCTGTTCCGGGCCGTTTTGCTCGGTCGCAACGAAGAGGTTGTTCGTCCCGTCCTCGTTGTGAATGCGAATGTCGCTCATGAGGAAGGGGAAATCGAGCTGCAAGCTGTTCGCGCTCGATGCCGCATTCGGGGCGTTCCCGTGAATGGTCACCGACCCGACGCCCTTGTTGGCCGAGTCCGGCAGGATGAGCGTGGGGGCGCTCGCGGTGCCCTCGACGCCGCCTGTCACCGGCACGAATTGCAGCCAAAACGACTGGGTGTCCGTGATGCCGTAGGTCGTGGGGTCGAACACGATGCGAACGTCTTTGCCCGTGGTCGGCTGGGATTCGATCACCATCGGGTTGATGTTGGAATCGACGAAGCCAACGTTCGTCGAGCTGATGATGGTCGCGAAAGCCCCATCGAAGTTCGCTGCCCACTTGATGCGGTACAGGTCCACGCCATAGGTGAACGGCGTGTAGAAGTCCACGATGTGGGGTCGGCGACGTGCGATTTTGAATAGCCGGTTCATGTGCCCGTTACCTCGGTTTTGACAAGAGGTTCATACGTCTTGGCGCTCTCGGCCGCCGCCTGGGCTGCGGTCGCGGTTCCATGCTCCTGGCGAACCTTCTCGTAGGTCTGTTCGTATGCCAGCTCTTTGGCGTTTTGCCAGGTGTCCGTGAGTACACCCCCAACATTCGGTTGCAGCCGCGTCCGAGGTGCGTGATCTCGCTGGCGTTTGTCCATCACCTTGTTGTGACGGGCCCGGTAGGCGTTCTCCTTCGTAGCCTTCGAGATCCAGCCGCCTGACTCCCCATCCTTGAGGACGAAGCTGACGTTTCCCGGATCAAAGACCACGGACGCCCAGCCGCCGCAGGCCGAACAAGACACCTCGCGCTTGCCCGCTTTCACCTCGTCGTACTCGGCGAAATTGAGCTTGGTGACACCTTGTTTCTCGCAAACGTTGCAAACGATCGTGTACATCGGCATTTTCATTTCTCATTTCTTGGCCGGGATCTCCCAGCCACGTACGGAAGACAAGACAGCGGCCACGTGTTTGCACACGCGGTTGACTCCTTGGGGGTCACGCACGACGGGATTCGAAGCCGTCCCGCGTGGGCTGCCGTCCAAGTAGTCCTCGCTCTTTGCGTGGTGCTCCGGTCCGAGCCACTGCCATGCCGGGCACGAGCACGAGACATCCACGTCCATCTTGCCAAGGCGAACGACGTTCTTCGCACGCGAAGCCTTGAGCTTGACGACTTTCGGCCCGTTACCGCAGTTGACCGAAAAGAGCCAACGAAGGTTCTTGATGTCGGCGCGCTTGAGCGTCACGCCGCACGATCGAGACCGCTGTTCGAACTTGGGGTTGAGGCCCGTCACGATGTCGTCCGGTCGTGCGCTGAGAAGCACTCGGTTGCCCGGGCGCACGTGAAGCTCATGAGCCCTATCCACGAGGTAGAGGCCCATGACAAAGGCGGCACGATCACTCGCGTAGTGCTGGTGCGGCAAGCCATCACGATAGGGATAGTCGGTCACCGTAGGATCTCCCGGGGGCCGGCCGCCAGGCGGTTCGGTCCTCGGTTTGAAATCCTGATGATCGCGCTCGTCCTGCTTTCGATCCCTTTGCGGCTTGTTGAGATCGTCCGGGCCGTCTTTGCGGTAGATCGATCCCTCGTCCGCTTTGTCGAACTCGCGGATGTCGTCTTCGGGCTTGTTGAACGTCGAACTGCCCGGGATGTCCGGGTCCAATTGGACGCCCTTGCCTCCGGGTTCCCCCGAAGGCAGGCCCGATTCCGCGACAGGCGTTGACGGCCGCGCCCCGCCATAGGCTGGGCGTGTGACGAGAGGCTGCGTCAACGCCAAAGCATTTCGCACGTCGTGGACCTTACTTGTTCTTGTCCTTGACGACGTTCTTGTGCTTCTCCCACATGTCCGCCGCCTTCTCCAGCTCCTCTTGCGACATGTCCGGATTGGCTTCCTTGAAGCCCTTCATGACGTCCTCGCGCGAGTTCGCCGTCTGGTAGATCTGCGCGGCGACCTGAGCAGAGGTCATCGGCATCTGGTCCCCAACGACGCGACGAAGCTGGTTCGCGAGAGCGAATCGGCTCGGGTTCGGGGTGGTCGTGAGAGCCTGGGCAACCTCACGGAGGTAGCCCGCAACCTTCGCCGGAGCGGCGTTTGCTTCCTTCTTGCCCGTCTCCAAAGCGGCGATGAGCGAGAGGAGCTGAGCCATCGGGACCGTGCCGGTCGCCTCCGTTTGCTCGGCGATCTTGAGAAGTCGTTCGGCCGCAGTCTTCGCGTTCATGATCTCGTCCTTTCCGGATTCTTGTTGCTCGTCGCCCGATCGACGACGAAGCTGACGAATACGCACTTCTTCGAGTGCCTTTTCCAGCTCTTCGATCTTCTCGGGTTTCAGGTTGTTCTCGATCTCTTCGGCATCGAGCTTGTTCGCCGCGAGGGACGCAGCTTCGAGTGCCTTGCCCAATTTGAAGAGGACGTCGGGGATGCCGTGAATGAGATGCCCAGCGACTTCGAAGAAGTGGTCCCTGTGTTCGGACTTCTCGATGAGGCTTGTGGCCTCGTCGAGGTACTTCTTCAACTGGGCATGTCGAACGCGTGCGTCCCCTAGCTCTTCCAGAAGGAAGACGGAGATTCCCGAGGCCGTTTTGGTGGCGGCTGTTTTGGCCGCCACCTCACGACGCATGCAACCATCCACGGGCTTGTCCGCGACTCCCATCAACGGGAGCCGGAAACAAGAGGACTAGCGCCCACCTGTGGGTGACTCAGGCAGAAAACGCCTGGGGAAACTCCTCGATGAGGAGCGCCTTCATCT